CGACAACACAGCTATGTACACGATGAACTACTACGTGTACAATCAGATACAAGATGCGACAATTCGACAGGCCGGTAATGCGAACGTGCCTTATTTCTGGTTAGATGCGTATACAGCAGATTTGGCTCATCGTCTAGCTCGCCATCATGCTCCTGCCCTTGAAGCTGTACGAAAGACCGACAAGGCTGAAGCTTATGCAACAGCTTGTAAGCAAGTCGAGAACGAAAACCTTTACGTCACTCCGGGATTGAGCGGGTATTTCAGATGATGGATCAGGCAATTACAGTTGGACAGGTTGTAGCTGCCTTTGGCGGCTTGTTCCTTGTAGGTATCGTTTTCGCAGGCGTAATGTTTGCTTTGTGGTTCATGGCACAAGGCTGGGATCACTAAATGGCTGATCCTACCCCACGATATGCTAGGGTAGATACCCACAATCCTGAAGCGTTCGCGCAATGCGACCGTTGCGGCTTTTGGTACAACCGTTCTAAGCTTGATTGGCAGTATGAATGGGCTGGTATGCATCTATACAATACCGGCAAGCTTGTTTGCACAACAGGCAATGGCTGCTACGATGTTCCACAAGAGCAGTTCCGGACTATCATTCTACCACCGGACCCGCCGCCTATTGTTAACGCTCGTGTACCCAATTTTGGGTATGAAGAGCAGACAGTAATTCAGTTGCAGATTGGATCTGTAACACCTTTGCCGCCGTGGCTTGCGGGACCACAAAGCCAATTAACAACAGAAGATGGTGAAACACTCCTTATCTTAGAGTACACGACAACAACACCAACGATGCCTTCGTAAATGCCTGCACTGTTCATACCTTCTGATGGCCGACTGACCAGTCAAAACCCGCTAACAGGGACTTTGACTGGCGGTGAATTGATGTATATCGTTTCGCCAGGCACACAAGGTCAGGGTGTCTCTTATAAGATAACGACGGAAACTCTTGCGTCCTTCTTCGCAGCCTTTCCAGTCCTTAATACTGAAATTATTACAGCAGGCGCAACTTACAATGTTGCACCAACAGATACTCGAATTCTTGTAAACAAGACTTTGCCATCCCCGACGTCAATTATATTCCCGACCGCTTCTTCTATGCAGTATCCCTTCCCTGTTCTTGTCAAAGATATCAAAGGGGATGCTGATATCAATCCAATCACGATCACGTTCTCATCTGGTCAACTATGTGACGGTTTGAGCTCGATTACATTGGATACCTCTTATCAGTGGGTTACCATCACCCCTGTTCCGAATGGCAACTCTTGGTATATGACCTAGTATCATGGCATTCATAAACACACTATACAACCTATGGCCAAACGGCGATAAGAAGCAGCCGGGTTTGCGAGATGGTATCGCGAATTCGTCTGATGCTGTGTTTGAAAAATACAAGATCAATACACCTTTGTTAATTGCACATGTTATGGCGCAGATTAGTCATGAATGCGGTGCTGGCAACGATCTTGTTGAAAACATGAACTATCGTGCAGATCGAATCCGCGCGGTCTGGCCTTCTCGATTCCCATCTGTAGCTTCTGCTGAGCCTTATGCTCACAATCCGCAGAAATTAGCTAACAAAGTCTACAATGGACGCATGGGAAATCGATTGAACAGCAACGATGGTTGGAATTTTAGGGGTCGTGGTGGTTCACAAACCACAGGTCGTAGCGGTTACGAGCGTGTAGCAAAACAAACTGGTCTAGATGTTGTAAACAATCCAGATTTGTTGGTTGATCCTGATCACTTCTTAGAATGTGCGGTATCTGATTTTATCAATTGTGGATGCCGCCCTTACGCTCTGAAAGATGACCTACTCAGTGTATCTGCATTGCTCAATGTTGGACATCTTGTTAAGAGTTCCAAGAGCATCATTGGATATGAAAAGCGTAAGGAATGGTTAATCAAGTGGAAGAATGCTCTAGGTGTGAACGATGCCGGGGTATGATTACAACGGATTTGTAACAACGTTAGCTAACACGCTAGTTGTTCCGTCTACAGACGCAAATTTCCAAGCAGAACTTCCACGAATCATTGATGATGCTGAGCAGCGCATCTATCGTGAACTAGATTTGTTGACTACAATCGTTAACGATCAATCCGGGAAGCTGACAGCAAATAGTAGAAGTTTTACGTTTCCACAACATTTCGTTGTTAGTGAGTCAATCAATGTGTTTACCCCCGTGAACACAACAACAAATCGACTACAGCTAATTCCTACAACTCGTGAATTTTTAGATGCTGTTTATGGGAATGATACAGCGACAGGTTCACCATCAATACCGCAGTACTACGCGATGATGACGGATCAAACCATTATTGTAGGACCTTCTCCTGATGCAGACTATACAGTAGAGGTTATTGGCACTATTAGACCTGAAGCTCTGAGTGCGACAAATCCTACAACGTACCTAACTCAGTATTTGCCTGATCTCTTTTTTGCAGCATCAATGGTATTCTCGACAGGGTATCTGCAGAACTTTGGTGCTGTTGTGGATAACCCACAGATGGCTGTGACTTGGGAAAGCCATACTAAAGAATTGATGAGTTCTGCAAACACGGAAGAGCTGCGAAAGAAGTACCAATCTTTTGCTTGGTCGCCAAAACAGCCCTATCCTGTTACGACTCCCCCGCGCGCATAAATCATGCCTTTTGGATCTATCACACTACAACCCGGTGTCAACGTAGAAAAGACACCTTTGCTTTTGCGTGCGAGCTATTCAAAGAGTCAACTCATTCGCTTTAGAGACTCTCTGGTCCAAAAGTATGGCGGATGGTCTAAGTTCTATCCCTACACAGTCGCCGGGACACCGCGTGATTTGCACGCTTGGCAAGACCTCAACTCAAACAAGTATTTGAGTGTTGGCACAACGACACAGCTTGCTATCATCAACAATGGTCAACTACAGAATATAAGCCCGCAACTCCTTGTATCTAATTTCGCTCCTAACATATCTGTAACTGCGGGAAGCAACATTGTTGAGATTGTAGACCCAAATATCAATAACGTAACCATAAACGATTCGGTCTTATTCAACACGCCTGTATCTCAGGGTGGAATTATTTTGTTTGGGTTGTATCAAATCGCTTCAATTACAGGTACGAATTCTTATACAATTTTGGCGAATTCAAATGCGACTGTAACAGAAACCAATCCAACCAGCACAAGCGCGGGATCGGCTGCTGGAACAGCTACTTTGAATTTTACTACTACACCGTCTTGGGTAGATGACGGCATGGTGGTGGCTGATATCACAACTCCTGCTGCAATTCCTCCGAATACAATTGTTTCCGGAACGACAGGGACTACAGTAACAATAAACAACAATATCGATCCTCCAGGTGTTGGATCGGGAGATGATATTGTATTTTCCAGCATCCCTGTTTTTACAGTGATTGCAGGCAGTGCTGTTGTTACAGTAACGTTTATCAACCACAATCTAAGTGTAGGAGGTTCTGTACAATTTCCGATTGCTACAACAGGTAGTGGTGTTTCTATTTTGGGATCGTACAAAGTATTGACAATTCCGTCAGCGAATACATTTACGATTTCATCAAATACACTCGCAACAAGTTCTAGCACATTCGCTATGAACGATGGCGAAGTTCAGATTGTCTACAAAATTGCGCTGGGACCACAGGCTGTTGGTATTGGCTACGGCTTGGGAGGATACGGGGATGGTGGATACGGAACGGGTGTTGTTCCATCATCACAGACAGGAACCGATATTACAACAGCGTCCTGGACAACAGGTAACTGGGGAGAAATCTTACTTGCCTGTCCTTTGAATGACTCAATTTACTACTGGCAACCGGGATCGGGTTTTCAGACGGCATCGATCATTCCAGGAGCTCCGCCATATAATACAGGGATTTTTATCTCTAACACGCAACAAATTCTTGTAGCTTACGGTTCTTCTGTTTCGCTTGATCTTGGTGTTCAACAGCAACCTTTACTTGTGCAGTGGTGCGATGTTGGTAACTTCTTTGAATGGGAAGCGACTGCAACCACACAAGCAGGTAACTTCACTATTCCGACAGGTTCCAAACTTGTAGGTGGTCTTGCTGCAACAAATCAAAACCTTCTGTGGACAGACCAAGATCTTTGGGCGATGAACTACATTGGTCCTCCAACAGTATTTGGATTCAACAAAATCGGCGCTGGTATGGGACTTGTATCAGCACATGCTATCCAAGTGCTGCGTACCGGTGTTTTTTGGATGGGTCCTACAAACTTTTATGTATATAGTGGAGGTTCAGCTAACGTCATTCCATGCCCTATTTGGGATGCTGTCTTTCAGAATCTAAATACAGATTTCTTAGACAATATCTGTGCGATGCCAAATACACCCTTCAACGAGATTGGTTGGTTGTACCCGTCTGTGAATTCAGTGAACGGTGAAAATGACAGCTACGTGAAGATGAATATCCTAGAGCCTGGAGCTCCATGGGATTACGGCTTATTACAGCGTTCTGCATGGATTGATCAGAGCATTTTGGGAATGCCCATTTCCGCAGCATCAACTGGCACGATCTATTGGCAAGAAACAACCAATGATGCTGATGGACAACCACTTGGTTCTTCTTTTACAACAGGTGATTTCTATTTAGCTGAGGGTGAAGATTTCGTATTTGTCGATCAAATCATGCCTGATTTTAAGTGGAACGAATTTCCAGGCGGACCATCCGCACAAATACAACTAACATTTGACGTATCAAACTTTCCGGGAGATACTCCCATTTCTTATGGACCGTATACGGTCACACAAGCTACAAGATACCTGCCTGTTCGATTTAGAGGTCGCTTGATGTCGGTAACTGTGTCGTCAAGCGATACGGGCTCTTTCTGGAGAATCGGCAGTATTAAATTTAGATACAACCCATCAGGACGTAGGTAATGTCATTCTTAGATGGTCTAAATCAAAATGGTCCCATGAACCAACCGCCGCCACAAGCGGCTGGTACAACAGACATTGTTATCCAACTACAGGGCATTGTCCGTCAGTTGACTGCTCTTGTTAATGTCATTAAGGGACGGGTTGTTTCAGGATCATTTACAATGACAACAGGTGTAGGATCTTTTGTTGTTACGCAACCCTCTGTTCAGTCACAATCCACAATTGGACTAACTGCCTTAAACGCGGATGCTGCGGCCGCGCAAAGAACCAATGGTATCTATATCTCAACAATAGTTCCTGGAACTTCGTTTACAATAGCAACTCAAACAGGAGTTGTTAGCGGGACTCCTCAATTCTCATACACCATCAACACACCAACCTAATTGCGGTTGGGCTGTAACCTGCTAGAATACAAAGATGCCGCTTCGATCAGGATCAAGTCAGAAAACAATCTCGAGCAACATTCGAGAGCTCCACAAAGGTAAGACCTTTGCTCATACCGAAGACAAATTCGGTAAGAAGCGTGCTGACAAGCAAGCTGTGGCGATCGCTTTGAGTAACGCTCGCGAAACCAAAGGGCGCAATATGGGAGGTTCATTGTCACAGCCTTTCAGTCCTGCACAGGGTGTTGCTCCTGGACAACCCGAGATTGTGCAGTTGAAGCGCGGTGGCGCTGCGAATGCAGTGAAATTGACTACCGGTCCATTGGTAAGCACGGTTCCCGGACGCACAGATTTACATTTTACGCATGTACCATCAGGCGCATACGTAATACCAGCGGATATCGTTTCTGCTCATGGGCAGGGAAATACACTTGCGGGTATGGAAAAGCTGCATAAACTGTTCAAGCTTGATAGTCATAGTAGTCATTCTGCTCCAAAGTTCCCGTCGCGACCAAGAGCAATGGCTAAGGGGGGTCATTCGGACAAGCATGTTGGAAAACCTGTTCCAGTGAAACTAGCTGGAGGTGAAATCGTTCTTCCTCCAAGCGCAGTTCACGAGACGATGCAACGTCTGCATAACAAATCAATGTCGCTCGATGAAGCGCATCGAGCGATGGATTCATGGGTAGTAAACGAACGTAAAAAACTACGTAAAACGCTGGCTAAGCTACCCGGGCCAGCTAGAGACTAAGGAGACTAGTCAATGAAAGACCAAGATAAGGTGGGTGTCGTTTTTGTAAACACAGTAGTGGGTCGGGGGCTGCTCAACAATGTAGCTAACTTGACCTTCAGTACCTATAACTTCTCCCCTGCAGAAGATGGGATTGAGGCTGATCCTGTGATTTCTTGCAGGCTGCGGATGGATATCCAGTGTTTGCGTCAGTTGCATGAATCAACAGGTGAGCTTCTTGCTACTCTTGAAAATAAGATTCCAGCCGCGCTGGAGACTTCGGGTGTAGCTCCTGTGGTTGAAGACGAAGAAGTCGTACCAACCAAGCGTGCAAAAGAAAATCGCACCAAGGTGAACTAAATGGAACCATACTCAGGTAGGGTTCGAATTATAGAAGTCGATGAAATTGAAGATGTCATGCGACTCTGTAAGGAGTTATGGGCTGAAAATGGCATCTTCAAGATGGACGATACTAAAGTGCGCTCTATGTTGATGCGTGCTTTCAATAAAGAGGGTGGCCTACTCGGTGGGGTAGGCCCCAAAGGAAAACTCGAAGGATTGGTCTATCTCTTGTTGTCGTCATTTTGGTATACAAATGACCATCATTGGGAAGAACTTTTCCTTTACGTTTCCCCCGAACACCGGAAGTCCCGCAACGCAGTTGAATTGTTGAAATTTGCGAAATGGTGTGCAACACAAACACCATTTCCGTTGTTTATCGGAATCATGCCTAACGCTGCATCTCAGCGTAAAGTCTACTTGTACGATCGTCAGCTGAATAGTGATATCGCAGCTCATGATGAGTTCAATGTTGCAAAAGGCATGTTAGAGGCTATCAAGTTGATTGATAGTAAGAGTCTTGGATCTTCTGTCGGGAACGTAAAGAAGGTTGCTGAGAGTCGATTAAAAGAAGCTGAATCCGTAATAAAGCAAGCTTCTACGCAGAAGGGATGTTTCTTTATCTATTCAGGACACACCAACGCGGCGTAAAATACGATGGGCAGCAAGGGTACTCAAACTTCAACTCAAGAGTCTACGACTCGGCCAGATGATCAGGCCTATGCTGCCTATCAAAATCTGTTGCAACGGGCGTCAGGTGTAGCTTCAACACCTTATCAGCCCTATACGGGTGAGCTGGTTGCTCCAGTCAATGCCCAACAGAACCTTGGTATCGGAAGCATCAACGCAAGTGCTGGCTACGCGCAGCCTTATTACAATTCTGCGATTCAACAGGCTCAGAACGCTTCCCAGCCGCTGACAGCCGCTGGCATTCAGCAGTATATGAGTCCATATACGCAGAACGTTGTTGACGCTACTCAAGCACATTTTAACAACCAGAATGCTCAAGCGCTTCAGCAGGTCAAAGGCAACGCTATCGCACAAGGAGCACTTGGCGGTAACAGAGAAGCTATCGCTGAATCTAACACGCTTGGACAACTTCAGTTATCACAAGCTCCAACAATCGCTGGTCTGTACAATTCAGGATACAATCAAGCGGTTAATACCGCACAGCAACAGCAAGCTTTGGGGTTACAGGGTGCTGGAGCTATCGGTAGTTTGGCTGGTGCGGGGCAGTCTGCCGGGTTGTCCGGTGGCGCTGCACAAATGGGTGCAGGACAAGTTCAGCAGAACACCCAACAATTGCTTGATCAAGCTTTGCTACAACAGTATCAGCAACAGCAAGCCTTTCCATATCAGCAGGCACAATGGCTGGCTGGTATGCAGACTGGTGTTGGTAGTCAGATGGGTGGAACGTCATCTGGTACCACAACCCAGCCCGGTCCAAGCGGTCTGAGCTCAATCTTGGGTGGCATCACCAGCGGTATTGGTATGCTGGGGTCACTTGGCCTGTTCTCAGATGAACGCGTCAAGGAAAATGTCAAAACAGTTGGTAAGACTTTTGATGGCCAGCGTATCGTCCGTTTCAACTATAAGGGTGATCCAACTACTCGAATTGGCTTCATTGCTCAGGAAGTTGAGCGCAAGCACCCAGAAGCTGTTGGCAGCGTCGACGGTATTAAAACCGTTGACTACAAAGAAGCTACCAAGGATGCTGTTAAGCACAAGTCAACGGGTGGTGTAGCTTCCTTTGCTTCGGGCGGTGGTGTAGCGACGTCGCCTTTTGGTGATGCGCTTACATGGATCCCATCTATGAACATCGCGCGTGGTTCTGGTGCTCCACAAGGACGCGCTCCTTCAGGGGCATCTGGACAGCAAGGCGATACGTCTAAGCAAATGGCATCGATCGGTGATTTTGCTAAACAAGTCGGTGGTTTTTTGAATCCAACAGCATGGGGAGGTAGTATTGCTGATGGCGCTTGGGGAGGTAGTTCGAGCAATCCGCTCCCGGGTCTTAGTGCGAGTGACTACGGTCCTGGATTCGCACGTGGTGGCGTGGCTTCTTTTGCTGATGGCGGTTCTGTTGATGAACTGCCAGACATGGTAGAACGAGCTTCAAGATTCTTGAGCAACGGCCGCGATCGTGGTCAACGAGCGCTTTACAATACCACTCGTGCAGGGTTGTGGAATTCAGCGACTGCTCCTGATGAGGGTAGTACATATGGCGGTCTTGGAGCAGCTCTAAACGAGCGTCGCCGTCATGATATATTTGAAGCGCAATCAATTGCGGACAAGATGCGCGGATACGCGGATGGTGGTGTTGTCGATCCATTAGAGGATCGCTTCGCAGCGGTACAGGACGCGCTTAAGAGCGGTGAGTTCGATCCACAAGGAATCAATTACACCGCGTTTAACGCTGCACCACCACCCGTAGCTCCTGTTGTAGACGAACAGCCAACAATGGTAGCAGAACCGCAAGGCGTAGCTTCTGCCCCGCAGGTTGCAAGTCGTGGATTGCCTTCAGAAATCACAGGAGGATCATCTACTGCTGAGCCTCAGAGTAGTTCAGCAATGTCTTATGCAGATGAAGTTCCTCCATCATCAGAAGGTGTTGCTCCTTCCTTTGGCAGTAACATGAATTGGGGGTCCGATTCTAAGTTGTGGCCTTCCTTGATTTCTGCTGGCTTTGGAATGATGGCTTCGCGGTCACCAAGTGTTGGAGGCGCTATTGGTGAAGGTGGTCTTGCAGGTGTAGCTTCTTACAATGCTCAGCAAAAGGCTGAATTTGAAGCTCGTAAATTTGCTGAAGAGCAGGGCTTGCAACAGGCGCAGCAAGCACTTCGTGAACGTGCTGACTCTCGTGCACAACAACAGGCAGATCGTGCAGCGGGAACAGCTTCCCTTGTTCCTGATGGTGCGGGTGGATACAAAGTCAACCCAGCCTATCTTGAACTGAAGCGACAAGAAGCAGAAATCACGCAACGCGATAGCTGGGCTCCTGTTGGCAGCGTCATGTCTGGTGATAGTGTCCACCCGCTTGTCATGAATAAGGTCAATGGCACAGTGCTTGATGCTGTTACAGGAAAGCCTCCACAGCCTGGTGATCGCATTGCGACTACCGGTAAGGGAGGAACAAATGTCGATCCTGCCGCTGTAGCTAAGGTTGCTACCGGAATTATAACAGGAAGGCAGCCTCCCACCCTTAAAGGGTTGTATGGAATGTCGGGGCCTGTTCGCGCCCAACTTGAAGCGGAGGGCTTTGATCTCAGTAAGGCTGAACTTGAGTACAAGACTGCTGAAAAGCAGATTGCATCGCTTAATGGTCCACAACAAGTCCGCTTTGCGGGTCTGGCTATTAGCGTCAGTAAAACTATTGATCGCGTTCGACAGCTTTCTAAGGAACTTCAGAACAGTGGCGTCCCTCTGTTGAACAAGGCAAAACTTACTGCCTACATGCAGACTATGGGCAACACCCCTCAAGGCCAGTTAGCTGCACAGTACATGGCTTCTGTTAATACGTTGAAGGAAGAATTCGCGAACTTGGCGAACGGTGGTTACGCTCCAACTGAAGCAGCGTGGAAACTGGCCAACGATCAGATCAATGGTAACTTTGGTGTGAAGCAGTTGGGTGCATCTCTTGATGAAATCCAGCGTTTGATCCACTACCGTGTCAACGCGGTCCCGGGAATCAATACAATTGGTCCGGGCGCTGCGAATCGTTATACGGGTCGGACCGGCGAACCTCTCATGGAAGATTTGGGACACGGAACGCCAACAACACCTGTTCCTACAAATAAGCCCGCGCGTGTTCGTCAGAATGGACACACCTATGAACTACAGCCAGACGGAAAGTATAAGGCAATTGACTAATGGCTGATACTCCTGAATTCGACCCAAACAAGCCATTTGAAGACGTCTCTGCTCCTGCATCTTCTTCTGCAGTACCAGAGTTCGATCCGAACAAGCCCTTCGAAGATGCTTCTGCACCGAAGCAGCGCGGTTGGTATGATCGCTTGACTGATCCGTTTACGGATATTGGCCCTGAAATCGCCAAAGAGGCTACGGACGCTTGGTCATCAGCTAAGGAAAACCTAACCACACCTCCAGAACCGGGAGTGACAGGCGCTGTAAAGAATCTTTGGGAAACAACCAAAGGTATGGGAAATGCGCTACGCGTTCCCTTCTCTCCTGTTACAGGAACTGCACGGTCACTTATCGGACACCCAATGGCTGATCTTGAACAAGCTGTTGGGGAGAATGTTGTTACTCCCGCAATGGAGTATTTGACTGGTAAGAAGCGTGAAACGCCTCTACCAACTAATGAGCAACTTTACGAACAGTCCAAGAAAGATGTCGATCTTGCAATGTCTGCGATTCCTGCCAATCGCAGAGTTCCAACGGCTGCTCCAGCACCAACACCTGCTACTGCTCCTTTCGGTGTGACTCTTTCTGAAGCTGAACGTACAGGCGATCTTGGTGCACGTCAGTTTGAACAGGCCGCTCTTCGCGGACAGTCAGGACGTCCTGCACAAGAGCACGCAACTGAATTCTTCAATGTTGAACGTCCTCCGCAAGTCGCTGAGTCCCGCAATGTTGTTTCCCGAGAACTTGACCCTTATGGAAATCAAGTTCTTGCTGAAACGCCTGCAGAAGCTGCTGAACTAGCACAGACAACCTTACAGAGAGAATCAGCACGATCTAAAGCGGGTGTTAAATCGCTTTACGATCAAGCAAAAGCACTTCCTGGTGAAATTGCTGCGGATACGTTCACTGGAATGCCACAAGCTATCAAGACCAGTCTAAGCAACAGACCGGATGCTGTTATCATCGATAACAATACACCTGTCGCATCGCGCATGATGGACTATCTTGATAATCAGATTGGTCAGCTGAATATCCTAAATAAAGCCCAGCCTCAAAGTAGAGGTCTGGCCGCTCCGGGACCCGCACCCATTGTAGGTGTCAATCTTGAGGGTGTTGAGCAGTGGCGTAAGAATCTATCTCGGATGCGCGGTGATGCGCTTGCTGCTTATGGCACAAATCCGTCTGATGCACGAGCAGCGAGTGCTGTTATCAATGAATTTGATGACATGATTGCTCATGCTGTTAATAGTGGAGCTTTCCGAGGTGATCCTCGTGCTGTTGATCTATTTAACGACGCGCGTGCTGCACACGCTGCGAGAATGAAACTTTGGGGCAACGACGCTATTGGTCGTAAGCTCCAAAATATCATTGGTGATCCTGCACGCGGTCGCGATCCAGCATCTTTGAACGACGTTGCAAATTGGATGTATAGTGCATCCGGAACGTCCCCCAATTCAACAAATATTGGGATGGTACGACGCATCCGTAGTATTCTTGGTCCCGACTCTCCTGAATGGGCAGGCATCAAGCAGGGAATGCTACGCCGCCTCATCAATGAAGTTGAGGAAGGCATTGCTGCGGGTCCGGGTACTGTTGCAACGCGCCTTAACAAATTCTTGAATGGTTCTGGAAGTGATATGGCTGCGGCTATGTTTACAGCTTCTGAACGAAACTTGTTGCAAGAATATGCTAATCTACATCGTCAGATGGCTATCCCATTGCAAGGAGCAAACTGGTCAAATACAGGTGCTGCGACCGCTCCTTTTGTAAAGCAGGTTGGTGACCGTATTGTTGGCGCTATCGGTGCTTTGATTGGTCATCATATCTCACCTATGGTGGGCGGCCTTGCGGGTTACGCTGCCGGTGAACGCCTTGCGGGTGTGATGCGTAATCGTGAAAATGCACGAAATCTAGCGCAAGCGACACGTCAACTGCCCATTATTGCACGTCAGTTTCAAGCTTGGCAACAAGCTGTTCGTTCCAGTGCTCGTCAAGCTTCACTTGCCAATACGCGACGCGTTGCTTACACGGCAGGACGACTGGCGAATGGCTTACAAGCGATAGGGCTTGAGGGTTCTGCTGTAGCGCGTGTTCTAGCACAAAGCGGTCCGCAGGGACCGGGGACAAGTGAAGCAGAGGGACGCGCTCGTGGTGGAGGCATTAGCACGGATCCAGGAGGATCAGACCATATTGACGTCGATGGTTTTTCAGATAGTTTGACTGCGGGTCCTGATCGTTTCGTTAGCAAGTTTGCAGATGGTGGTGTCCCTACTTTTGATGAGAGGTTTCGTGGCACGTCCATTGATGACCCATCTCCTGATGATATGATCGACAATGTCTCTCATCGATCGCTTGCGAACAATCCAGAACCCGATTGGAAAGAAGCTGAAGCGCGAGCAAACCTAGCTGCTCAGCAAGCTGCGGATCCCCCTGATGACGGGCGATCTTTTCTTTCGAAAGTAGGCGATGCAGCTAAACGCTTCACAAATTACGATCGTGAAATAACACAGAGCATCATGAATGCTCCTAGTGCTATCGCGAGCGGAGTCCACGACTACTTCACAAAGCCTGAAGGTTCTGAAACTGTTAACGCTCTGACTGGTGAATGGAAAGACAAAGAGGGAAATGCCCATCCACGATACCAGACTTGGCCTGAAAAAGTAGTTCGATCAGGAGCCTCCCTTGCTCATGATGCTATGACGGGCGAAGTCCCGCAGTGGTCAATCGATCCCAAGACTGGAGATTATCATACCAACCCTGAAATGGTCGAGCGAGCGCAAGACATGGCTGGGCTCGCAGGCTCTGGTGGCTTGGGTGGGGTCGGAGGTTCAGCCGCAGATATGACGCTCGGATCAGCGCCTTTTCTACGACCTGCTTTGAAGTATGAAGGCAAGGTTTACAAAGCGCCTACGGGTGGTCAGCATCTTGACGCACTTCCCCCTGAGGTCCGCAATACATACATGCGCCAAGCGCTAAATGGCGATGATATCAGCAACTTTGACTTCGGGTTCATGAATCACAAAGGTCAGTTCTTGAATCGCGAAGCTGCATTGGATTACGCTGTTGAGCAGGGATTAGTTGATCCTGCCACAGCACGTCAAGGAGCTTTGACAACTGACAATCTATTGATGAGTGACACGTCTCAACCCGGTGCTGCTGTTGCGGGATTAGCTCGTGCTGAACCATTCTATTCAGCGGTAGAGCGTTCTGTACAGAATGCTCCACAACCCAAGATGCAAGGTGAGCAATGGGCTAACTGGCTTAAGAATCAGCCAGGTGTAAAGCCTGATGAGTTGGAGTGGACTGGCGTCGATAGCTGGCTCCGTGATCAAAAAGGCCCTGTAACCAAAGAGCAAGTCCAAGATCACCTCAACCAAAATAAGGTTGAGTTAAAGGACGTTACAAAAGGCAAGCCTGATATCAACAAGTTAATTGATGAGTACGCTCCAGATTATGCAGAGCGCTATGTTGACGTTTTTTACGAAGATAAAGGCAGGATGCCCAATCCTGCTGAAATGGAAAAGATATTAGGCCGTGTGAAACGCGATATGCGTAGTAATCCGGAAGATTTCATCAATTTTGAAAGAGCAACCCAATCTCCTCGATACAATGATTGGCAGTTGCCTGGTGGTGAGAACTACCGCGAACATTTGTTGACGCTGCCACAACGTGGAGAAACTACAAAAGGTGTTTTTGGAGGGGAAGTCCCTAAAACACCAGAGGATGCTCGGTTGAGCTATTTTTCGCGCCATTGGGAAGAGCCTAACGTACTAGCTCACGTGCGTACTAATGAACGTGATGTTGGCGGTGTCCCGTCGCTGCATCTGGAAGAAATCCAGAGCGACTGGCATCAGCAGGGTCGAAAACAAGGGTATAAACTTTCTGGCGCTAAACGAGAAGCAGCAATCAAAGAATTTAATGAGGTAAACAAAGCAAAAGATGACTTGATTAAGCAAGGCAAACATGCTGTTGGCAAATACGGGAGTCCCGATTTTGGACCATCTCCTGAATTACAAAAACTTCTCGATAGAGAAAATACGCTAAGCCGCGAACTAGGCCTTATAAATCCGTCTACTATTCCCGACGCTCCTTTCAAAACAGCATGGCCTGAACTTGCGCTCAAGCGCATGATCCGCATGGCAGCGGAAGAGGGCAAGGACCGGGTTTCATGGACCCCTGGCGAGGCACAAGCTGCTAGATACAATCTAAGTAATCACTACAGTGAAATCGGAGTTGTACCAGAAGAAGGAAATTTTTTCTGGTGGCCGCGTACAACTAGTGGACATGGTATAGGATCAATCAAAACTGATCCTAGTGGGAAAATCATTTCAGCTAACGGACGCTTTGGTGATATCGAAGGTAAAAACATTGCTGATGTTGTAGGTAAAGAAATTGCTGATAAAGGATTAGGTGCAAAGGACGAAACACATTTTCGAGGCCTTGACCTTAAAGTTGGCGGCGAGGGTATGAGAGGGTTCTACGATAAGATGCTGCCCAAGATGGTCGAGAAACTGGGTAAGCAATATGGCGTAAAGGTGAAGAAAGGTTCTACGGGAGGTGCAAAAGAAGAGCATTATGTAGGCCCTGAGCATACTAGACAAGATCTTGTGAATCTAGCTAATGATCCTACAGCAAGCCGTGATATGTCTGTTTATACTAAACAGTCGCTACGTTCTGTAATCAAGGCTATGGAAAACGGAAAGTCATTTCAAGAAGCTGCGGATTTGAATCTAAATAAAATCTTGGCTGAAACTCTTGGAGGGCAACTAAAAAGGCTTCCAAAACAAGAGCCTGTTTACTACTTTGACATCCCTGAAAAAATGAAGCACGATGTCCTGACTAAAGGGCAGCCGCTGTTTTCAGAGACTTCACCTATTTCTGCAGTAAATGCCAACGATCAAAGAAAAGATGTTAGCCGGCCAGTACAGCATCAGAAAGATGAAAGTGAAATAAACGTACCAGAACGTGCGGCTGGTGGCCGGGTTGTGCTTTCGAATATTAACCACTCACCCAGCGAGGCACAAAAACACGCTGGGAACTACGCTAAAGAACACATACGCGCGCATGGTCTTGACTTCACTATCGAGAACGCTCGTGGCAAAGAGCGTTCAGGTACCGGTAAAGATGGCAAACGTTGGAGTGTAAAGATGCCCGCGCACTACGGGTATATCAAACGCACGGAAGGCGCAGATGGCGATCATGTAGATGTCTATATGGGACCGCATATGCATTCCAAGCATGTGTTTGTCATCAACCAAGTTGATGCTGACACCAAAAAGTTCGATGAACATAAGTGCTGTTTTGGGATGCGTAACCTTGAACACGCTCTGAAAACCTATGAATCAGGGTTTTCAGACGGTCGTGGACTAGAGCGTATTGGATCAATCGTTCCGACTACAATCAGCACATTCAAGCATTGGCTGAAGCATGGTGATACGCGCAAGCCGTTTTCATTAAACTAAACGTCAAAGCAGCGCGCATCAAATAGACATCTATTCTATAAGTACAACACTTTACTTTGGAACCCAATGGGGGTGCTCGCACAATGACTGTGAACCTAAAGCAGTTCATCGCAATTGTCATTGCGGTGTTGTCCGTCCTCGCGGTCTCAACGTCGTCTCTCACCGATATCTTTGGAACTGAAGTCGCTAAGGTCGTTGTGCCTGCGGCTGGATTGTTGAACACAATTCTGTCAGCTGCGCTTGCGGTTATTACCAGCCAAGGTGCTACTGTCAAGAATGTCCTAGCAATGCCGGGTGTTCAAAAAATTGATGTCAACTCTCAAGCCAACAAGACCTTGGCACAGATTGCTGTTGATCCTAAGCAAGACAAGATCGGACCGCAGCCTGATGATGTTGAAACTGTCACACAAATTGCACAAGGGAGTTAACCTGTGAAGAAACTTTTTGTAGCTGTTATCCTTGCAATCAGCCTTGGTGGTTGCGCGCAACTTCAAGACTTCAGCCAGCGTGTTGAGAACGCATGGCAGGTCGCAACATCAGCATCGGTATCGCCGACGCAGATCATCGTTGCGGCTAATGCCTTCAATGCTGCACAAGCGACTGCAACACAGTATCTCAACTACTGTAAGATCAATGTACAAGTTGCAGCCTGTGCGCTGACAACTCGTCAGAAGGTTGTTGCTCTTGTTCGCTCAGGTCGTGCTGCTCGTGATGAGCTCGAGACTTATGTTGAAAAGGGTGGGGCTGGACCATCTGGTGTTTACAACGTTCTTGTAGCGGCAGTTTCTGCTCTACAGACCAGCACCCCAACCACAGGGAAGTAAATAAATGACCCTTGTTATCCAGTCTGTGCTGGCTATGATTAGCCAGTTTTTGCCGCTTCTTGGATCGTCATCGACTGTATCAACAATTCAGTCGATCATCAATGCTTTGAAGAATCTTGTCCCGCTTATTGTGGATGAGGTTCAGCTGGTTACGCCTGCGATCAAGAATATCATCGCAGCGTTGTCTGCGAATCCAGCTACGACTGCGGAGCAACTTGCTCAGTTGAAAGCGCTGGACGCTCAAGTCGATGCTGCTTTTGATGAAGCAGCAAAAGACACCGACGCTGGTATCTGATCTACGCGATGGCGTCGGTATCAAAAAGGATCCATGTTGAGCAAACGCGGCATACACCGCGTTTGCTTGCGCTCCTCCGACACTTCGAAGGCAGACAAGTTGAATTGTTGATGTCTTTCGTATTGATAGGATGGTCAATCCATCTGTCAATATGGCCTGAATCAGTTTCAAACAGTTCCTTTCGAGGTCTTTCTGTTTATGTCCAAGCGAGTCTCATTAGTTCCTTCTTTGGAGCTATTGGTATGTTGCGGTTTGCTGCTTTGATAGCGAACGGAGCTTGGCCTAAATACGGACCTTATCTGCGTGTTGCGGGTGCTTTTGTAGGTGCTTTGATCTTTGCCAACATGGCCGCAGATCTTTATCAAGGCAACTTACTAAATGGACAAGCTCCGTCCATTGGGATTCCGGTATTCATAATTTTTGCCTTGTTTGAGTTGTTATCAATATACCGAGCCCTAGCAACCGCAGGTAAGAGAAAGTGGTCGAAATAGCTTCTGCGATAATTGAAGCTCTTACCAAAGCCCCCCTGCAAGGTGTCGCCTCGCTAATCATCTTCTTGTTGGCGATGCCTATCATTATCAAGGGTTTGCGCGATCGCAAGGAAGAGAGTCATCAACCACCACCTGTTCCAATTCAGGTAGAATCACCATGGCTGGTTATTGAACTCAATGCGATCTCTGCTACTATGCAAGAAATGCACCGTGAGATAAGAGAATTGGCAAAAGGCCAAGAGCGTATCAAGTTCTACATGGAATCACGAAAACAGTGACTTGTATGTAGCTTGACGTGTAAACAGAGAGGTACCAACAAGAAATGAGATTGTTTCTAATTGTATTAGCTACAATACTGACTTGCTCTACCGCTGAAGCTCGTCGATATCGCCCACAAACAAACACTCCCCCGCAACTAGCTTTCAACTTTTTCCAGCCTGCTCCTCAGCCATCTAATCGCGGATACACGCGGTATGTCAGCCATCCCGCAGGTTGTCCGCGTCGCAATTTTTGTGGATGCGGATTGAGCGTGCATTTCTTTGGCAAACCTATTCGCGCATTGTATCTATCATCAGAATGGGGACGTCGTTTCGTATCAGCTATTGCAGCGCCAGGGATGGCAGCATGGCGTCATGGCCATGTTTTTGGCTTACTTCACCATATCCGTGGCGATATCTGGATGGTGTATGATGCTAATTCAGGAGGTCATAAGACTCGCATCCATCCGAGATCTATCCGTGGATATCGAATTGTAAACCCACGAATCCGTCGGTAATCAAAATTTTTCTTTGCAAATGAAATCAAGTAGGAAGGGATAGAAAACAACCCTTCCTACCCATTTCTACAATTTTTATACTTGCGGTTCGCGTATGAACCGTCCATAAAGCAGACATTGGAAGCAATGCTTGCTTTCAACGGAGATAGAAATGCATCTGTTAGTGACCATGACAAGCTTGCCCGAACAGCCAAAGCGGCTGTGCTCGTGGACGGCTGTATATGGAACACAAGATACATTTATTCTCGCCCCACGCGGGAATAGCTCCAAAGACTAAAGCGGCAGTGGTCTAACCTCTGCCGAAAGGCAGAGAGCAAAGACCCGGTTCGCCGGACACTCTCCAGAATCTGCCTAAACAGAATAATCTGCTTCTGTCTGCGTAAGCACCGGAAGCTAGGTCTAGCGCGTAGGACACGCGGCTCATGCCGGTGATACTGGTTTCGCGTAGACTGAAAAGTTGTTCTTTGCGCTGCTTTAGGTCAGTGGCAGACCGCCTCTTTCGTAAAGAGGATGTCCGGTGTTCGATTCACCGAAGCAGCACAAAGAACAAGTTAAGCCCCTCCTGGTGGATTTGGTGGATAGCGACCACACGCGATTCTTAGCTAGTTTCAGCGGAATGTGAGTTCAATTCTCACAAGGGGAAAGCCTTTAATGCTCCATTATCCTTAGTGGCAAAGGTCCGGATTTGTAACCCGGGTTCGGGAGTTCGATTCTTCCATGGAGCACCATTGACGCTCTCTTAGTTCAATGGCAGAATAGCGCTTTGGTAAAGCGTAGACACTGGATCGTAACCAGTAGAGAGCACCATTTATGCGGTCGTGACCTTGTAGCGAATTGGCACAGCTTGCGGATTTAGACTCCGTGGTTTTGGGAGTTCGAGTCTCCCCGACCGTACCATCTTATGCGCGTCTAGCCCAACGGTAGAGGCAACTCTCTCAAAAGGAGCACAGTCGGGGTTCAAGTCCCCGGACGCGTACCAATTTTGTCGACGTGGCTTAATTCGGAATAGGCACACGATGCCGGCTTAAAATCGGTAGCTTTCGGGGTTCAAATCCCCGCGTCGACACCAAGTTAGCAGTCCGTTAGTCGAAGTCTCGGTCCCTGTATTGCTATGTAAGGCCTTACATAGCGCATATACACTGAGTTCAGTAGACGCTTCTACCGGTATTGTAGTTCAATGGGAGAACGCGGATAACTCCGAAGTGAGGGTTCGATTCCCTCCAATATGCGAAAGCAACGGTAGGGCTGCTAATCCTAAGTTTTGCTCCTTGCGCCAGATGGGAAGGCAGTGGTTTTACACACCTCGATTGACCGTGTTCGATTCACGGAAGGAGCACCATTTACGCGTCTTTAGTTCAGCGGAACGAACGCTTGCATGACACGCAAGAGGTCGGCTGTTCGACTCAGCCAAGACGCACCATTATCCTTGCCTGCCGGGTCCTATGGGATAGGTTGGCGTTCTAGACCACAAGCGAGTGATCATAGCGGTGGAATGGAGCGTGACGTGAATCAGGGTTGCTCCTGTGAAGCAGCGCAAGGTACTAATTCCCTTCCTTAGCTCAAAGGTAGAGCATTCGGCTGATAACCGAGCGACCACGGATCGTTACCGTGAGGAAGGACCACAATTCTTGCGTATGTAGCCATTGTTACCTTAGGATTGTTACATGCGGTTGTTATCAGTTACGCAAATCAAGCGCCGTAAGAACGGGCAGAAGTTGCAAGAATTGCAATTAGAGCCGCGTGAAGGAACGCGTACTCGTGAAATATACGATGCGCTCCTAGCTGCGCCAGGTCGCCCTGTCGATCTTAGTTTGTCAAAGATGACAAATGGACGTCATGATCACGGTCCTTTGGTTAGTTTGAAACTGTTCTATGGACTGGATATTCGCCTTGTCCGACCCGGGAGAAAGAGTGCTAGCCGCAACGCGCTGCACGCTCTTGTGGGTGAATGGTTTGGAAAGATTTACGTTGATTACACTTGTGAAACGGAGGAGCAGATGGAGCTCTTGCTGAAGGCACGAGACGTGCTTGTGACAGCTGACCACACAGACAATCTGCTTCCTGATGGCGTACACCGCGTTTCGAAGCAGGATATGGAAACGCTGCGACGAATCGCTGAAAAGGGTGAAGCTGCTCTAGCGAAGCACATGAAACGCGAGTCCTAATCGGACCGCGAGTAGGAAAGTAGCACGCTGGCCTTTTAACCCATGAGAACACGGGGCAGTACCGTGGCGGTTCACCAATTACAGATCCTTAGCATAGTGGTAGTGCGCTGGCCTCTTAACCCATGAGGGCGGGGTTCGATTCCCCGAGGATCTACCAATTTGCCTCATTAGTTTAGTGGCTAAAATCCTCGACTGTCGATCGAGAGAAAGCGGGTCGGAACCGCTATGGGGCGCCATTTTATCTAGGTGTAGCGAAGTCTGGTATCGCACCTGTTTTGGGTACAGGGGATCGCGGGTTCGAATCCTGCCACCTAGACCAGCTAGGGACCGTTAGGACGCTAACATGCTCCCTATACCTGCACTGAGTGACGGCTCAGTTAGCAGCGGCGGTGGACTGTGAGGTCGTGACCGCCACCATTTTGCCCGCTGAGCCAGGTGGGACGGCCGACTGCTCATAACAGTCTTATGACGCGGTTCGATTCCGCGAGCGGGTACCAATAGGGGTTTGCAATGAAGGTTATCGCAAAGTATCACACATTGTACGATCCGCCTTTGTTGCAACTTTGGATCCATGATGCTCCGCATCGTCGGATGCATATCAAGGTCATTCAGCAGTACCGGAAGTTCATTTACGAGGCAGTTAAGCGGACATCAATTGGTCGCAACTTGCCGATTGGACATCCGATAGAGCTTGAAGTCCTTTTCGTATCACCAACAACACCCGATTTGGGAAACGCATATCTGGCACTTGAACAAGCGCTAGATAACTGCACGTTGACCAAGCCTGGAATTGTTGAGGACGACAGTCTGATACAAAAGGTCACAATGGCAAAGTATTTCCCTAACAATGGAAAGAAGTAGCGTATGTGACTATGTCGCTAGAGGGTTCGATTCCCGCTAGATGCGCCTCGAATGAAAACGATCAGAATACTAGTACAACTGGTCGTTAGTAAGGGAAACGACTATAAAAGGCGGAGAGGTCGGAGTTGGCTAGGCAGCCTTACAACCTCTGTCAGAGTAGTCATCTGACGACACCTATTTTGACCACGTATCCCACTCCGCTTCGAACGGAGATCAAGGTAACCGGATGTAAATGCGGGTTCGAATCCTGCCGTGGTCGCCAAGTTTGGAGAGTTAAGACGCAGTGGTGTGTCAGCGGTCTTGAAAACCGTGGAACGGGAAACCGTTAGGGGTTCGACTCCTCAGCTCTCCGCCATTTAGTTGCGTATGTAGCTTTTGCAGTAGTCACTCCGAGGGCGATCCTAACGAGTTGGGTAAGGTAGAATGATCGCATATCTACACTACTGCACTTACGCTGGTACTCAAGCCCAACCAGCGTGTTTCCATTCACTCACGGATGTACTGATGAATGAGCATGGGAGATGAAAAGCCCTGCAACGTTTTTGTGCGGGATGGAGAAGCGGTAAACAGGCCTCTTGACTGGCTCATAACCAGTAGACGGTGGTTCAAATCCACCTCCCGCTCCCAAGTTTGCCGGGTCGATGGACTGTAGCTAGAGGATGTTCTGCAGAACTGAATCTATTGTTCTATAGTGAAGGCGTGTACACCGGCAATTTAATTCATGGGAAGTGCTAATAAGGACGGACGGTTCTGTCGCCTGACTGTAAATCAGGTCCCTATGTGGCAAGGTGTTCAACTCATCCCACTTCCCACCATTTATGCGGGTAAAAGATTACGGAAGTCGGGAAGTGTGCCACACTTCCAGCCGGGGTTCGACTCCCCGTGCCCGCACCATTTCATGAACGCTGAAAAGCAGGTACCGGATAGGAGCAACCTCCGTAATTGGGAATGCTCAGAAATCATGCCTAAGAAGCTAACTTAGTAGAAGCGCTAGTCTGAAGAACTAGAGGACTCCGGGCAGAACGGAGCTTAGGCACCATTTATGGGGACAGCGCCGGGGCGCAGCTAATCCTTGCAAGATTGGCGGGGAGGGATCAACACCCTCTGTCTCCACCATTTTATTCCCAGTAATCCGAGCTTGGTGCATGGACGTGGCTGTTAACCACTGATTAGCGCGGTTCGATCCCGCGACTGGGAGCCAATTTGCTGCATTCGTCTAGTGGCTAGGATGTCTGATTCTCAATCAGATGAAAGGGGATCGAAACCCCTATGCAGCACCAAGTTTGTACGAGTTGTAGAAGTTTGGTTACCCCAAACTGGATATGTTGGTTCGAATCCAACTCAACGGCTGCGTCGTTGATAGTTCAATGGTAGAACTCCGGTCCCATACCGATCTTCGACCCTTATGCTCGTACAAAGAATTTTGCCCACGTAGCCGGCCCTGACTACGAATCAGTGGAACCGTAACTGGAAGCTGCAAATAGGCGTTCGACTCGCCTCGTGGGTACCATTCTTGATAGAGGCCGACGGACAAGGCTTTGGCGCGGACGCATGGATAACGTGTTAGTCTGCGGTGGGTAGCGCGTGGTCGAGTCCTCTATCAAGACCAGAATTTAACAGGGTAAAGCTCGTGTAGAAGAGCACTAGTTTCGGGAACTAGAGGTGGGAAGGCGGAACTCCCTACCCTGACCATTTCATTGCCCCTTGGCCGAGCGGTATAGGCGCCAGTCTCTGAAACTGGTTAGGCATGTTCAACTCATGCAGGGGTAGCCATTTACGGTGTGGTGCCAGAGCGTTTATGGGCCAGTCTGCAAAACTGCGATAGGCGGGTTAGACTCCCGCCCACACCTCCAATTTGCCCCGGTAGCCAGTTCTGCCTTCTAAGCAGTTATCTGTAGAGGAGCTGAAAACGCGGGTTCGAATCCTGCTCGGGGTGCCATTTAGCGTATGTGTTAACATGAACAGATGCTGTGAATGTAACTTATTCAAGCGATGGGAAGACCTCCATATGACGAGGTTTGTACCCCTGAATGAATTTGGCCCGGAAGAAATTGACTACACCTGTTCAAGCTGCTTAGCTCCTGTACCGGCTCTGCCTCCTAAGCAGAGTACCGTAACTGGAAACTATGGAGGTTCAAGTCCTTCCAGGAGCGCCATATGAACTTTGAGTTTTTGGCCCATTTTATGGACATGCCATTATATGGGTGCTCTATAAAGGGATACCAATTTCTGATATCCCAAGATTCTGATGGTTTTTATGCATCTTGGAAATCTGTAGAGCACATTGGCAGAATGGCTATACCTATTGATGGGAATCCATTCAAATCGTTACAAGCTGCTGAATCAGCCTGTAGACGGACCTATAAAGGACTAACTAATAGAAATTAGGTGAGTTAAGCAGGTGGGACCTGTCATCGTTTGCTAAACGAAGGGCTCCGAAAGGAGTGAGAATCGTGCTCTCAACTCACCGCCATGCGTGCTTAGTTTAATGGTAAAATCCCTCGCTTCCAACGAGGAGTCACGAGTTCGATTCTCGTAGCCCGCACCATTTACGCTCCGTTCGTCTAGTGGCTAGGATCCCGGTCCTTCAAATCGGGGAAGACGGATCGAAACCGTCACGGAGCACCATTTACGGGGGATGAGCCAGATGGGAAGGCGGGGGACTTTGACTCCCCCATTGAACAGGTTCGATTCCTGTATCCCCTGCCAATAAAGAGGAACTTATGTTGTTTGAATTGTCAAACTTGTTAAATAGTCTGCTAGGGGCAGAACAGGAAGCTTTAGTCCCTCCTGATTTGAAAGCTGCTGGATGGCGATATCAAGATTGGCCAGCTACCTTCACACCCGAAGCTTGGGACTACCTCCAAGCCATCATCGGAGAGGGTGAATATCAAGTCATAGTCTCTTCAAGTGGTACGCATCCTGATGGTACTGCATTCAAGCGTGGTCAGATGCTCATCAGCCCACAGGGTTACACGCACTTATCAGATAGACAGCGCATGAATCGCATCGCTGTTGAACGTGGGTACGATTGGGCAATAAACCCAAAACAATAATCGCTCTGCCTCCGGCGAGGAGTCGGCTCTCATAAGGCTGATAGGGTGGATCGTCCCCACCCAGAGCGACCAATATGCTGACGATGCTCGATGGCAATGGGCGGTCCGGCTGTGAACCGGGAGCATAGTGTTCGAATCACTACGTCAGTACCAATTATCGGTGAGCATTGGATGCAGGCAGGTCTCCAAAACTTCGCCTAGAGGGTTCGAATCCTTCCACCGGTGCCATTTTCTAAAAAATCTTGACGCAGACTACAATTCCTGCGTATGCTTGTGTACAGAAGGCGCAAGGCGCCGCTGCATTGAGCATAAACGCAGATTAACCCTAACAAAAGGAGGCAGACATGAGGCTTGTATAGGGCAATTAAGCCCTCAATGAGGTCATGTTATGTCTGGTCTGCACAAGGCCAAGAGTTCGAAGAAGAATCGCAAACACGGTCGCAATGCTGACTTCTGTTCGCGATACAAGAATACCAATCGTCGCGAGAAGAACAAGGTCAAGAAGTTGACCAAGCATCTCGCGACTTTTGTTAACGATCGCTGCGCCGTTCATGCGCTCACGAATCTCAAAAAGATTTTGGGAGCACACTAGAATCAGCGTATGTGGTAGTTGTTAAGGGTGAGTTGAAAGGCTTTTGGTTATCACTGTTAATGATGCCACCAATTGCCGACACTTACGCTCACCTTCTGGAATATTTGTACGAGTTGACTGAAGTTCGGTTATCAGCATTGAAAGCTGGCGGAATGGGTTCGAATCCCATCGGGTCCAACATTTACGGGCCTGTAGTGTAATGGTAGCACGTCAAACATCGATCTTCGCCCTTTATGCTCGTGCAAGTCTCCATTTGGTGAGCTACAAACTGAGGAGTGTCTTATTAGATTGAGTTGCTGAAATTTCGTTATCGTTCGCCAAAACTGAACGGGTAGCATAGTGGTTAGTGCGCTAGTCTTGGACTAGAGACGTTGGTTCGAATCCAACTCTAAACGCGAATTTTCAATTTCATGCTCAATCTAGTAAGACACTCCTTACGCTGAATTGAATGGTTATCGGTTATCTTGGTTCGACTCCGAGTGGTTCCGAATGGAATTACTGCTCAAATGGGAGCTTATCCGATGCCAAAATCACGTTCAGCAGCTTGAAGTCGCCTGAGTTGCAGTAGTTCGGTTATCGGCAAAATATACCCGATCTACGACCTTTATGCTCAGGCATTTCGTTTTCACCAAGGGAGACTACAATGAAGTATGCATCACTTATCTCTACGCCAGTTCCGCAGACTCAGCCGCTTACCAAGAATCAGGTAAAGAACAACGCCGGCGGCTACGTCTATGCGATCGATATCTGGTCCCGCCTCAACCGCTTCCTGATCCTTGGAAGTGACTCCAACACCTATTACCAGAAGGCTGCTGACCTGACGCGCGAAAATGCACGTTGTGTTCAGGAGTGTTTCGACGAGAATCCAATCAAGACGATCGATGTGATCGTTTCGGTTTCGCAGGAAGGCCGTGCTCCGAAGAACGATCCAGCCATCTTCGCATTGGCAATCGGCGGCACGCACAAGGACGTCAAGGTACGCTCGTACGCTCATTCGGCTTTGCCGGCTGTCTGTCGTACTGCAACTCACCTCTTTCAGTACCTCGAAGCTCGCAAGGCTTTGGGCGGCGGGAAGGGTGGTCGTGCTCTGCATCGTGCAATCGGTAAGTGGTACAATGACAAGTCTGTGGACGACGTCGCGTTCCAGATGATCAAGTATCGTGAGCGCAATGGCTGGTCGCACAAGAATGTGCATCAGCTGCATCATCCGGATGCTGGCAACAGCGAAGCGCGTCGCGCTCTTTATCAGTGGGTCCGCGGTGTTGACCATACGCAAGCATCGTTGCCTCCGCAAGTCATGGCACACATGAACGCAATGGATCCACGGACGACCAAGAAGCTCCGTACCGCACTAATCAAGGAATACAAGTTGCCTTGGGAAGCTCTGCCGACCGAGTGCAACAGTGACCCTGATTACTGGGCTGCGATGCTACCGACGATGGGGCTAACAGCGCTTATGCGGAATCTTGCCAATATGACCCGCATCGGTCTGATCAAGCCGCTCAGCGACGCTGAATCGCTGATTGTGCAGCGGTTGAGCGACGAGAACGTGATCCGCAAGTCACGCTTGCATCCGTTCAACATCTTGGTTGCGCTGAAGACCTACAATTCCGGCCGTGGTTTCCGCGGTGGGAATTCCTGGACTCCGTCGCAGCCGATCGTTGCAGCGCTGGACAAGGCGTTCTACAAGGCGTTCAAGAACGTGCAGCCGACAGGCAAGCGTTTCTTGTTTGCCTTGGACGTTTCGGGTTCAATGTCGTCATCGATGGCGAATTCGAACGTCAGCTACTGCGAAGCTACCGCAGCATTGTCACTTGTATCTTTGAATACGGAACCGAGTACCCATGTCATGGGTTTCGCAAATCAATTCCGTGATCTCAAGATCAATACAAGTGATTCTCTTGTGGCAGCCACGAAGAAGGCTCATGACAACAACTTCGGATCAACCGATTGTTCGTTGCCTATGGTCTACGCTCGTGAACAGGGCTTGAACGTTGACGTCTTCGTTGTCATGACCGACAATGAGACTTACGCCGGTCGTGTACATCCGTCTCGTGCTCTTGTAGACTACCGCAAGGCTACGGGAATCAATGCAAAGCTTATCGTTGTTGGTATGGCTGCAACGAACTTCAGTATTGCAGATCCGAACGATCCGGGAATGCTCGACGTTTCTGGTTTCGATACATCGGTTCCGGCAATTATGGCCGAGTTCGCGAAGAGCTAATCTTTAGCTTCATTAGCTCCATTAACTGAAGTCTACAAAGGGCGGTCCGCAAAGGCCGCCCTTTTTGTTGTTTCTTAAACTGATTGGAGCTACTCTATAGTTCTACTACAGGATGCTTTATGATCTTGTTAACTCAGAAACCAATGAAGTGTGGTTCATGTCTTACTCAAAAATACATCTAGCGATTGCATCTATTGCTCTATCGCTTGCATTTGTTTCACAGAGCTTAGCCCAAGGTGCAGTAACGCTTGTGCAGCCAGTTGTTAGTGGTACACCGACATCGTCTAGCAGCCCGCTCCCAGTCACGTGCATCTCAGGATGCTCAGGTGGCGGCGGATCTTCAGATGTGAACGTTGCAAGCGTCGGCGGTAACGCTGTTACAACAACGATTCCAGTTTCAGGTAATGTTGGGATACCTGGATCAACAAACCTTGCAACAGCACAAGTATCGATAACAACAGCATCAACGCAAGCTGTTGCTGCTCGATCAGGGAGACGCTCTGTAATGATCACAAACATTACAGGAACCCAGCCTATTTACTGCACTTCTGGAACAGCTACAACAGCTAATGGGCAGTATATCCCCGGACTTGCTGGTGCAAATCTAACTTTACCTTATGCAGGTGTTGTTAACTGTATTGCTGTAACTAGCGCTCAAACGATATCTGTAGCGGAGGTTTACTGATATGCGTTACTATTTTTCTGTATTCTTGATTTCACTAGTTATCAGCACTTACGCGCAAGCTCAACAAATGGATTTGCGCGTTAACCCAAGTTCTGTTGGAACAGCTTCTGTAGGTCAAGTTCCTGCCATTCAAAATAATTCGGCTGCCTGTACAACTTGCGTTGGATACTCTGGCTATACAACAATCAACAATTTTGGAAACCTGACTTCTCAACCGGTCACACAGTCTTTAGTATCGGTCTCTTTACCACCAGGAGACTATTTAGTGTCAGGAGCTATACAGTATGCGCCAGCAAATACAACTGTCATAGCATATGCTCAATCTAGCATAAACACTGATACTGGATGCTCAACGCCATCAGTTAATGCTGCCATCGGCGGTTCATGGGCACAGCCAATACTAACTGCTTCTCCCGGTGTGTCTACAGGAGGACTTAATTTTTCTGCTACGTTGCCAGAATTTAGAATATCACTGAATGCTACTACTACAGTGTGTATTACTAGTTCTGCATCATTCACAACGTCTACTCTTGGCGCTCAAGCTAAACTGAGTGTCATCAGAATTCGCTAAACCGACTACTCGAATTGGACGCAGCTACCGGAACCGTTTTTAGTAACTTGGACTTCTAACGCAAATCGATTTGATGAAATCACGTGGTGATCAATCAACCACACATTTTTTTTATTGTCTTTCGCATAATCAGCGAGTAGATCAACGAGGTTAGTGACACCCTCTTTAGAGAGTCCCTTGGTAGGCTCGTCAAAGAAGGTCAGGTTTGTTGAAATTCCAAGGTGGTTCAACAAAACAGCACCCAGCGCCAGTGACCCAATAATCTTCAATCGCTGCGCTTCACCTCCAGACCAAACCCCCCACTTCACAAGTTTATCATTATCGGGTGATAGTACTACGATATTGAGTCCGCGCGTAACTCCACCCGACTTGTTTTCACGTTCGATATCATACTGAATCTCCCAACCGGACAGACCAAATTCATCCAACATCCCATTGGTTGTGATTTCAAGCTCTTGAAGGATTTCTGTTAATGTGTAGAGCTTGATGTCTTTGAATCCCTTCACCCAGTAACGAACACGTTCATAATATTCAGTCTTAGCTACAACAGAGTCTACATCAGCTTCTAACTTAGCTTTCAAACCGTCTTTGTGACGTCGTAGTTTCTGTATCTGATCACGATACGGGTTATCTTGTTTTTCAAACTGCTCCCGTAAACGATCGATAGAACGAATATCTGCTTCGAAACTACTAATTTGTGAAGATAGCGTGTCTAGTGTATCGCGAGCACTTTCTGCAGCCTGCTTGAATTTAGACATTGCTTTCGTTTCAATGTCTAAAGCATCAACAGATGCATGATGTGCTTTCTGCGCCAGAGCGAACGTCTCTGATAGCTTCTTCACGCCCAAAGCCGCAATCTGTCCTTCGATATTTTTAGCCAGCTCATCGCGCATCTTCTTCGATTTAATAGGCTGCTGGCATGTCGGACAACACTCGTCCGAAATCGAAGCAATCATCTCCTGCAAACTTACAACTTGTCGTTTTGCTGAAGCGAGTTCGCGAGAAGCTTCAGATTCTTTTCGAGCACACCGAGACTCTTCGCCAACAAGGTCAGATACTTTGCTGGCGCGTAGTTCTGTCTCTGCACGATCTAAGGCTAAGTCAGCAGTATCGCGCTGCTTGAGTAAGGGCTCAAGACGCTTTCTGATTTGACTTTGTTGCTTTTCACTGTTTTCAATTGACTCTGATCGTGAACTCTCCCACTTTTCAGAGTCTCGTTTCAAATCAGCCAGCGTTGTCTCAGCACGCTCTAATTCATCTTTGCGTAGCGTGACCTCAAGAGATTTAGCTTCAATCTCTTTTTCAAGCTGGCGAGCAAGTTCGTTTGCGTGTGTTGATCGTTTTTCCCAACGATCTAGGTTGAGTGTGCTTGAAAAAACCTCAAGCTTCTCTCCAGCCGTCTTATCAAAGAAGAGCGGCTGGTCTTGTCCCATCAACAAAGTGTAGGGGACTATTTCAATCGGAATTTGTATCAAGTCGTCAACGTGTTGCTGCGCGACTTCTTGGTCGTTGATGGTCAGCAGGTTGGGACCGATTGTCCGTTTGATTGTATGGTCTGTGTTATCAACAGATACGCAGACTTCGACTTCTGTTGCTCCTTTTCCTGTCCAAGGAACAACATCCGGGTTTTTCAAACCGCGAACAGTACGACCAAACAAGCACCAAACAAGAGCATCTAAGATTGTGCTCTTGCCGGCGCCATTGCTTCCAAGTGTGCTGCTGCGTTCATTCTTCCCTTTGAGGAAGTAAAGACCGAAACCCGCATCATCAAAAGTTACGGTTGTTTCTTCAAGAAAGGACCGAAAACGCTTCAGTCGTATTGACTTAAACCTGATATCCACGGAGTGTCTCGATCAAAACCTTGGTTTTCTTAACACGCTCATCAAGATTGGTAGAAATAAGCATATCACCGATCAAGCTCTTGAGGATCAGGGATAGAGCTTGCTCGATATCAACCATGCCCTCAAGGATTTCAAGTTGTGCACCGATACTGATTTGATCAACAACAGGCGCTGCTGACGTTTTGGTTTGTGAAACAACTGGAGTTTCAACAACCTGTGTTTTCACTGTTGGTTCTTTGCTCATTTATCTTCTAAACCTCCGTAATCCCATTCGTGCATGAGGAACAAGAGACAATCAAATTCATCTCTTGTCATATCTTTTACATGTTTGATCTTTGGATGTGACCAAGTCCATCCACGTGATAGCGAGTATCCACGATCAAGCAAATAGGCTTGGGGACCACTTATGTCGAGGTCCCCAAAACGTTTTTGAATCAGATCTTGAAGATCGGGATTTGCTTGTGGCATTACAACCTACCTACGTGATCCGCTGTAGGACCATCTGAATTGTACCTAACAAGGACATCCTGGATGCGCGGGATAAACCCTTCTTGATCGACATGCGTAAGCGCAATATCTGGGTTGATCTTCACTGTGGTATATTTCCTGATGATGAGGTCTTTGATAATAGCTTTACTCATCAATTCGTTATCTTGTCGTGCAAAACGCAAACTACCCTGCCAAGCATTCTTGTTATTAGTTGTATCAAGATAGTTGAGATTTGAGTCTTCCCCCGGGAGCGGTCCTGCTCCATGACGCGTAAGATAAGTCCGCATTACGTAAGTAGCATCAATTTCATCGATTCCGAGATCTTCAGCAATAGCGACGATATTCCGTAACCCCGTATAGCTGTGGGTGACATGCGGGAAGAAATAACTGTTTGCATCCAGCAAAAGTCCTTGAGCTCCTTCAAAGACTACATTGCGCCCGTTCAGAACCATTCCTGAACTATACTGAACGTTGTCAGCAAAAGATCGGCAGTCATCGATAAATGTCCGCGTGATAGCAGGGTCGCGGATCCAAGCTTCTGTTTCTTTGTTCAACAAATTGCATTGTTGCAAACGTATTCGCGCCCAATTCTGCACCCGAACAACTTTATCGATAAGATCGTGTGCGTAAAGGTCGGATGCGGTAAGAACAAATCCAGCAACCTTGCTGCGTTGAATTGTTTCATTGATTCCCATCCCACAGGAACCATGTCTCGAATCACCACGTGACTTTTCAAGTTCTTGATTGATAAATGAATCGTATACAGTTGAAACAAGTGCATTTGGATGCACGTAGACGCGACCTTCAGTATACTTCCCAAGCTCGCTACATTCTATTCGGAATGCTGCGGGATTGACTAGAAAAAACTTGCTGAGGAAGGTATCTGCACCCGTAAAATATCCAGAACCAATATGACTGAACACATGACGACGTTTGTCAGTTACGACTGTGTGACCTGCTTGTGCCCCGCCATTGTAGCGAACAACAATTGGGGGTTTGGAATACTGACGACAGAAGTAATCTGTCATCAAGCCCTTGCCCTCATCACCAAAGGCAGCACCAATCACCGCAACTGCTTTCATGAAAACCCCCTATTCAAACTTAGCTTCAACAGCCCTCGGCGGTTGATTCTGATATTTACCTACATACGGAATTTCTGTAGGATAGTCTAGCTGCTCAAAGATGACTTGAGCGATTGCTGTTCCAGAAGGAATCACGCGGTTGGGAAAACTAGTATCTCTATGAAGAGTCAATTCAAGCGTGAGGTAACCACGCCATCCCGGTTCTGCAATTGTATTTTGACAGAAAAGTCCCTGACGAGCCCACGTAGATTTATCTAAGACTCGCATACAAATGTTGGTTGGAAGATCAAAGTGCTCAACGCTAGAAGCAAGAGCAAACTTACCGCGACTGATGTGCAGATCTTCTCGAATACGGATATCGTATCCACAAGAGGACAGACCAAAAGAAACACCGTTGAAAACCCCTCTTTCTACAAAAGGAGTTAACAACGGTGTATCTGATTGGCACAGCCTACGAATAGTCTGTGCGCTAAGGATCACAGCGAGATTGGACCTGTAGCAGCGCTGCCCGTATGCGACGCCGGCAGTCCTGAAACAGCCTTGGCAACTACAAGGTCGGTGCCATCGGACCACGACTTTGCGACAGCATCCTTATCGCGACCTTCGGTAACTTCGATGGTCGAGATGATGACCTCTGCCATCTTGGTATGGTCGCTGAGCTGAATCACGCGCTGACCGAGAAGATTGCGCCACTCCTGCTTGACACGATCAGGTCGGCCGGAAGCGTAGCTACCCTCCTCCACGATAATGTGGAAGATATTCCAGTTACGTTCGACCGTAGCAATCAGGTCTGCTGCGGTGTAATCCTGCTTCGGCTGATCGCCAAACCAACGCGAGATGTCCGTTGCACGGAGCAGTGTTTGTGGCTCCTCGTCGCCGACCGTGAACAGGTAGCCCTTGCGGTTCTCGTTGAAAGCGTCGCACTTGGTTCGCATCAGAGCGAAGTAAAGCGGTCCGAGATAACTCTCGTAGTTGTTACCGCCACCGCCACGCTCAAGATACAGATCTTCAATCTGCTTACCGATAGTGACCGGATCAGCTTCAAACTGTGTTGCTTGGACGGGGCTACGGTCACATTCCATGTCGCCGATTGCCATTGCGAGAACATGAGGATCGCTGACGGGATTGCGCTTGATGATTTCCTCGAACAGAGTTCCGAGACCCTTGCGGCAAGCTTCAACCACAGCTCCCATCGACCCCGTAACGTCGAGACCGACGATGATCGGAGTCGGATGCGGATTGAGTTCGCTCTTGACCGATTCGCGAACTGTAATCATCTTCGGATCGAAATCTTTCTTGATCGAAGTCGCTTTGTAATCCGTATGCCGCATACTTGCTGTTCGTGCAGAATAGCTGGCATATGTCGCAGAATCAAATCGTGACATTCCCATTCTTCAAGTCTCCTTTGGATAAACGTCGTCAATAGACACGTTCAGTTGAACAAATTTCCGTGGTCCGAAGCAATCAACTAAGACTTTACTCCATGCTTCGTACTCCTTAACAGGGTTCCCTGTGCTCGGAAGCATCAAGAACGTTGTCATCGGTTTGGGTATCTCTTTACACATACGCAAAGAGTCGCCGGTTGCATCACCCAAAGCTGCGCGACCTACTGCGCGGATGCATTCAAGATCGAATTGAGTCGTAGCTTCTTTGGTTGCCAGCAGTTTGCGCGAAGCGAGTTTGTAGGTAGACGGAGGCAGCGAATCCATCCGCTTACCCTTTGGTGTTGAATACCACCAACCGCCAAGAATACTTCCCGCATGTTTTGCCGGTGAAACAAATATAGCCTTTGTATCAATGCCATTTAAGGTCATATCGTTGATCCACAAGAAGCAGACCAAGTTGAACAAACAACTCATAATCCAAGCAACATGCTTGGGATCAATTTTACCTCCAAGATGCTCGATAAGATCGCTTAACAAGATCTCATCATTGTGCTTTCGCATACAGACAAAGATATGATCCTTGCTTTCGAAATAGTGTTCAACCTTGGGGAAGAAAGGCTCAAGACTTTTCTTGAAAGATTCATCAGGGTACCGAATAGTTCCGATGTTCTTCAATGCTCGAATTACAGCAGGTTCATGCACTCGATTGATTGCATAGGTGACAATTCCATTACCGATGTAAATCTCACCCAATTCGAAAGTATCACGAACACGATACGCGATCTTTCGAATACGACCGTCAACACCGGGAACTTCTAGTAAGAAAGGTGTGACCCAAATACCTTTGTCGAGCTTAGCTTGTGCAGATTCATACAAAGCTTGAATGTGAGCAGCAACCATTCCAGCGTGTTCGTCTTTGTTGACATCTGGATGCCACAGTTTCAGAAGTGATAGGAAACGTGCACGTAAATTTGTCTTGTCACTAAATAGACTTTCGGGCTGATCAAGCGGAATAGCTAGAATAGATGCAGCACTAGTCAATTGCACTGTTTTCTCCATTAGTAGACATCATGGATCGGTAGTGCTCTTCTCCATCTGGATGATAGAAGCCCTTTCCAACAACTTCTTCATACGCTTGTCGCAACGTAGTTAGTACAGATTCTCGGTAATCATTTGTGTGTCCAAAAACTGACATACCAAACAGGCTCTGTTCCGGAGCACAGAACGCATGATCCATTCGCAAAGCCATGCTGATAAGCAGCCCACGACTAGGTTTTTCAGGGACAACTGCAAATCCCAAATCAGTGATGACCTTTAGGATCGCACTCGCATCTTCTTGGTAAGCTTTTTGAGATGATGCAGGTAAAAAATCGATGTCTGCTGTTTTACCATACTCAAGCCGAACAAGGTGCTGAGCAATGGCTAACACCACTTTAGTTTTTTGCTGATCGTCCATCTGAAACCCCTAGCGCTTTACGAATATCTTTTTGGGCGTTTTCGTAGCCTTCAGACTTTCCACGGAAGTATCCACAAGCGAACATTGTAGCCATCAATTCGCACAATCCGTCGGCATAAGCAGTTCCAAGGACCTCTCTGATTTCTTTTCCATCAGGTCCCATAGACAAGCACTCGTAGACGATAAATGAGCCGTCATCAGATTGAATGCTGAATTCATCTTCTTTTAGTGTTTTGAACTGGTAACATTTACCGTCACGCCATTCAAAGAGTTTTGGAATCGTGTTACGGCCCATTTTTCAAGCTTTCCAGTTCTCGACGAAGACCGCCGATTTCAGACATAGCCTCACCAAGTCTCGCAGTCAGATCGTTAATCTCGAGACAAAGAGCTCCATTGTCTGTGTTGTTTGTTAATGTCTCGATAACAACTCGAAGCTGTTTGATTTCCTCTTTATCACGTTCTCGAAAAGATTTTTCAGATTCAAGCAGATTTTCAGCCGCTTCGGCACGTTTCATCTGTTCGATTGCACGTTCGTGCATCTCATCAGAATCCTGCTTCCAGGTGCAGCGCCATAAAGGACTATTACAATTCGGGCATTTATCACCCGGAGTATCACGAACAGAAACAGTCCCACTAGGGACATTAAAGGTTCGTTGTACTAGTACGAACTTGCATTTTGGACAGTACCATGATCCTGGAATGTATACCTGTTTTTTGAGTTCTTCTATTGTTGTTTCTAAGGCTTCAATAACACCCGCTGCTTCTTCTTGAATTGGAGGTACTTCAAATTGTCTCCAACCAAATTCAGGTTCACCATTAGCGAGTGTAGGACCCACCGCGTACCGTCCACGCAATCGATTAACTAATCGAGCGCTGACTTCAACCTCTTTGTTGAGGAAGGGATCAAATACGGTGTTAGTACCTGACATAGTGCCCACTCTCGTGTTGCAAAACGGATCGCCGCAGCGCATCCGCCTGACTCGGTGTTGCAATGATTGTTCGGCCGTAAAGAACCAGAACGTCAGAGGGTTCGCGATAGAACCAGATAAAGCAAGGAGGGTTTTTGCGTTTGAATTGTCTGCGCGTGCCTTTGCGACCGCACGCTTTGCTCGGCACCTTTGGTCGCAACCAAGGACCGCGAACGTCGCGCGGGGTCCGTCTTTGTTGTTGAGCATCAACGATTTGGACTGCCATGCCAGCGTAGTTCATTTTGTGTTCTCCCCGGCGGCACGAATGGCTGCGGCGCGGATGGCCGCACAGGCTGCGTTGAGCCACGCATGGTCGGGATACGATCGCTCAAGCTCGAGCGCCGCTTCCTCGAATGCCGCCGCCCTGATCTCGGCTGCGTCGGGAGTATCGTCGTTGAATAGATCGACCACCTTTTCTGCCGCGTCCTCGTCGTAGACAATCGCGACGTGGCTGGCAGGACGTTCAGGGCTTATGAAATATTGGCCGTGTCCGTCATAGCAAATGTAGATCGCGGCTGCGTCGGGCAGGAGGGCATCTGCAAGGATGGAGATAGCAGCGCTGTCCGCTTCCTCTTGCGTTCCATGGCGCGAGGCGCGCATCCAGTCGTTGTGGGCTTTATGCCACAGCCGCGCAATCCTCTCCCTTGCCCCGCTCGGCGTCGGTGCCGGTGGGGTGTCTGACAGAATCGGTTCATCATCATCGCGGTATGCCTCGATCATGTTGGCGATCTTGGCGCGAGCGTGTTCCGGCACGTTAGAAAGGCAGTTGCCGTGCGCCGTTGCTGTTTCCATGGCTATGAACTGCCACTCATTAAGAGCCATGCTCAGTTCGCGACAACGTGCTTTCAACTCTTCGCGCGTCTTTCCGGCATAAGCATCAAGCGTAACGCTCCCGTCCGGGTTTGTGGTGACAAACGACTCGTGCGAGACGGCATCTGACGTGGAGGGTTCCGGTTCACTCGTTACGGTGCTGGGACGCTCGGCTGTAGTTGCCGCAAGCGCCTCCACGTCAGAATCGAGAATGTCTTTGAGCGCTGGAATCAGCAGGAAAATGTAGTCGCCCAGCACACCGCTCGGGAGTTTTACTCGGCTAAGGTCGTCATGGACCTTTTGAAGCCACCAACGCTTTACTTCCACCGTTTCAGCAGACGGCAGATCGCCGCCGTCAGATTGGTTTGCGCTGAAGGCTTTGAGTGCGTCCTGCACAATAGCCATCGCGATATAGTCGGGCGAAAATGTATAATTCTTGATGGAGAGCAGACTTCGCGCCGTATCGCGTCCGGCATCGTGCGCGGCTTTCTCTTGCGCCTCCCACATTGCGCCAACGCTGGCGGTGGGGGCGGCGCAGTACGCCTTCCATAAATCTCGCACCAATTCTTTGACGTGCTCGGGTGCGGCCGGATCATTAGCCGCGCTAAAAGCTCGTTGCTCTAAATCCCACTCTTCCGGGCTATCTGGATCGATCTTCACCTCGACAGCCTTCACCGACGCGGCGCGGAGAGTTTCTGCTGCTTCGCGCAATGTCGCTCGCAGGTTTATACGCTGTTGCTCGGAATCGTTTTCACAGACGACGCGGAAGTGACCATTGCCTGCCGACACATCACCGTCAGCGCAATCGTGCCAATCGTCCAGTTCGTCCGCCAGTCGCTTGTAGTCGTCGCGGTCAATCATAAATCCCCCATCATGTAATCGACCCACGTAACTAAACACACAATTAACAGAAGACCGCCAACTGCTACAGCAATGACGAACCAACGCGGGTACAGCGTGTTACCAACCCAGATTAAATCAAACATTATCGAATCACCTGTTCATGACCACATACGCTGATTTTGAAATCACGCAGGCGTATGATGTCAGCATCAGGGGTTTCTGCACATCGCCATTTCGGCACTTCGCATTCTCCTATTCCCTCCCTCGATTTACCATAACCTGCGCCCTACGCGCCGTAAGCCATCCAAGTTAGCCAGACTTGCGGGAGTCCTTACGTCACAACCTCTAAGGGTATAGAGGTTAGCCATAGGATTAGATAGACTATGGGATTGTATCGGTGCGGATGGTCCGATGGCCATACAATCACTGTGAAGAAGCAAACAAGAGGACGAGCGTTTTAAGCTTCATGTGTTAGTACAACACATAACGCAATAGAGTTCATCTATTTATAAATTGTACTTGCGTATACAACTCACGTTGAAATACTCATCGAGTTCCGGCTTACTTCAAGCTGGGACTCGTGCGTTTCAATCTACGTTGAATCTTAAAAACAAAGAAAAGCTTTTAAAAGATAGAAGAAGCCATTGAAAAACAAGTCTATTCATGGATAAGCCAAAAACAATGCAAAACATGCTTGCAATTGTATTGATATACGTCTATACAATTAGACAATAGAGTTCAACAAAAGAGAGATTAACGATGGTTATCATCTATCTTTATGATGCTCGCAATGGCTATCGTTATCGTCACATCAGCTGTTCCTACTATAATCGTGTTCAGAATCATCCTTGGATCGTGTCTGCTTGGATGGTTCATAATTGACCGTATGAAGCTTTCAACAATTCAAAAGGATGACTTAACAATGGATCGTATCATCTGCTACATGGTCATTGAAAACATCGTTACAATGCTCCTTGCTTGCGGCATGACTGCATTGTTTTTCTATTACACATCTAGCGGGTGGTCCTTTTTGTGGTTGTTGCTCCTTGTCAACATGAACATAATTACCCGGAAAGAAACAACTACAGAAACTAGCGAGGACTGATGCTATGACCGTAAAAGTTATCCTCAATGCCGAAGCTGTCCGACACCTGATCAAGGACAATCCCGAGATCGAAGTCGACCTGGCTGCCAATGCAGCCGCTCAGGTCGCTGAACAGCTCAAAAAGCGCGTTGATGTGAAGTCAATTGTCACAAATGCTGTTTCTCAGATCAACAGTTTAATCGGCTCGTCATACACCATGCCGAAGGAAGTTCGTCAGCGAATCAATGCTGCAATCGATAGTTCCGTTCGGAGTGCGATGAAAGAGGTCATGTCGCAAACGCTCCATGAAGAGCTTCGACACTTCTTCGCGGAACGTCAACGCTGGTTGATCGAACAAACCGAACGCCGCATCGACGACATCGTCGAGCTCAAAGTCAACGAAATGCTGCGTAACATGAGGAAGTTCTGATGATCGACCACAATCTCACGCTCGAACAGCTTGTCGAATGCTGCCGTGATCTTGTCGAGTGGTCATTAACAGGAAAGCTCAATCAACAAGGTGTGTTCAAACTCTTTGTTGACACCAACGAGCATATCCAAAAGATCAATACTCATCATCGCTTGAGCGTAGCAGAATCTGTTATCAAATATGCTGCTATGGAAAAGCTTGTTGAATTCTACGATCGAGGGAAGCTTTCCAATGGGTAAGTACATTAAAAGGCGATTGCACTGGTCTTCAGGTGTTGATCCATGGGTATTCATCTATGTCACCAATGAGTTCGGAGAAGAAGACTTAAACGAGTTCATATCTGGAACAAATCACAAGCATTCAATTTACGACGGCTACCGTGGTTGTGTTGCTGAGTTTGTTCCAAGCGACGAAGTTCCTTCGCATATGTTCCGTGGAGGAATTTTACGCTGTGAAAACGAAATCGAACGTATAACAAAGAAGAGATCGTCTCTTTTCAACGATTTACTTGAAAAACAGATCAAGGAAATTGTTGCATCTCGTTCTGAATAACCTTCCACAACCAAAAGGGGTTTACTATGAAGAAGATCTACCGTGAACGTCTCCGCAAGCTTGCGCGTATGCTTGTTGCTGATTCCAAGCGCAAGAAGGGTATGCAGTTTGACCTCAATACGGTCGGTGAGCAGTCTGGCAATGTTATCAATTCGTTCAATTCCGAAGACGATTGGACGCCAGGGCTCAACTGTGGAACTACTGCCTGCGCCATGGGACTTGCTGCTATCAGCGGTGAATTCAAGCGTGCGGGTCTGACCTACGAAGTTTCTGGAGGGTTTATCGGCACTGTCTACAAGGGAGATTCTTGCTCTTATATTCATGCCGCTACCGAAACTTTTGGACTGACTAACGATGAAGCTTACAACTTGTTCAGTCCGAATGCGTACCCACCTTTGAAGCGTCGCGGGTTCGTCGGTGAACGTTTGGTCGCTGATCGCATTCGTGAAATCGTCAAGACACACACTCCAAAGAAGAAACGCGCTACCAAGAAGTGAATGACGAACAATACCGCGAGTGGGTCAAAGGTTTAACTTCTTTGACCGCTCCACAGATTAAAGACCTGTCAAATCGAATAAAAATACTCTCTAATATTCGAACCGATTTTTCAGGTAAGCAAGATTTCGGCGATCGTGTTCTAGTCGCGGTCGTCGATGTTTTGCGTAAGAAGCATGTTGACACGCCTAGTTACAATATGCTCCGGAAAAGCTCTGCGTATGCATCTTCGAAAGAGAAGGTTGCATCGCTGTCTCAATTCTTCGAACAGATATCATCATCAAAGCTAGTGCAGGAGCGCATTTTACGCCTTGCTATCAGCCTTCTGTTTGACGATTTGCTTCATTGGCAGAATGTCACTATCAGTGCACATACCGTGCTACAGCAACTGCATCGTATTCCTGCGACTCTGAATCGTCATTTTCCGGGTTATGCTGCCGCTGGCTTGCTGACCAAGGTTGTGAAAGGTATCTGAAATGTTTGGGACCAATCGGGTCTATGGTCGATCAGACTACAAAGAAGCAGACAGCCTTCTTGTGACATCGATTTTTCTAACACTACAAGGTGAAGGTCCATTCCAAGGACAACCTGCTTTATTCATTCGATTGACAGGGTGCCAGCTTCGTTGCGCGATGTGCGACACCTTCTTTGACGAGGGCAACTGGTTTACGCATCATGCTTTGCTGACACGCGCAATTGGGATGATTCGAACCCAATATGGGACGCTATCAAAATGTGGCATCGTAATTACTGGAGGTGAGCCCTCCCTGCAAGAAAACATCGCTGATTTCTTGTTGAACTGTCATGCGCTGGGTGTTAAATACACACAAATTGAAACCAACGGAATTTTACCGATCAATCGACTTCCCAGCGCTACGCAAATCGTTGTATCACCCAAGTGCAATGAGCGGGCTCATAAGTATTACGAGCCAAACAAAAAGACGCTCGAAATAGCATCCTGCCTTAAGTTTGTTGTATCTGCAGATATTGAAAGTCCCTACCACTCAATTCCAGCATGGGCTTTTGAGTGGCAACGCGCGACTGACAAACCTATTTATATCAGTCCGATGAATATGTATCGGGAAGAGTTTTTGCAGAAAGCTCGTGATCGTATCAAAGAGCGTCGTGAGCATGACCTCGATTATCGTTCAACGGTAGATGAAGTTATCTCGGCTTGGGATGACAACATCCTTGATCGTGAGAAGAACCGTATTAATCACAACTATGCAGCAAAATATGCTCTACGAAAGGGAGTGTATTTAACGTTACAAATGCAACTGTATGCGAGTATTGCTTGATGTTCAGAGATTTACGAGAAGCTAATCTAGCACGTCAGAAAGAGTGGGATTCCAAAGGAGAACTTTCGCTTTCATTCAAAGGAAATGAGGCTTTTGGGGAGCTTGGAGAGGCCATCGAGGTTATCATCGATTTATTAGGTTACTCCGCAGCAATCGCTTCTGCGGGCGGTCGTGCTTCAAACCATATCAAGAAATTGGATCGAGAAGCCCTTGGTCTTGCCGGATCACGGACTACGAACGATGCTCTTGCAGAAGAATTGGCTGATGTTTTGATATGTATCGACTTGATAGCTATTCATCAAGGCATTGATCTTAACGCCGCCCTCGTAGCTAAGTTCAACAAGTCATCTGAAAAGCTTGGACTTTTGACTCGGATGTCCCTGTGAGTGCACCTAATCGAGGTCCGCGTAAATGCGGAACATGTGTCCACTACACTTCGAAAGAAGAAGAATGGAATTCAACCTGCAAGTTGGACCGTTGTGAATGTCAGATTCAAGGCAAAGAATTCGGTCGAGCTTACTGCAAAAACTACAAAAGCCCAGCTTACATAGATACATCAAATCATAGTGATATTGGAGGTTATCCAACAGGATACTGTGAATGGAAATGTCCACCCATCCTGCGAAAGATTCTTTGGGATCAATTTCAATATAGACTGGTGAATAAGGATGGTAGTTGGTGCCATTGTTGGGAGCCTGTGAAGCAGTATGATCTCTTGTCAGAGAAAGATTCTGAGATACGAGAAATTTGTTACACGAAAGATGCTCCAGAGATTCCCGGATGACATATTTGTCTTCGGTGATAACGTAGAGCGTCGTGGATTGGGTGGTCAGGCTGCTGAAATGCGAGGCGAGCCTAATGCGATCGGCATCGTGACAAAATGGTATCCGTCTAATAATCCCGATGCTTTCTTCTCGGATCGTGATTACAGTCATGTTTTCTTCATTATGATGCCGGATATCCTCCGGGTTTATAACGAAGCTACGGCAGGGCGTTTGATTGTTTGGCCGCAGGATGGGATAGGGACAGGATTGGCTCAATTGCCAAAACGTGCTCCTAAACTCTTTGAATTGATCGAGACTTGTCGACGCGTCTTGGATATGACTTACAAATGATACAAGAAAAATTCGCGATATCGCTCCAGCAAGACTTGATTACTTTGTTGGTGCATGACGACAAGCACGGAAAGACTGTTGCTAAGACGGTAAGTTCTTTGTTGTTTGAAGGCGACTACAGAACAATTGTTGATCGTGCTTTGCCGTTTTGGCAACAGTACGGAGTAGCGCCCAAGCAACACGTTGCTGATTTGCTCTCAGATATTTTGGAGGATAAGCGCGATCGTCGCGCTCAAACCTTTACCCGTATTCTGGTCCAAATGATGGAGATGAAAGACCAGATCAATACGGAGTTTGTTCTGCGTTCGATGACTCAGTTCATTCGACATCAGCAATTCAAATCCGTTATTGTTGAAGCAGCTGAAATCCTCGATGCTGAAGGTATTCATGGAAATGGCAATGCTGAAGTTCTCATCAGCAAGTTCTTGCGTGATCGCGATATCACACTGGATCGTGGTATACGTCTAAGTGAAATCGATCGCGTCCTTGAGTTTTTATCGACCTCTCAAAACGAATTCAAGACAGGCATTCGCGTCCTTGACGAAGCAAATATCGTTCCCATGCGCGGGAAGATATATTTCATTCTTGCACCTACAGGTTTAGGCAAAACTTGGTTCTTGATTGAAGTGGGCAAGATGGCCTACTTGCAGCGCAAGAAGATTGTTCATATTTCGCTTGAAATAGAAAGCGAAGAAGTTATCCAGCGTTACTATCAAGCTTTGTTTGGGGTTACCAAACGTGATGATCTCAATAAAATCACTACGCTGAAGCTTGATCGAAAAGGTAATCTTGACCAGTTTGTTAGTCAAACTGTTGAGGTTCCCTTTACCTTTAGTTCTCCTGCTATTCGAGAGGAACTCAATACTCGAATCAAACATTTTGGAACTCGTGCTGAGAATTTGATCGTCAAACGTTTCCCGATGCGATCGTTGACGATGAATCAACTAGAAGCTTACCTTGAATCGCTAGAAGCTTTGGACAACTTTGTCCCGGATATGGTTATCTTAGACTACCCGGGAATCATGAAAACTGATGAAAAGAATCTACGCATATCGCTAGGAACTTTGATTGAAGATCTACGCGGTCTTTCTCAGCGACGTAATTTTGCTCTTGTAGCTGCACATCAAGGCAATCGCGAATCAGCAAGTGCTGAATTGGTACGAGCGACTCATGCTTCTGAAGCTTGGTCTGTTATTGGCTCGGCTGATTTCGTTCTTACCTATTCCCAAACAGCGGCTGAGAAAGCCTTAGGCTTAGCGCGTTTGTTTGTTGATAAAGCTCGATCTGAGAGTGACAAGTTTGGTGTTTTGATCACGCAAACTTATAAAGCAGGACAGTTCGTATTGGAATCTATCCGCCTTGATGACTCGTATGCGAAGCTGCTAGAGCAAATGCATGACGATGATAGCGGCGATGGTAGCGACGATGCTGATTAAAGCATCATCAAGCTTCTGATTAGGTTTTATGGGTATCATAGCACATAGTGCAAAGAAAGCATTTCTAGAGCGCCCTCGTGTTGACTTCCGTGAGTACAAAAACCTAACGGAAGACGAACTTGATGCGCGGATGCTCAAGCTTCCTGTGCAGCCTCCCATCTATTATAAACTGACTTATCTTCAAAAGGTATGTTTTATCATCGGTGCGGAAACGCAACGATTCATGTTTTTGAATGATACGGGTACAGGAAAGAGTCTTCTTTCTATTGCTCTTGTGCGTTACTTCCGTAGATTGGGAATACTGAAACATTGTTTGATTTTGGTCCCGAATCGACCAAACAAGGTTGAGTGGCCGGACGAACTTGTTAAGCATTCTCCCAATTCCTCCTATCTTGTCCTTCCCAGCGAAATTGAAAAGAAGTGGTCAACGTTAGAAACGTCAAATCATCTTTTTGTTGTTGAGACTTATGCTGGCCTTTTCAACATGGTTTGTGATGTTGAGCCCAACAAAAAAGGGAAGAATCGTTTTGTCATAAGCAGCAAGAAAATCAAGAAACTACAAAAGCATTTTCAAGGTGTTGTTTGCGATGAATCTGTAGCTCTGAGTAACCACCAAGCTTTGCCCTTTCGTGTTTGTCGGCAACTGTCTAAAACATCTGAAGTTTTCTTTGAATTGACAGGAACTCCATTCAACCGCGATCCTACAGTGCTGTGGTCGCAAATGTTCCTGATTGACGGTGGGTATACTCTAGGAGAGACATTAGGTCTATTTCGTTCTATTTTCTGTAATGAATCTATCAATTATTTCAGCGGGATGCCGGAATACAAGTTCAGTAAAAAACAGAAGAGTTTGCTGAATCAGTTTATCGCAAATCAATCAATATCCTTTCCAGCTGATGAGGGATCACTTCCTGAATGCGTCCTTGTCCCAAAGTATATTTCATTGGGAACAGATGCTGATACCTACTACCAGCGATTCAAAGATACTCTTGTTGCTGCACGTGGAAACTTCCAAGAAAGTCAAAATGCATTCGTTCGAATGCGTCAGATATCTTCTGGTTTTATCGGATTTGAAGACGATGAGACTGGTGAAAAAGCAAAGATTGAGTTCCCTGATAACCCCAAGCTTGAGTTGCTGACTTCTATTCTGCAGACGGTGTATCAACAACACAAATCAATTGTATTCTTCGAGTTTAACTTCAGTGGGGAGCGCATCCTTAAGGAACTCAAGAAATTGAAAATTGGTGCTGAAATCATCTACGGAAAAACCAAAGATGTTGAAGCAGCTAAGCGTCAGTTTATGAAGAATCCAAAGACGCGCGTATTGTTATTACAGAACAAGATGGGAGCAGGACTCAATATTCAAGTGGCAAAATATGGATTCTTTTACGAGAGTCCTGTCTCTGCTTTGATGCGTAAACAGTGTCAGCGTCGTGTTGAACGCCAGCATTCAGAACATTCTACCGTTTTTATCTATGATTTGTTGATGCGTGGGACTGTTGATGAGCAGATTTTGCAATTCCACAAAGAGGGTGGAGATTTGTTCGAAGCTATTATACGTGGTAAATAAAATGCTTGCAATTGAATAAACAAACCGCTATAGTAGTCCTGCTACCGTAAGCAAGGAGACTACATGTCAAGGAACGAGATAACAGATCTTCTGCTTGATGAACTTGATAAATACGGCATTGAGGGTACAGTGTCGGATCGAGGGAAGCATCTTGCAGTTGTTTGGCAAGTCGGAAGTCGACTTCGTCAATTGTTCACATCAAGAACATCCAGCGACTGGCGCGCTGGAATGAATGCTCGATCTCAACTCCGTCAATTTCTAAAAGAGGATGGGGTTACTCTTAAAGAGCCAACATCTTTTGACAAAGCAATGTCTTTGCCGAAAGCTCCACGAATTCCCGTCGCTGCTCAAGAAAGTATTCACCACAAAGATTTTGAAACTTTGTGTGATCTTGTTTTTGATCTGCAAAGTCAGATCAGAGATCTTGAGGGTAAACTTTCAAGTGTGACGGTTACTTCTCGAGTTGAATTTGGGACCGTAGCGACCCCGCGACAGGTGCAAGATTCAATCCAAGAATTGGCCGCTGCTCCTGATTTGAAAGTCTCGCATGAGACTCGTCACACTCCTACTTGGGTTTTGAAGCCAGGAACCCGACCTTATCAACTTTTGGCTGAGATTCCTTCGGATGGAAAAGCCGCTCATGCGAAGCAGCTTGCAGAAAAGTTGGATATGAATGTTAAAGCTGTGTATGTTGTTTTGCATCGACTGCATCACGGTGGCTACATTGTTTCGCCCATGCGTGGGTGGTGGAAGCGGGTATAATGCAACCTCACTTTTCAGATCCTGAAGCAAAGCAAGACTTGGAGGAGCGAAAGCTCCTCCGAGATGCTGAATGGAAACGTGGCCTGATTGGCGATGCTACATATGTGTTGTCCCTGACCTTTTGTGGTTACAGCAACAAAGATGCTGAAACAGAACTAAGTCTGTTGAAACTGGAGAAAAAGCATGACCAAGAGCGAAAAGCCGCATTATGGTCGCATCAAAGATTGGTACCGAGACGGTGATGTTATCCGTGGTGTGTTTTTAGACCACCCATACCACCGAGGCGAGGGTCATACCAGTTTGGTGTTGCATCACGATGATGCAACAGGCGAGATTGAAACCAAAAACAGTCGCTACACTCTGGTTAAAGAAGGTGAGCCTTCTCGTTTTCAAGATTTTCCGATACGAGGCGATCGAATGAAATTCTTGAATGCGAACGGTTACGACTCTCAGCGTGAAGCCGCAGCAAAAGTATTCGATATGAACAAAATTTATACAGTGACTGGTTGTGCAGTTGAGCCGTGGGATCATTGGGTCTCTTTCCAAGGTATCCCGGGTGTTTGGAATGGTGTGATGTTCCAGCGTGTATTCGATTAAATGGACTGGGTAGAGTTCCTTGATCGTCATCATATCCACTATGTGACGTCAGGTCCAAACACGTCGCGCGGACAAATATCTTTACAGTGTCCATGGTGCGGAGTGGACGACCACTCTCAGCATTTGTCGGTCAACCTGAACGGCAAAGGGTTTCGCTGTTGGAGAAATCCGAGACAGCATTCGGGCAAGAACCCGGCCAAACTTATCCAAGCCCTCTTAGGATGTTCGTGGGAACAAGCTTCCCGGTTAGCTGGTAATGAACGTTCGGTCCCGGATGACTTTTTGAATAAATTGAAGTCAAAGTTCTTCAAAACAGAAGAAGTTGAAGAGAAGCGTCCTGAATTACGTCTGCCTTCTGAATTCAAGCAATTTTCGGGATTGCCTTCAGCACGTCCTTACATTGCTTATTTGCATGATCGAGGCTTTCTTGATCGCGATATATCGCGATCAAAGGGTTATGACGTTTACTACGCCTCACGTGGGTTATACAAGGGTCGCATTATTTTTGTCGTCAGAGAGTACGGTGAAATTGTAGGCTGGACTGGTCGGACGATTTACAAAGACCAGATGGTCCGATACAAAACACTGACACACGATCTAGAGAAGGCTTCTGAGCGCGGTGAAATTCCAGCGCCCAATCCCATTAGCCATTACCTCCTATTCCATGACAGGCTGCTTTATACGCCAGCTCACACCATTGTTTTGTGCGAAGGTCCTTTCGATGCGTGGCGCGTAAATCTTTTGGGTGAAGTTCATGGAATTGTAGCTACTTGCTTTTTCACAAGTATGTTATCAAATGAACAACTAAACCTGCTTCATGCTATTTTGCCCAAGTTTGAAAATCGATATCTTTTGCTGGACCAGAATACTTTTTCTAAAGCAGCTAGAATTCGATCTGACTTGGTCACTTTGGGTGTTGATGCAAAGAAGCTACCTAAACAATTTAAAGACCCGGGCGAAATTACGACAACAAGAGAACTCCTAAAGGTGTTGTATGCGACAGACCTACCAACTTGAACCTTTTGAACAGCGTCAATTCTGGAAGCTTCGACCTGTACAAGGCGAAGCTTTGTTTTTCTGGGGAAAGATTGCTCGAAATCGAGGACTTGATCCTACAAGTTTGATCACAGATGGTCGTAATGGGAAGTTCACAGGCTTGCCTTTGAACCATGATCAGCACTGGTGCTATCCAATACCGCTGCGTTGCTCAAAGAAGCCTGTGTATAAGGGAATCTGATATGTATCAGTCAACAAAGAAATATGACCACAATGTTGGACTTTCTTGCTGCTTCCGACAGTGGCGGGCTGACAGTCATTGTGCACAACTGCATGGGTACAGCCTTGCTTTCAAGTTTGTATTTGAATCGCGTGATCTCGATATTCGGAATTGGGTTGTTGACTTTGGCAGTCTCAAGTCCTTGAAAAATATCCTTGAAGATAACTTTGACCACGTCACGCTTGTGGCTCAAGACGATCCACACCTTGATTGGTTCTTAGAAGCTCAGAAACGCAACATCATCAAATTGATTACTGTTCCTGCTACAGGTTGTGAGAAGGTAGCGGAAATGGTGTTTGAGTGTGCTGAGCAATGGTTGCAAGACGCTGGGTACGCTCCACGTGTTACCCTGAAGTCGGTTGAAGTATCTGAACATTCTGGCAATAGCGCTGTATTCTATAGATAATGCTTGCAATTGTATTGACGTCCATCTATGTTGCTCTTTGTTAGCAACCGTAGGAGGACACAATGGGCTTTGACTTTGATCGCCACCAACGTTCCATGAGCATTGGTTTTCGCCTGTTCATGGTTGTTTGGGTTGTTATCTTCTTCGCAATCATATCCGTATGGGGAATTGTCGGTTACGGTATGTACAAAGGAGTTACCGATCCGAATGCTTCACAAGCTTTGGGGAAAGCTGTGGGCGGATTTATCAAAGGTGTCAACGACGGACAAAAGTAGTATTGCGTAGGCGTTCCCGTAGCGCTATAGTTTGTATCTCGCCCAAGTCTGGTGGGCTGCATAGTTCCTTCACCCCTTAGGACCTATGCCTCTTACGGCGGCGCCGGGGGCCGTCCAGACCCCGGAATTTTCCGTAAGTTACCAAAAGGCATCACAACAATGGCAGATGTTCTTCCCGACGCTGGTGCGGTGGCGTGGATGCACTCTTACGCTCGAAAAAACTACTGGCGTGTTGCTGCGTGGATGGACTACGATGATCTGATACAAGAGGGCTATGCTGCCTACTACGAAGTTCGTTGGCGCTACCCCACTGCTGTTGAACCAGCTCATATTATGAGCCTCTTCAAGCTTTGTTACTCTTGCATCATCACAGACTTGTCCCGCAAGAAAACAAAACAGCAGGATGATGCTCGCAGTGATATTGTTGAAGTCTATGAAGGTGATGCTGCGGTCATCCCGGACTATTCTGATTTTCAGGTTTTGATGATCAAAGCTCCAAAGATCATTAAAGATACAATTGCTTTGTTGGTCAGCGATCAGCGTAGCGAAGAAGTTTCAAAGCCGCTGGAACGCTATGCAAACGGACGCCGTGAAACTTTGAATGACCGCATCTGCAAGCTTTTGGGTTTGAACTCTAAAGATGTTGATGTCATCAAAGAGGTGCGTATGTATCTGCGAAGTGCTTAGAGCTACGCTACCCGGTTTGTCCTTACTGGCGATCGAGGGCGTCAGAAAAGAGAGATAGCCTGCCTCGGGTAGCGTTCGAGGCATAACAGGTTCAAGGCTATCAACCCTCGAGTATTTTTGGGAGACTAGATGCGTAAAGCTTTTGTGCTCTTGTCCGGAGGACTTGATTCAACAACTTGCCTGCACAAGGCAATCTTTGACTATGCGCCTGAGTATACAACTCAATCTTTGAGCAGCATTGTCAGAAACAACGCGCAAGATCCTGTCTTTTGGGTCGAGGCTGTTAGTGTTTACTACGGACAGCGACATAAGAAGGAAATGGATTACGCTGCGAAGACTTGTGAGCGTCTGCGTATCAAGCACACTATCTTAGATGTTGGCGCTCTTCTTCGCGGCGATGCTGTCATGCTCACAGATGACTCCCGGGGCAAGGTTGACGTGCCTGACATCAGTTACGATCAAATCAAAGGTGTCTCTCCTACCTATGTCCCATTCCGCAATGGCCTTATGCTTTCAGCATTGACTGCTCATGCCCAGAAGTGGGTGAATGAGAAGAATAAAGAGGTTGAAATCCCGGGCAAATACCACCCCGATGACCGCAGTGTGTCAGCAGGGATTTACTTCGGGGCTCATTCCGAAGATGCTCACAATTGGGCTTATCCTGATTGCACTCCCGAATTTATCGGAGCGATGGCAAACGCGATCTACATTGGGTCGTATATGCAAATCCGTTTGCACACGCCTCTTGAATGGCTCAATAAAACAGGAGTTGTTTCTCTTGGTGATGAACTAGGTGTCCGGTTTGAGGATACGTGGTCTTGTTACAAAGGAGACGAATTCCATTGCGGCGTTTGCCCTACATGTCGTTCACGACGTGAAGCTTTTCTTGAAGCTGGTATTGATGATCCAACTATCTATCAAGATTCAGCAGAGGTGTAAGCATAATGCTCAATGGTCCGCTAGATCCTCTAGACTACCCAACATTTGCGTCGTCCGCGCATACGCATACGGTGTATAACCCGAATGAGTTTACAGCCCAGGTGTTGCAAGCGACAACAGCAGCAAATCAAGCATCAAGTTTGCCTAAAGTAAGGAATGTTACTATGGTTGCTCTTCCTACTCGTCGTTTAGTTCGAGTTCTTGTTGTTGACCCTAACGAGAATATCCCGCTGAGTGATTCTGTAATTTACAAGGGTGACGAATTGCTCACCGATCTAACTGATCAAGAACTATTCTTTGATATCAGTATTCAAGAATTGCTCAAGACCCACAATGAAAAGCGTGTCAAGATCATTGACAAGCGTGTGAAGGATAGGACTGAGTACCTCGAACCCGCGAAGATTCGCGATTTGAAGATGGTCGTTGTGACGATCGCTCAGTTCTGAGTTTGTAGGAGTTTACAATGACAACATCTGTTATCGAGCAGGAATTGGTTACAGCGACCAATTTCAAGTTGAAAAAGGACGAAGCGCGTCAGAGTCACTTGAAGCGTTTGATGAAGGCTGTGTCTAAGCTAGACGATGATAGTTGGGCAGAACTTTCTGGCGAAGCTCAGGACTGGAACAACGATGCTGCGGAGTCTGTAAAGACTGGTTCTTCGATCGCTGACTTCCCTGATTTGGACGTTGACGTCCCTGAGGAAGAGCCTGAAGAAGCCCCTCCTCCCAAGACTGAGCGTCCTACTCGCGTGACAAAGCGCACGAGTGCTTGTCATGTCATCAAGACGATGGTGGTCAAGAAGCCTTCGATTTCAGTTCAAGATCTTTCAGAAAAGCTCAAGTCTAAGAACTTGAAAGTTTCTGATGTTACCATTGCAACTATCCGGTCTGATACGCGTGATACCTTGCGGGTTTTGAACGAACTCGATTTGGGAACCTTCCATCTATCTGACAAATAATGCTTGCAATTGTATACTTTGCCGTCTATAAACAATAAGTCAATGGGAGACTACGATGGCAAAGCCGGCGGCCGACTTCAGGAGCGATTCGGATAAAGAAATCTTGAACGCTCCTGATTTCTTCTTGATTCGAGTCTTTCAACAAGAATATGGTTGGATTGACTCTGCTCGATTCACAGCACAAGAAGCGTTGCAGCGCTACAACAACATTTTGAACTTGGGAAAGCCCTACCGTCTTATGTTGTGCGCGGTGAGGATGTTTGGCAAGAATCAGCATATTTGTTCGATATCTGTTCCTGAATTGACCGCCTATGCCTCTCGTTGATTCTGTAGACAAAATTGTAGACAGTTACTTTTCGGTGGTAGCTGACGAGCCTTTTGTTTACAAGAAGAAGCAATACGCGCGACGATCCCTAACAGTTCGATCTACCATTTTTCGAGGATTTACATGTCCTGCAAAATGTGGGGGGTGTTGCCCACGATTTTCGCTTGACTACTTGCCTTCAGAACTTATGCCGTATACTATGTCGAAACGAGTAGTTGAATTTGATGGTCGATCAATCGAACTCTATTCAGATATGCAACTAGACCACAACAATCACCATTGTAGAAATCTGAATATGTCAAATGGTCGTTGCGGTGTACATGGAAAGCAGCCTTTCTCTTGTGATTTTGAGTTGATTCGATCTATCAAATTTGATAACCCGGACAGAGCAAATAGACTCACGACAAAGTTGTTTGGTCGCGGTTGGGCTATGCTCCGTGTAGATGGTGAGCGTGGAGCACTTTGCGAGATCACGCCTATATCAGAAGAATCTGTACAAGATACAATTCGAAAACTCAAACGTTTGAAAGAATGGTGCGAGCACTTTGGTTTGAAGCATCGAGTAGACGATATTCTTGATTGGGCGAGTCGTCCCCAATCACGAACTCGTGATTTGTCATTTTCAACAAAGCTATGGAGCTTTGCGCGTATGTAGTGATAGCACGCAGAGGCCAGTCCCCCAGCCCCCTCTTTGCGTTGCTAGTGGACGCGAGCTTTCAGTGATGCGTAGGCTCGCGTCCACACTTCTGTTGGAAGGATAGAATGAATAAATTGTTGTCAGAAAAAGAAGTTCTTTCAGAGGCAGAGCTGTTTACGCAGCTTTTAAAACGGTTTGGGGAAGATCCCGATCGTGGAGGTTTGAAAGAAACTCCTGACCGCGCTACGAAAGCTTGGAAGTTCTGGTGCTCAGGTTATGAGCAGGATCCCAAAGACGTTCTCAAAACATTTGATGACGGCGGCGAGAAATACGACGAACTCCTGTTCCAAGCAAACATCCCAATCTATAGCCATTGCGAACATCACTTAGCGGGTATGTTTGGAATTGCTCATATCGCTTATGTCCCGAATGGTCGAGTTGTTGGGCTTTCGAAACTTTCACGTCTTGCAGATATCTTTGCGCGCCGTTTACAAGTGCAGGAGCGTATGACTCAACAAATTGCTGATGCACTCATGGACAACCTACACCCCAAGGGAGTTGGTGTTGTTATGCAGCTTCGCCATTTGTGTATGGAGTCTCGAGGTATCCAGCGAGTTGGTACTGTGACTATGAGTTCAGCGCTGCGTGGATGCATCAAAGATGAACCTGATTGTCGTGCTGAGTTCATGCAAATGGTAACAACAGCGTCACATGGTCTTGTAAAAATCTGATGACTACTATCTGTGGAGTTCTGCTTGATTCTGGTGCGTTCAGCGCATGGCGTCGTGGTGGCGAAATTCCGCTGAAAGATTATATCACCTATTGCAAGAATCATCAAGACGAGGTTGATGCTTACGTCAACCTCGATTGTATTCCCGGCGAGAACGGGAAGATGGACCACACGCAAGCCTCGATTGAGAATTCCGCTGCGAAATCTTATGACAATCTTCAATCGATGAAGTCTGAAGGCTTGCACCCAATCCCGGTCTTTCACCAAGGTGAGCGCTTTGAGTGGTTGGACAAGATGGTTGCGGATGGAGAAACCTATGTCGGAATTTCGCCTTATATGCGTGCCCATCAAAACGAAATCATCGAGTGGATGGACAAATGCTTCACAAGGATCACAGACCGTGAAGGAAAACCATTCATCAAGACCCACGGATTTGGAGTTACTGCTTCAGCACTGTGCCGTCGATATCCATGGTACTCAGTTGACAGCACGAGCTGGTCTGTGGGAGGAGGCTATGGATCGATTCTGGTCCCGCGATATGTGAACGGGATCCCCGACTTTACCAAGCCACCTCAGACTATGCGAATCTCTGCTCGTAAGATGGACCAATCAAACGGTTTTGATGGGCTATCAGAGGCGCAACAAGATTTCGTACGCAAAGCTGCTGAGGACGCTGGAGTCCCAATGAGCGAGCTTCGCAACACGTTTATCGGGCGTTGGAAGTTCAATATCAGATATCATTTGGGAATGGCTGCGACATGTGACGGTCGTTTGTTCAAAAATCGTATTCGTAGCATGTTTGAGCAAGAGACTTCAAAGAAGAAAGGGTATCAGCCCGAACCGCTTCGAATGTACTTTGCGACGGTACTCCATACCAAGCACCACAATATCTTCTTGAATGAGCAAGGTATTCGAAATCGATTGCTGTCGTATGCTTTTTTGAAGGACCTGCCTGATGATTTCTTGGGAAGATACCTGGCTACAGGTCTTCCTGAGCAGACTACTTCGCGTCCGCGGAAAACAACCCTGAAAGTATTGAGCAGCGAGGCTTATCGTGTCAAACGAGTTCAAGCTACGCTACAAAGAATCGCAAGAGTGGATGAGTTTGAGGCATGATTAGAAAAGAACTACTGGATAAGCTTGAGCGTGTTGCTCCTGCGTTGAGCAATAACAACCTCGTACCCATTCTAAGCCATTTCTGGTTCCGTGATGACACGCTTCTTGCGTACAATGACCAGATTGCAATCAGCACAAAACTTGCAGCTGATTTTGAAGGCGCCATCCCTGATACATTGATTTCTTTGCTTTCGGTTTCCAAAGCGAAAGAAGTTGAGTTCATGACAGGGAAAGGCCCTGATGGAAAAGCTTTGCCTGCGGGTCAGTTGCTAGTTAAAGCGGCGTCGTCACGCCTCAAGCTTCCTTACTTGAATGTCGAAGATACAAACATCTTTGAGATGCCAGAAGCAGATGCTGAATCTGCTTTGCCGATTGATATGGCAGCCTTCTTGGAAGCTTTGGATTCGTGCACGCGTTCTTTGAAAGAGGATACTTCGATGCCAGACTCTCTTGGCATCACGCTCTCCTACAAGAATAAGGGAATCGATCTTTACGCGACCAATGATGCTACTATTTCGTATGCGCGTGTTTCTACCAAGAAAGAAATGGATGACTTCCGCGTTGTTATTTCGGGAGCTTTCTGTCGCGAGATGCTTTCTTTAGCTAAGGGGTCGGGGACGAAGCATTTTGAAATCAATCCTGAAGGCTATTCTCTTTTCCAGTGTGGTGACAACAAGTTGTTTGGGCGTCTTGTTGATATTCCGCGACCTCTGGATTTCGATGGTGTTATTGCTTCGCAGTTCCCGAAAGCTGCACAGAAGGGATTGGTCCCTGTTCCCAGCAAGCTTGAACTGATTCTAGATCGTGCAATCATCATCACAGAATCGAAAGCAGATCGGCCGCGGACTGAAATTTCTTTGAGTGAAGGCATCGCTAAGTTCTTCTCACAGTCTGAAAAGGGCGAGGTGCGTGATCAGATGCAGGTGGGAGAGAACCACCCAGATGTGAGTCTTGCTATCGACCCGAGGTTATTCAAGAATGGGTATGGATACTTCACCGACTTCTTGCTTACTGAAAATTGTCTGATTATGGCAAAGGGAAGCAGTTTGTATCTTGTATCAGCGGCGCACTAAATGGGATTCTTTTTCACCGAAAGCAAGAAAGCTGACAAAAACCTCAAAGGCTTATCTCCAGACTTCTTGAAGCGTCATGAGTGTTCAGTCTGCCCGCTGAACCAAGTCCAAAATTTGTCTCCAAAGATGGAACCTACGGGAAGCAAGAGTCCCACAGTTCTTATCGTTGGAGAAGCTCCCGGACGTAACGAGGATGAAAAAGGTCGCCAGTTTGTAGGTAAAGCGGGCCGCGTGTTGCGGATGCGGATCCCGGAAGACTGGGATGATCGTGATATTCGTTGGACGAATGCGGTAAACTGCCGACCTCCTGATAATCGAACCCCAGAAGTTGTCGAATTCACATGTTGCTATCCGAGACTTGTGCGTGATGTTGAGCAGCACAAGCCTCGAGCCATTTTTGGGTTCGGTTCAATTCCTTTGTATCAGATTGTAAATCCTGATTCAAAGTATCGAAGCATTGGTCTTTGGCGTGGGCGTCGCTTGCCTGTCCGCATTGGGAACCACGATTGTTGGTACTACCCAATGCATCATCCTTCGTACATTCAATGTCTGCGGAAGTTTGAACCGCGTGATGCTAATTCTTACGGTAGTGAAGAGGAGTTTGCGTTTGCGCTTGATGTCGCAAGAGCCTTCTCAGAAGTTGAAAAACTTCCAGAACCTGATATTCACACTGTTGACTACGCAACATCTGATATTGAACTGGTAGAAGATATCGGTCGTATTGCTGAATTGTTGGATATTGCAGCAAACGAGCCGTCAGCAGGCGTTGATATCGAAACAAATTGCCTTCGACCTTTCCAGAAAAAAGCCAAGATTCTAAGTATTGCAGTATCGTCAAAGTCGATGACGTTTGCTTTTCCAGTAGATCATCCACAAGCGACTTGGACTGTTTTAGAGCGAAAGCAGCTTGATGTTTTGATCAAACGCTTCTTATATGAATCGAAGTGCAGGAAAATCGTCCATCACTTACCATTTGAGCTGGAGTGGTTTGGCTATTTCTATGGACGCGGCTGTTTCTATGCAGGACGTTGGGAAGATAGTGAGTCTCAAGCTTACGTTCTTGATGCTCGCCGCGGTGGTCTATCTTTGGACTTCCTCTGCTTACTCCATTTTGGACTCAATCTGAAAGCTATTTCAGGTCTCGACCGCAAGAATCTTGAGAAGTCCCCACTTCCTCAAGTTTTGAAATACAATGCGATTGACGCGCGGTACCATCGCAATCTGTACCTCGCGCAAGTTCCTTTGATCAAAGATCGAAAGTTAGTTAGTGTTTACAGGCAACAATTACGACGACTTCCATCACTTGTACTCGGTCAGTTGGAGGGTGTTCCTGTCTCGCAAGATGTTGTACAGGACTTTAAGAAGAAGTATAAAAAGCGAGCTGCAAAAATCGCTGCGGAAATTAACGAAGAAGATGCTGTCCGGAAGTTTGAAGAATTAAAAGGACGAGCGTTCAATCCATCATCCGTACCTGATGTCAACTTCTTGATGCGCGATGTTCTCAAACAGAACATTGAAAAATCAACTAAAGGTGATCTTGACCATGTCGATCATCCTATTGCCAAGAAGATTGTGCGATGGCGTGAAGTTAACAAGGTTTTGAGCACCTATATTCTTCCTGTTGACGAGGAAGAAGAGGATAATGTTGTTTTCCCAGATGGAATGATGCATCCGATCATTTCATCGACTGTTACAATTTCATGGCGGACGGGATCAAGTGACCCCAATATTCAGAATTGGCCTAAACGCCACGAGGAACAGAAAGAAGTTCGCGCGCAAGTTAAGCATCCCGATGCAAACATGCGAATTGTATCTTTTGACTACTCGGGTATTCAAGCTCGAAATGTGGCCATGGAATCAAAAGATCAAGCTTTGGTCGATGCTTATTGGCACAATTATGATATCCACACGACGTGGATGGAGACAATCAACAAACATTACCCACGATGGATACCTAAGTCAGCGTTACAAGACAAAGCTGCTTTGAAGTCTTTCCGACACCTTGCAAAAAACAAATTTGTATTCCCATCGTTCTTTGGAGCACAAGCCTTCTCAATATCTGAAAGTTTGAGTATCCCAAAGAATGTGATTGAGGGTATTCAAGAAGAATTCTTCGATCAATTCCATGATATTGCCAAGTGGCATAAAGCGCTTGAGAAGTTCTATTTCAAAAATGGCTATGTCACAGGGTTGTCAGGTTTCCGGCGCTATGCCCCAGTCTCGCCAAATGAACGCATCAACACGCCAATCCAGAGCGATGAGAGCATAATTGTCATGGATGCTATGGCGCGACTGTCTGAGCGGGAGGATCCGCGTTACCAACCTATGCTGATGGTCCACGACGATTTGACTTTCTGCTGGCCAAAGGATGAAATTGAAAAGCGAGCAGAGATTGTTGTCCACAACATGATTACTGTTCCTTTTGAATGGGCCAACATTGTCCCAATTGAAGTTGAAATGAGTGTTGGTGAAGATTGGATCCATATGGAGGAAGTCGGTAAGTTTGCGAACGATAAATGGAATGGAATTGTTGAAATTAAGGGTGTGTAATGGTTGACTTCATTTATACAGGAATAGGTAGTCGAGAAACTCCTGAAGCAGTCATGCGCCTTATGACCAGAACGGCTAAGAAGATGGCTATTTCTGGTTATACTTTGCGTTCTGGAGGAGCTAAGGGCGCTGATACCGCCTTTGAAAAAGGAGCTGGTGACCAGAAGGAGATTTATCTCCCCTGGCTGGGATTTAATGGTTCCAAGTCAAAACTGCTTCCGACCGAAGCTGCTTTCAAGATGGCTGCACAATTTCATCCTGCATGGCATAATTGTAATGAAACAGCCCGCGCTTTCCATGCGCGCAATTGCCACCAAGTTTTGGGACACGATCTCAAGACTCCTACTATGTTGATTATCTGTTGGACCAAAGCAGGATTGATGGGAGGTGGGACGGGACAAGCTCTGCGTATCGCGAAAGAATACGACATTCGCGTAGATAACTTAGCAATACCTGAAGTTGCTACACGGTATGTGCGCGATTTTAGTTGAGCGTATGTTTCCACATCTATTTCTATTAGGGGTTTACAATGAAAGGTGATCTGAAACGTGCTTGGGTAAAAGCACTTCGTGGTCGTGGCTATCGTCAAACAAGGAAAGTTCTAAATAGAAAAGGTAACCGAAAGGCTGGCAAACGGTCAACCTACTGTTGCTTGGGTGTACTCTGTCGAGTAGCTGGTGCTCAGTTTGATATAACGGGTCGCGCTGTTTTCCCTTCAGGAAACATAACTAATGTTTGTACTTTGAGCATTCCCGTCCTTGATGAGCTTGGTCTTTCACATGTTGTTGCTGATAAGCTTATGGGAATGAACGATAATTACGGAAACTCTTTCAAGGAAATCGCAGACTGGGTCGAAAAGAATCTTTAAGGGGTTGTTGTCATGGATAAGAAGCTGAAGAAGCGTTGGGTAGCTGCTTTGCGTAGTGGTAACTATCGACAAGCTCGAGAATCGTTGATTGATCGATCAGGATCACGTGCACGATATTGTTGTCTTGGTGTTCTTTGTCGAGTTTCGGGTGCGAAGTTTTCACTGTATTCAGGGTGCGCGGAGTTTCCATCTGGTAATCTGACGAATACAGGGACTTTAGGACCAGATATTTTGGATGAGGTTGGATTGGGTGAAGAAGAAACGGATTTGCTCATGGAAATGAATGACACTGAAAAGAAGTCATTCAAAGAAATCGCTGACTATATCGAGAAAAACATTTGACAAATCTCATAACAAAGTACCGACCGCAGAACTTTGCTGATGTTGTTGGGCAGTCTGCGGTCGTTCGATCGCTTCAAGCAGTCTGCAAAAAGAAAGACAGTCAGATCTTCCTTTTCACCGGTCCGGCAGGGACGGGAAAGACTACCTTAGCACGAATTGTAGCTAAGTCGTACGGCTGTGAAGACACACAAAGCGCAATTGTTGAAATCGATGCTGCGACCTTTACCGGCATCGATTCCATGCGTAACATTCAAGAAATTCTCCGATATCGTCCCTTTGGTGCTTCTGGGATGCGAGCCATCATCCTGGACGAGGCACATTCACTATCCAAGCAAGCTTTGGATAGTTTGCTGAAGACGCTTGAAGAACCTCCAAAGCATGTTGTTTGGTGTTTCTGCACAACCAATCCAGCGAAGATTCCGACGACAATTAAGTCGCGATGTGCTAAGTTTGAACTCAAGCCTGTGTCCGATAAGGATCTTGCTTTGTTGCTGGATGACGTTTGTGCTGACGAGAAAATCGATATTGATCAAGAGGTCTTTGACCTTCTAATTCGTGAAGCAAAAGGGTCTCCAAGACAACTCTTATCTAATCTTGTTGTAGCGCGGACAGCTCGCAATAAGAAAGAAGCTGCTGAATTGTTAAAAACAGCAGTTGAAAGTGATGCAACACTTGAATTGTGTCAGTTTATCGCGCAAGGGAATGGATCATGGTCTAAGGCTATGACCATTTTGAAAAAGCTTGAGGGTGAAAACCCTGAGGGCGTTCGTATCCTCGTTGCTAACTATCTAGCTTCATGCTTGAGGAATTCAAAAGATGATAAAACGGCTGTTGGCTTCATGCAGAAACTGGATGCGTTCATGCAGTCCTACACAGGAACCGAAGGACAAGCGCCTCTACTCCTATCAATAGGAAGGGCGCTATTTTCGGAATAGCGTTGCGTATGTAGTTGCATGAGTAAATTACTAGAATTCAAAAAGAAACTAGCCATTGACGAGCACGGCTTGGAATTTGCTTTACGCGACCATCCTGATTTTGTTTTTGATGTCGGTATGGAACTCGCGTTTGCGATTTCTGATCGTGATGCGGCCAAGCAAACCCTTGAAGAGGTTGAGGCGTTTGTAGATGCTGAAATTCGAGGTACAGCTTCTCAAAATGGTGACAAGATCACAGAAAAGGAAGTTGAGAGCCAAAAGAAAGTCGATAATCGAGTCAAAGCAGCAAATCAAGACTACCTGAATAGAAAGCTTGATGCATCACAGTGGTCTGTGTTGAAAGAAGCTTTTGATCAGCGTTCCTATGCATTGTCTAAGCTGGTTGATCTCTATCTCGCAAACTACTACAGCGACAAGACCGAAGTTCGGACCGGTCATGCTGACATCAAAACAATGCGGGCAGATACTGCGAAGTCTGTGAATGCTTCAAGGAGAGTCCGTCCATGAGTTCCGAAACTTTATTTTTGCTCTTTTGGGCAATTGCGGGATTTCCCGCGTATTTGTATGTTTTGTCGCGCCTATGCAGCAAAGCATTCTTTCGATCCAAAATTGAGTACCAAGTCAAGTTCTTCAGAGAATTTGATGGCACTCGCAGAAGCACTCTAGGAGGATAGGCGTATATGGCGCTAAAGAGTACAAAGAAGAGCGGCTTTGTGTACAAGCCGCGGACAGCAGAACAGGTCAAGGGTCGTGCTAATCGCAAGGTTGGCAACTTTGACTCGATCTTCAAGCAGGGATATGATACCTTCACTGCTCGTACGGGTGACAACTTAACCCGATACATCCCTCCGACTTGGGATGATAGTGATCATTACGGGTACACGATTTTTGTGCACAACAATATCGGTCCCGACAATTCGACCTACTTGTGCCCGCGTAAGATGTTGGGCAAGCCTTGCGCCATTTGCGACGCTGCAAAAGACGCGAAGGATGCGGGCGAGGCTGAAGAAGCGAAAGCGCTTGGAACGAGTGAGCGCATTGTTTCTTGGATCCTCGACCGTGAGGGTGACGATCCTGACAAGCCGGTTCTTTGGAATCAGTCTTGGACGCAAGATCGCGATGTCTCTGCTCTTTGCGTGAATGAGCGCACGGGTGAAGTCTTGATGATCGATCATCCGGACAAGGGATTTGATGTGTCGTTCAAGCGCCAAGGAACTGGGCTCAAGACCAAGTATTACGGCTGGCAGATCGATCGCAACGACACGCCATTGCACGAGAATGAGAAGGTTCAGGACGAGATCCTTGATTACGTCCGTGAAAATCCCATCCCAGACACTCTCAACTTCTACGATTATGATTATCTGAAGGGTGTGCTTTCAGGTACGATTGAGAAGGGCGACAAGGATATCAAGAACGATGACGATGATGAAGATCGTCCGCGTCGTTCAAGTTCGCGTCGCGGTGCAGAGGAGGAAGAAGATCCTCCGTTTGACGCAGACGAGCGTCCTGCGCGTCGTGGACCACGTCGGGATAACGACCCCGCAGATGCTGATCCGGAAGAGGAAGAAGCACCTCGTGGACGTGGTCGCCGCGCCGCTCCTGTAGAGGAAGAGGAGGAGGAAACCCCTGCTCCACGGCGCTCGACTTCGCGTCGTCCTGCCCCGGTTGACGAGGAAGTCGACGAGGAAGCTGAAGAGACTCCGCCGCCGCGTCGGTCTGCTGGTCGTCGTGTGGTCGAAGAAGATCCTGAGGAAGAGGAAGTTGAGGAGCGTCCTACGCGTCGTGGACGGACTCGCTAAGTTTGCGAACGGTTTGGGTTTTCGGCGCGGCCCAAACCGTTTCATCAGCGCCAATCTATAGCTCATTTTGGGAGATACTATATGAGCATTTTCGGAGCCTTGAAGAAGGCTATTGCGTCCGGCGTCAAGGAAGTGTCGTCGGAATACGGCAAGACAGATGATTTCTTGAATGCGGTCTGTTCGTCATCTGCTCTTGTGGCTAACGCGGATGGTGTGATCGAGGACAGCGAGCGTACCAAGGCAATTTCGCTAATCCGCAATCACTCGACACTTTCGAAGCTGTATAGCGGCGACAAGATCGAAGAAACCACGGACCGGATGCTGAAGCTGTCGAAGGACAAGTCTGGGCGCCAGGAATTGGCTCGCTACATTGACAAGGTACGCGGGTTGGAGAACGGCAAGGCGATGTCGGAAGATGTCTACCTCGTCGCTGCGGACATCGCTTCGGCAGATGGTTCCGTCGCTCCGGAGGAAGAAGCAGTCCTGAAGAAGATCGCTGACCGTCTCGGCGTCGACCCGTCCAAGTTCGAGTTCTAATCGGTTACAGGAGGAGTAAGCAACCTGTGGTAGCTTTGGCCGTATAAGACTATACGGATATCCTGGCCTAGTCAGCTAGAGAAGCAAACAGACCTACTCCTCCTGATGTTCTTATAGGGGGTTTCCGTGGAATATTTGTACAACGAGATTTCGCATCCTTTATTTTGGCTGGCATTCAGCAAAATTGTTTGGATTGATATCTTTCTATCTGGCGATAACGCTCTTGTTATTGCTATGGTGTGCCGCAATCTTCCACATCGGCAGCGTGCTTTGGGTATGGTCTTTGGCGCCGTTGCTGCTGTTGCGATGCGGGTTGTCCTAACAGGATTCGCATCAACAGTGATGGAATGGCCTTACGCTAAGGCTATCGGTGGTTTCCTCCTGTTTATTATTGCAGTTAAGCTGCTCGCTCCGCCTAAAGAAGAAGATTCAAAGGTATCGGAAGCAGCTACACTCTTTTCAGCTATTGTCACTGTGCTGATCGCAGATGCGACTATGAGCCTTGATAACATCATTGCTGTTGCGGCCGCTGCGAATGGAAGCTTGTTGTTGCTGGGAATCGGTCTTGCGCTTAGTATTCCTTTGATTATCGCAGGTGCTTCCTTTATTGTAGAGGTCTTGGATAGGCTTCCAATTTTGATCTGGCTGGGTGCTGGTTTGCTAGGCTGGATCGCGGGAGAGACAATTTCAACGGATGCTGTTGTTTTATCTGTGATCGGAGATGGGCACCTCTATACCGCAGCCGCTGCGGGTGCTCTGTCTGTTCTACTGCTTGGATTCCTGTGGCGGCGCGATTTCCTCAAAGTGATGAAACTGTCATGATGATCAGTCATAAGAATCTATCGACTTATGGTGCGCTTGTAACATGGGGAGCGACGGGATTTATGTCGCAGCCAAGTTTTGCAAGCCTCGTCCTCCACATCCTTATCGTTCCTGTTTTGTTATTTGGAACCATTTGGCTTGCTCACAATGAAGGTCAAGCGAAGTAAATGTCGGGTGGCGGATTATACTTTGGTACTCCAAAGAAAGATGTGAAATTCATTCCCAGTGGATGCACAACACTCGACCTCGCACTTGGAGGTGGGTGGGCACGATCTCGTATCGCAAATGTCGTTGCCGATAAAGCTGTTGGCAAAACGCTTCTGGCTATTGAAGCTTGTGCCAACTTCAATATGATTCTGCCCAAGGCAAAGATACGTTATCGAGAAGCTGAATCTGCTTTTGATAATGACTACGCGGCTGCATTGGGATTCCCTGTTGAAAAAGTTGATTTTGGTGATCCTGTAGACACAATTGAGGATCTATTTGAAGATCTTGAGCGTGTCATCAAAGGAGCGCGTGGTCCTGAATTCTATGTTGTTGACTCTTTAGATTCTCTCAGCGATAGAGCGGAGATGAAGCGCGATATAGATGACGGCACTTATGGCGCTGCTAAGGCCAAGAAGCTATCAGAGCTTTTCCGTCGCCAAGTACGCGGGCTTGCAGAAAAAGATATTACTCTGTTCGTGATATCGCAGATTCGAGACAACATCGGTGCTGCGATGTTTGCTAAGAAGCATCAGCGTTCGGGCGGCAAAGCTCTCGATTTCTATTCAAGTCAGATCGTATGGTTAGCACAAATCGAGAAGGTCAAACGATCTATCAAAGGTGTTGAGCGAACGACCGGTACTTGGGTGAAGGCTCAACTAGATAAAAACAAGGTAGGACTGCCCTATCGCTCAGCAGAGTTCAAGATACTATTTGGGTATGGTATTGATGATTACGACGCTTGCTTTGAGTTTCTCAAAGAGGTGAATAAAAAGCCTCCCGAAAAAGGTACACCACTTGAGGAGCTTCGAGCAGAAGTAAAGCGACGCTGGTGGGAGATCGAAAACGATTTCTTGCCAAAAGAACCAAAATATGGGGTTGTGAAGGAGAAATCTCGTGGACGTGTTTCACCGCGGAATGAAAGCCAAGACAATCAAGAAGGTAATTCGGCAGAAGATTGATGCTTGGCTGGCATCGATCGAAGACGAGACTGTCCGTAATCTCGCAGCTAAGGACACAATTGTCACTGGCGGTTGCCTTGCTTCCATGCTGCTTGGTGAACCGGTCAACGACTTTGACCTTTATCTCAAGACTCGAGAAGCTGCTCTAGCTGTCGCAGAATACTATGTTGCGCGGTTTACGTCTGTGAATGCGAAGGGTATTCCTTGTGCTATTTACGTTGATAAAGCCAAGGAAGATCGGGTTCGGATCGTTGTCAAATCTGCTGGCATCGCAAAAGATGAAGAGGTCAATGAGCCTTACAGCTATTTTGAAGGCGGACCAGACGAGCGCGGTACTGCTTTCGTTGGCGAAGTAATGAACGATCCCGGCGAGATTGAAGAGACATACAACGAAATTGAAGAAAAGGCATTAGCAGTCGAGGATGACAACAAGCCTAAGTTCCGTCCTGTTTTTATGTCGACTAATGCAATCACGTTGAGTCATCGCGTTCAGATTGTACTTAGGTTCTATGGAGAGCCTGAAGAAATCCACAAGAACTATGATTTTGTGCATTGCACAAACTATTGGTCAAGCTGGAACGACGAATTGACCTTGCGTCCGGAAGCTCTTGAAGCTTTACTGTCGCGTGAACTTCGTTACGTCGGCAGCAAATATCCAGTCTGTTCGGTCATTCGGTTGCGGAAGTTTATCCGTCGCGGTTGGACTATCAATGCAGGACAGATTTTGAAGATGCTGATGCAGATCAGTGAACTTGATTTGACAAACCATGAGACTTTGCAAGATCAGCTGACCGGTGTGGATGCAGCTTACTTTGTTCAGTTGATGGGGCGCTTGAAGGAAAACGATCCCGAGAAGGTGGATACAGCCTATCTTGTGGAGATCATTGATAGGATGTTCTAAATGAAAGCAGGCGGAGGGAAAGGCAAAGGCAGCGAGTTTGAACGTGTAATCTGCAAGAGTCTTTCCCTTTGGGTGACTTCTGGCAAAAGCATTGACGTATTCTGGCGTTCTGCTATGAGTGGCGGACGTGCTACGATCAAGAAAGGTCTTGTTCGGCAAGCGGGTGATATCACTGCTGTTGCACCAGAAGGACACACTCTTACTAATGCTTTCTATCTTGAACTCAAGCATCTAAAAGACATATCACTTGATAGTTTGATAACAGGCAAAGGTAGCCTTGTAACTATTTGGGACAAGACTATTGTTGAAGCTGCTAAGTACGATCGAATACCAGTCTTAATTTTCAAACAGAATCGATGGCCTGTAGCTTTTGCGACAACTTATAAAGGCGTCCAGAAGCTCCAAGCTCATTCTGTCGTATGTTTGAAGAGTCTCAAGACTGGGATGCAGATCATCAAGTTTGATGATTTGATGTCATTTTCGTATAAGCTTTAGGGGGTTATCATGTCTATTGGAGTTGTTTTCAAGGAATACCCGGAAGGTGCAATCTCGTCTCTCGACGAGTTCCAAGCTATTTTGGACCGAGGGGTTGGTACATTTTTGTACTACGCGCACGGGTTGGGGAAACATTCTTCTGTGGGACAACCGTACGAAGTAACTGATAAATCCTGCATCAAGGCTGGTTTTGTCGAATTCTTGAAGTTTGGTGACTTCAACAATGAATGTCATTTCAGTCTTGTTGATAGTAACATTGCTGTTCGTAATGCTTACAACGATCACTTTGTGTTCACAGATAAAGACTTGGCACAAAGTTATATTGACAAGTGCTTAGCTTCCGAAGAGCAGGAAGCAGCAACGCAAGCACATTGGGCGTGGTGTGCTAAGTTTGAACGTCGGTTTTCTTGGCTTTGGAGAGGCTAATGCGTCGACTTGTTACGGGTGACTGGCAGCTTTGTGACAACGCGCGCGATCGTTATCGAACAGACTTTATTATCAATGAGTTTCCAAAGCTGATTGAGAAACATCAGCCCGATCAGTTGTTAATCCTTGGTGACTTGACCGAGCTGAAAGACAACCACCCAGCTCCGCTTGTCAATGAAATTGTGGATATCTTCCATAACTTGACTAAAATGTGTCAGGTGATATTTTTGGAAGGCAACCACGACCGCTTGCACGCGCAACATCCTTACTTTCGATTTGTGCAGAAGTTTGGTGTCATCTGGATTTCCAAACCGACTGTCCTTGAGCGCTGCTTGTATCTTCCGCATACTCGGAATCACAAGAAAGATTGGGCAGACGTTGACTTTAATGGTCACGATTTCATCTTTGCTCACAACATCTTTACAGGCGTGAAGTCCAATGGACAGACGCTAACAGGCATTCCCACGAATATCTTCCCTGATGATGCTTTTGTCGTCGCAGGAGACGTGCATGATCCGCAGACAGTTGATTGTGTGACTTATGCAGGGTCGCCTTTTCTTTGTGACTTTGGCGATGATTTTCAGCCCCGCGTCCTGCTGATTGATGATTTGAAAGTAAAGTCAATCAAAGTTTATGGGCCACAGAAACGTGTAGTTGAATGCGATTGGAGTGACGATCCTCAATACCACCAGCCTAAAGGCTTGTATGAGGGCGATATCATTAAGATCAAAGTCAACATCGATCGTGAGCATACTGCAAGCTGGGATAAGATTCGAGATAAAGTCCAAGCTTGGGGAGTTGATCGTGGGTTTGTTGTAAATACAATTCAGCCTATTGTGCATTATGTCCAAGGCGATCACGCTAAAGTTGTAAAGAGCGAACGTAAATCGGATAAGCAGTATTTTGAGTCGTATTCTAGTCGAAATGGATTAGATGAGAAAACGATACGCACAGGGCAGGAGATCATTGATCTGACATGAGCAGCATTAAAGAAAAATCCCGTGTGAAGATCCAAATTCGTGATCCTGAAACGGATGAGCTCCTGCAAGAAGCTGTGATATCAAATGATTACGCTATTATTTGTGTGGGAAATCGTTATATCAAGTCTTCCCAAGTGTGGGGAACTACGCATCAAGTGAATATTGCACAGAAAGATTGAGATGTCAAAATACTACATTTCATTTGATACTAATGATATGCACCCAAATATAAAGGCTGTGACTGTTTCTTTGGGGCATGAGCTTATCAGTGACATGGATAAGAAATTGCCGATCAACTTAGTTGACGATCCCTTATACCCGGATCTTGTACAGTATGTTTGGGCAAACAATCCCGGCAAGTATCTTCGAAAAGGAAAGAAGCTAAAATAGTGCTTGCAATTGTATGTGTGGCCGTCTATAAATTCGGAGCGAATTAAATTTCATCCGTAGGAGAATAGAATGTCGCACAACATTGATATGTCCAACAACCGCGCGAACATCGCTTTCCTGGGTTCGCGCCAGAATGTCTGGCATCACCTCGGGCAGGAGATGCTTCCGGGTCAGTCGATCGAGGAATGGGCTGCCGCAGCCGGCCTCGAATGGGAAGCTGTCAAGGTTCCGGCTTTCGCTTTTCTTGACACTGAAAAGTTCGGCCATCTTGATCAGCGGATGCATCAAGTCCCCAACAAGAATTTCATTGTACGTTCGGACAACGGCGCCCCGCTGGGTTATGTTTCGAATCGCTACAAGCCGGTGCAGCCGGCAGAGGTTCTCGATTGGTTCAAGCGTTACATTTCGGTGGATGAGCGTTTTCAGCTGGATGTCGCCGGATCGCTTCTCGGCGGCCGCGTCATCTGGGCAACCGCACTGTTCCGCGACCCGATGTTCATTGCAGGCGAACATCACACAGCGCGTCTGCTGATGAGCACATCTTATGACGGCACCTACGCGACCATTAATCAGGGATCGATGACGCGCACTGTCTGCAATAACACGTTGGATGTCAGCTTGATGGACAAGCGTGCTGTGATCCGGACGCGTCATTGCTCGACGTTCGATGCGGATGCGGTCAGCGAAGAACTGGCTCGCATTACTCAGAGCTTCGAAGATTACAAGGCGATGGGTGAGGCAATGTCGAGCGTGCATCTGTCTGCAAATCAGGTGGAGGCTTTCTTCAAGAAGATCCTGAATGTGGATGACTCCGCTGCGGAAAGCTCGGAGGTTTCTACGCGGAAGCAGAATCAGCTGACTGCGTTGTTCGCCGCCTACAACACGACAACCAATGAGGGTGCTCGACGCAATTCAGCGTGGGCTGCTCTCCAGGCGGTTACGCGCTATGTCGATCATGATCGCATCGCAAACGACAATAAGCGCCGGCTGTCTGCACAGTTTGGTGAAGGCGCTGCAATGAAGAAACGTGCTTTTGCGATTCTTCAAGTAGCTTGATTTTGTCGCGGGTGGATGGGTTGGGAGGAGTGTAACAGCTCCTCCTGATCTTTGTATAGGAGTATCAAATGGCAGAGCGTATGCAGAAGAAGCGTAGAGGTCACTACGATGGTAAGCCTGGCGCACATGCGCGGGCTAGTAAGTTGACGCCCGAGCGTCGCCGTGAGATCGCTGTCAAAGCAGCGGCTAAGCGCTGGGCAGGTAAGACACAAGCAAAGTGAGGATTAATGACTGCTTTAACGCATTTGGGAAAACAATCGGCTGTTGCAGAAACTAACCCCCACAAGGTCGTTCTGGACAAGATTGACAACCCCCATTTTGGATTGAACTACGTTTCTCGGTTTTCCATTCCTGAGTTTACATCTTTGTGTCCTGTAACGGGTCAGCCTGACTTTGCAACGCTGCTGATTGATTATGTTCCGGATCGTTATCTTGTCGAGTCCAAAGCTCTCAAGCTGTGGACTTTTGCTTTCCGTGGACATGGAAGCTTTCATGAAGACGTAACTGTCCATATTGGAAAGCGTCTCTATGACGAACTCCAGCCCAAATGGCTGCGGATTGCAGGATTCTGGAACAGCCGTGGCGGCATCAGCATCGATGTTGTCTGGGAAGAAGGACAGTTGCCCGAGCGATGCGTCCCTCTTAGCTTGAACCAGATCAGGCCCTATCACTCACGCGGTGCATAAAGAACGCATCAGCGACGTTCTATCAAGGGGTATCAGGATGATTGATCGCTTTACTTACATCAACGAGAAAGTCCCAGCGGATGAGCCTGTGTTCATCCTTCGTGCACAAGATGCTTTAGCTGCGGATCTTGTAGAGAAGTGGGCTATTCATGCACGCTCTGTTGGATGTAACCACGACAAGGTGCTTGAAGCTCATGCTATCGCGGAAGAGATGCGGAGCTGGCATACTCGGAAGAACCCAGATTAAACAAGCCCGCAGCTAAAAGACACCTCTCTGCATTACCTGTAGAGAGGTGTTTGCATGATAAGCGCTCTTATTTCGCTAGTTGTGTACTTGCTGATTGTAGGTGTTATCTACTGGGCAGTAACAACAATTCTGGGACTCATCCCGCTACCTGAACCCATCAAGCAAGTTATCAATGTAATCTTGATCGTTATACTGGTCTTGATTGTCGTTTACGCTTTGTTGGGATTGATTGGTGCGGTGGGACCTGTCCACATTCCTACAATCCGATAGTCAAAAAGAAAGGGCCGATTTACGTCGGCCCTTTCGCGTGTAAGCTTTTTTATTCTTGACTATTCGTTGACGGAAGATGGGCTGGGACAGTGCCTTAGCTTCTGCCGAGCGCTGTTTTGGTTTCTTCTTTTTTACCATTGCTTTGACCTTTCGAATCTGAAATCCAAGATTCAGCGTCTCTCCTTGTGAAGTGAGCTGATCCATCATCACAGCGATAGGTGTCAAAGTGACTGTAAGGACAGTCGCTTGACGTGCATCCTGCCCAGCATTCAGCAGGTTCAAACGTAATATTTGACATAGCAGACCTCACCGAATAAAAGTTACAAGGTAACCAATCACGCACAAGACGTAGACGAAAGCGATAGCTTCCGGTGCTGCCATCTTATACGCGATCGGATGTGTGTTAATGAATCGACGCATGATTGAACCTATGCGATGCGAGCCAGACGCGGCTTGCCGTTGCGGATATACCGAGCACGCTCAACCTCGCTCGGATTCTTGTCGTCGTAAGATCGCTTCACAGCTTGACGCAGACGCTTGATCGGAAGACGAAAGTTACGATAGCCTTCAGCGATCGTATCGAGATACATCTGAGACGGCGGCATGATCCCGGTTGAGTTCATGCGATAGATCATGAGCTCCGTCGAGACGTCGCCATCCGCATTGCGAATCTTGATGATCTGTTTGTAATACATTCCACTTTTGGGATCGCCTTTCTTGAATCCCTCGTAACGGTCAAGAGCGCGCTCGCAATCACCCGTGATTGACCAGATCCCTCCCGGGCAGACCGCACCCGGAAGATAGATGCAATCCGCAACACCGCGGAATAGTAGACGAGCATCGCGCAAGTAGAAGTTGCCCAGCGGGACAGCTTTCGGGCAGCGATACTTCATCTGCTTGACGTTCAGGTTGCTGCCATAAGCAAAGTAGAGCATTGGTGTTTTTCCTTTGGTGATGCTTGCAATTGTTATTTATAGAGGTCCACAAATACAATTGCAAGCATTCTTTTAAGAAGCTGGTATTTTCTTATGCCTTGATTCCCAGCGCCAGAGCAGCGCAAGCCAGCGTGATGTAGCGAGGCGTCGGTGTGCTATGCTTTTCCCAGCGAACCAGTTCTGCGGGAGTGACCCCCAGCATCTGACTTGCGTCGTCGAGCGAGTAGCCCATAGACTCCCGCCAGGTTAGCAAGTCTACAGGCGCGTGCGCATTTCCATTCTCGAACTTAATTCCCATCTTACCCTCCTTATGCAGCCCAGGCGATATGACTGGACAGATCGTTAATACGAGACTCCATATAAGACTTCTCTTCTGCAGTCAGTTGAATCAGCGTTGCGAAAGCATCAACCGAGACTTCAGAAGCAGACTGGCGTGCAAAGTAACGAGTGATGCGTCCAGTCTTCTGAGTTGTATACTCAATCCCGCAGAGACGCGCCATCTCAGGCATTGAAATGCTCGTCCAACCAGTCGCTGCCATTGCTTCCTGCGGAGTGACACCGTCAGGACGGAGCAGCATGGAGCCAACCTGATAATTCTTGGTTCCCATCCGCGCGCGATTCTGCGGAGCGACCGCATAGTCGAAAGGATTAAAGCGGGCACCCATTGCGGTATCGACCATCTTCAAGCACATGACCGTCCACTTTGTGACCTTGTTAGCATCGGTCGTTCCAGAATGCTGACGGAACTCAACCGTGTTATGGCGCAGATAGGCAGCCATATTTACCTTTGAGTAGCGTCCGCGTCCCAGCAATCCATAGATGCGATCGAAAGAATCAGCGGTTGTGATATCGCTGACGCGGACTCCCGTCATCGTGCGGGAATACGCATTTGCTGATCCGCGACGCGAAGCGGGCATCATGCTGTCAATAACACCCTCGAAGACGCTGTACATCGATACAATGTTTTTCCAGAATGACAACGGAGCAGCACCGACACCAACATGAACATGCAATCCGCACTTCTTATTGACGGAACAACCAAAATCGTTCAAGGCGCGGCAGACAACTTCAACGGTAGTGAGTGACGCTGCACCCGATAAGACCGGCGAGACAATTTCAACACCGCGAGCATAATCGCCCAGCGACCCGTCCGTGACAATCTTCCAATTGCGCGACGTATTGTGATTGTAATGCTCAGCTGAACAAGTGCCCAGTCCGCCGAGGCGAGAATTGATTGCAGTGGCGAGGTCTTCTCGTGAAGTCCCTTCCGGAAGGTAGCACTCGATTTCAATACCATAAGTGTGATCGAAATGTGCCATTGCAAAACCCCTTTTGCTCGCCGACAATGCTCTTGTAGACGGGTTGCTCTACAATTGCAAGCATAAAAATGCAGTATTGCAATAAGAAGCGCAATTTTTTATCGTAACAACAAGCAGGAGGATTTGTTATGGCTTTCTGGACAGCACTACGAACTCATCCAAACTGCGAGAAAATGGCTATTAGAAATCTTGAAAATCAAGGCTTCTTGTATTACCAGCCCAAGCTTTTAGAACGTAAACTTCGACAGAAGCGCTGGGTTAATGTAGAAATCCCACTTTTCCCTAACTACCTCTTCGTAGAAATCGTTTCACGCTGGGCTTGCTTAAACAATACGCACGGCGTCGCAGCTTTATTGATGACAGGTAACAATCCTGCGGTAGTCCGTGATGAAGTCATCAGCAGCCTTCGCTCACGCGAGATCAATGGATATATCAAGCTTCCTGCTTCGAGATTGTCGGTCGGCGACAAAGTCAAGATACAAACGGGGCCATTTGCTCAGCAAGTAGCTCTTGTTGATCGCATGTCAGCAAAAGAGCGTCAGAAGGTTTTGTTGTCTTTACTTGATAACAAAATCAAAGTCTTGATTGACGAGACTGATGTTGAGAGCATCAGCACTGATTGACAACGTTCCAGCTATTCAGGAATTTGTCTAAGATGAACTGCCCAGCGTCATTGCGCGTTGTGAATTCACGCTTGCCCCACTTGTTGTGGACTGCAATGACCCATCCGTATCCATTGTAGCCGATCGCAATGGGTTCTTCTGTTGATTCAAAGAGGCTGGGAGAATGTACGCGGTAAGGCATTCCGCAGATATTGATGGTTTTCATCCGTCCTTCTCCTTTGCAGAATCTTCAAGTGTATGAAGATGGATTGATGTTGTTTCAACATTCAATTCTCGGACTTTGCACCATTGCAGCAAGTTGGGGTCAACCATGCTGTTGAAGGTGTAAGAAGCTTTGTTTTTGAGGCTGATTGACACCTCATAAGCAAGCGTGGAATCAGGATCGACAACAGACCATGGTCCGGTCGATCCATCGCGAGCGTGCAGGCGGTAGCAGTAAACTTTTTTCATTCGTTGTCCCATTCTTCAGCATTCCATCCGTAGTCTGATTCATCGTCGACCCAAGAGGTTCCTGACATCAGATATTCGCGATCTTCTGCAGAAAGTGTTGTCAACACGTCTTGAATCAGTCCGTGGCCTGCAAGCCATACCTTGTACCAAGCGTATTGATTTGCAGTCAGCGTCAAACCTTCAGGGCGGCTAGGTTTGATGCCGAATATTGGGGGAGGCGTAACAATGATAGTCACGCTACCATCATCATTGACAGTTTCTTTTCGTTCGGGCCCAAGCCCGACCATGTCAGCAACAGACATTGATCCCTCCTTAGAGCTGTGACGCTCCGTAGTAGATGAGATATCCAAGCAGAGCAAACCCCGCAAGGAGGAAAGCAGCTTCGAAACGTTCAACAAGTTCACGTATCGGCATGGATGTTTTCCTCGATGTAGTCAGCGATTTCTTTGAACGATTTCGTACCAGAGTCGTTCCACCACCAGAGTGTTGAAACATAGGGGCCTCCAACAGTTCTGTAGAACACGTTGTAGCCGTCGTCATGAGATCCTTCTCCATAAATACTGATCCCATCCGCGCCGATTTTCCAGCCAGCCACTTTGGCTAAAACACCAAGACAACAGTAACGACCCTGTCTGTCCAAGAGCTGGCCATTCCCTTGCTTGTATTCGCCGCTGCGGAGAGCTTCGACCCAAGCCTTCTTCAGATTTGCGTCCATGATTCAGTCCCAGAATAAGAGAAAAACAGCACCCATAGCGAAGTATCCCGCTTCATCTTTATGCCCGTAGATGACACATCCAGCCGAACATAGAAACAATACGCAGATAACCGCACCCTTGGCTAATTTTTCCATAGATCAATGTCCGATTGCGTTGAGGTACACGCCAGCGGCTAATCCGAAGACTGTCAACCAGAAGAAAGCGTGATTGATGCAGCGGTAGCGTGTCATGTCAATATCCTGCCCAGTCGCGCAACGCTTTGAAGCTTTGGGTCCAATGGACGGTATCTTCATGCGATGAGACAGTTCCGTCCGGATGCTTTTGGGTATAGCGATCGAAGACGAGAATTGTGCCGTCGCCCTTATCGCAGTAGAACCAATCGTGACGCGACGCCCAGCGGATTTGTTCGATGGTCAACATGTGAAATCTCCTGCTTACGGTACAATTGTATTAGACGGGTTGAAATACAATTGCAAGCATTAACTCACAGTTGTTCGTAATTCTTTTCGATAATGTCTGCGATTTCCTCGAATGTCACACCTAAATCGTTAGCATGAGTAAGTGATTTGTATACCTTTCCATTGTGTTCAAATAAAAGCTTTCCATTACCGCTTTGGATTCCCCATTTATCCAGCATGAACGGAGGTAGTTTACTTGAAAATCCATTGTATTCGATATCACCGTGGTTGGGAATGCGTGTGATTTTAAGGTTGTCGCGCTCCAGGTAACAAGCAACACCTAAGCAACACTTGCGACCGTCCTTTCTGTGTAAAAGATAATTCCCCTGCTCATGGCGACCAGAACGGAGTTCAGCAACCCACAAGTCAGCATATTCTTTTTTCATGGTAACCTCTAAATTGTATCTGGATCGTTTTTGTCGGCGTCCGAAACAAATTCCCAATGATTTAGTTGCAGTTGGGAAGGATTGTAGAAATATCTGTCCCACCGCCAGCATTGTTTGCTAGGCACCCATTCCATTTTAACAATACGCAGACCTTTGTAGACACTGTCTTGCGCCAGGTAGGCGAATTGTTTTCGGTAGGGAAGTTCCGGAATGAGATTCTTCATGGCTAAAATCCCAGATACGGTATTGCAGGAAGGTAGAGATAACAGAACAAGGCTGTTTTGATGACAATGTAGCCGATAATAACTCGCCAAAACAAGGTTTCAAGAGTTACCAACAATTGGATTGTGGCATTAAACATGAGCTGCTCCAGCTATCCAAATTGTTAAATTGTCGTCATAGTCTGTAGCGATGATTCCAAACCCATAGACCTTGGTATAAACTGTATCTGCATCCATAAACCAGCCATAATTGGCTTTTTGAGCGGCTTTTTTGCCGCATTGGTGCTCGATGAATTGATGCTGAGCATCAAAGATTTCTCTATGGGTGAACATAGCACAACCTTTCAGAAGCGGGTCGGCCGCCAACCACCGATAGGTGACCAGTACCCCATGATCTTGCATTTGCTGATGATTGAATCTTCTTTAGACATAGCTGCGGGCGGACCGTCCGTAATAACAGCTGCGAATCCCTTGTTTTTGGCGAATTCCAAAGCAGCTTCAGCGGTCAGGAAAGCTTGATCTGCACCGTAGCCGAAATTGGTGAAGTATACAAAGAACATGATCAGTCCTCAGCGATTGGGAAGATGCGAATGCAGTCACTAGGAGACTTAAATGTGTTCGCGAGCGGCGCTATGCATTCAGCAAGAGGGCGAACATCGAGATGCTGACCAATACGATCATCCATTCGAAAGATGTGACAATTGTTGTCAGCGGCTGCATAGGCATAAATGACGACGAAGCTTTTCATGACTAATCCTCACGAAATGACGAGTGTGCGACCATCCTCGAAAGCAGTCTCGATGACGCCATATCCATAGACTTTGGTTGTGACAGCAACGTCATCTACATACCAACCATAGTTGGCGGACTCGACAGCTTTCTCACCAAAGGTCTTTTTGATGAAAGCACGCTGACGCTGATAGATCTGCTTCTCTGTGAACATGATTAGTCCTCCAAGAGTCCAAGATTTTCCTTAGCTTCTGCGACTGATTTGTAGGTGCGCCAAACAAGATGGCCATTTTTGTTTTTGCCGCGAGTAGGATGCAGACCCGTTTGAGATTTCCTGTAAGGAGTAAATTTGTTGTCTTTTTTGAGCAGGACGAGGTCTTTTCCGATTTCAATGATTTCCGGATTGCTCATCTGCTAAACTCCTTTGCAAAAACTGACACTGAATTGTATAGACGGATATTACTACAATTGCAAGCATAAAGACAAAAAGATTTGACGTAGCAAACTGCAATATGAATTGAGGAATGAGGAAAGCAGAGGAAATCCTAGAAGAACAATGCAACGATAGCGTATGTAATATGTGAATAATTGTATGTTGTTTTGCTATGTGCGAAATACGTATAGAGTGGAATAGATGCGAAAGCAGCATTGATGGCTATTACTTAGCTGTTTAGTAGGTGATAGAATGACAAGATTTAAATTGGTTGATGCGTTACAAGATGCTGTTAGAGGAGCGCTATGTTGCGAATGTAAGTTGCCTTTGGGAAACAGTCAGCAATTGTATTATAGTTATGATACAACCAAGAGGACTGTACATTGGAATTGCCGAACTAAAGAAGACATTGGAACAGAAAACTGAAGAAACAAGTCAATAATAGAGTTCAACAATGAGCATGTTTGGAAAGCGTTTTACAAGTCATCAGTATTATGGAACGATGACTGTCAATCAGTCATCTGTTAACAATTCAACAATGACAGAGATAAGAGCTCCGACAGATGCATCTGTTCAGCTTTTGCGTGAATTACAAGAAGCAGCAATCAAAGAAATCCACAATTCTATAAAGGTCAAAGATACAACTTTTGAAGCAGTCATCCATCAAGGGACTGATGCGCTGTCTGGAGAATTGTATCTTAAGGCAATCTTTTCGTTGAATGGCAAGCGTCTAATTGTAGACGTGACTGAGAGCTCTTTCATTCTACGAGATACCAAAGAAGCTCGAGAAGCATTTGTATGCAAGTTGCGTGATGCAATAGCTACAAAGATTGCATCTGAGATATTGTTGTCTGTTATGAGTCAAGTGAAGCTATGAAGTATGTTCTTGTATTCCTGATGTTCTCTACAAGAGGGATGGTCGGTTACGGCGGTCCTGCAACAGCAGAATTTGAAAGTCGTGAAGCTTGTCAGCAAGCTCAACTGAGCATTGCGTCTGAAGTAGATTCGCGCATCAAGAGCGTTTGCCTCAATAAGCAGACAGGGACAAAAGATTGATATGCCAAAGCGTATTCCAATCAAGACTGCAAAAGAAGTCGCAGAGAAGCATGACCTAACGCAGGTATTGCTTATTGGCTACGATGGCGATCGCGTCCATATTGTGACGTATGGCAAGACAAAGGAAGATTGTGCAGCGGCAGCACGCGCACAAGACTTCTGGACAGGCAAGATTAGAGAGTTTTCATTCAAAGGAGACTACAATGCTGGCAAATAGCTATAAGACAGCTGATGACTTGGGCATCAAGGAAGTCGAGCGGAATGCCCTTATCGACATTTTGCACCGTCTCGAGTGCGGAGAACTAAAGATCGAGAATGGACCTCAGGTAGAGCTTATCCAAGGTGAGTTTGTTGACATTCCGCTGAACAACAACTCAATTCGAATGGATAAATGGTTTACGCGTCATGAATGTGGAACAGTCGGATGTCTTGCTGGGACTGCTCATATCCAGACGAATGGTGAAGCTTTCCCAGAATTGGGATTGTTTTCCCGTCGTGGCTCTCGTGATGTTGACGATTGGGCACGGGCTTACATTTCTGTTGCAAAGGATATGCAAAAGCGTATTCCTTACACGCTTTGGCATTTGTTTATGTCACATCGAGACAGTCATGAAATGATCACAAAGCGTCTACGTCAGTTCTTGACGACAGGAAGCAGTCTGTGACACAAAAGCATCCATCGCATAAGACGCGGTATTCAGACTCGTCCTACTATGACGAGATTTGTATTCATTGTGGAGCAACAGATATCGTTCCTGGTGGCTGGGGCAAGCTTGCTGATCCCTGTCCAAAAGAACCAAAGAAGGAAAGCAAGTGAGCACGTTCTTGGTAATGGTGACCTGCGCGTATGTCTCGTCCTGTCCATTGACATCTCCTTTTAAGATAAAGGTCAGCGCAATGGACGACAGGGCGTGTCACCAGATGGTATGGGATAGGATTGCAGCGCTACATCTCAAACGGAAACAATTCGTTGTAAAGTGCAGCAAAGAGTAGATGCTAACACGACGTTCTTTTCTGTGTGGTATTGGGTGTTTATTTGCAACACCTGCATTGTCTTGGAGTTACGGATTTACACCAAAACAGATCATTGAACGTAAAGAGTACGCAAATCAAACGTTTGATTTCAGAGATAAAGACCACTACACTCTGTACCTGTGTTGTACTTTTAAGTGTTGTACGTTTCAATGGGACAATGCAGGCTACCTTGCATTTGATGATTGTTTATTTGTTGGTTCTCCTATAGACCTCACTATTCCAAATACAACTATGATTGTGCATCATGTGGCTTTTATGGGGAGTGTTATAGTAGATGGTGACAACCGTTCTTGTTTGTCTGCATTGGTATCTTAGTTAACTAAAAGGATGTACGAATGTCGGACTCTATCTTCAGCATGACGCCTATTGAACGCGCGCTTGACGTTGCAACCTACTTCGGACAGATCGATGGCGCGCATCACAAAGCGTGGGTTATCGATCAGATGGTACGCGCGTTGACAGACTGTCCCATTGTGAAAGCTACGGCGGAAGATAGCAGAGGCAATCCGTATGAGTATGAGACGTTCGGAGAGTCTGAAGCTTACAAGAAATTGATTGCTGATTACAAGATGGGCAAAGACGGTCCGGATACCTACAGTTGGGATGTTGGTATCGTCCCATAAGGAATTGTAGAATGAGCTGTGAGAAGCACGCGCTGGGTATTCCCGGATACAGTTTGGAGGAACTTGCGATCAAGCTAGGTGATCTTCGTTATGATCATTTAGATATGTTTCTACAATTGTTGTCTGATAAGCTACTAGATGATGCGGCTGCAGATGCTGAGCGAGACCGTCCCAAGCTATGTTACCAATTGTATAAGGCAGGAGCAAAGGTAGCTTGGGCAGGTTACCATATCTCTAATGCTTGGTACTACTCCAAACCGCATATGGATGTTAAACAAGACAATGTCTAAGCGTCGCGTGTATACTCCTGTAGCAAGCTGGCATGATGATATTAGGGTCCATGTACCCTCTTGCACTGTCTACGAAGCAGAAGATTCTCAACAATTCTCAGGGTTGTATGATGCAAACGGCAATAAGTTGATGGTATCTGTTCGATCCGAGCCAATAGGATTTGTGTATCCGTCAAAAGATGACGTATGAATTGTTAATTCAACCATTAGAGGTGTAGCTATGCTGGGTTCTTTGGATTGGGTAAGTCCGGGTCGTAAGGTCGTCTGCATTGATAATCATCCGACGATCGGCTTCGACTGGGAAGCGGGATCGCAGCCATCGCTTGACACAGTCTATACAGTTCGCGCGGTCGGTCCGACCGTTTACGGTGGTCTGGGTATCATGCTGATGGAGATCAAGTTGTGGTCGCCCAAGCGCAATTGCGAATTGTTCTACCGCGCCGGTCGCTTCCGTCCGGTTGTATCTCGCGAGACAGACATTTCAGATCTTCAAGCTCTGCTGAACCCCAACAACCACAATGAGCTGGCGTGATGAATATCAACGCAGTCGAGCAATGCATCAAGCTTCTTGAGGCTGGGGGCTTTTCCCAGCCTCAAACTAATGAGCAGATCGCTTATTCGCTGGGCTGGACTTCCTATGAGCATCCGGACCGACCCGCAGAAAACCTCTGGTTGGATCCGGGCGGATTGGTTACAGACCTGCCTGAGTTCACGACCTCTTTAATTGACGCAATGTCTGTGCTGCCAAATGGTACAAAGCTAGACATGGTCTTGCGCGCAGACGGGACGGGATATGCTTGCGTATGGACCAAGCATGGATGTCGTTCCACAAGTCAGGACACCTTGACTAAAGCTCTACTGATTGTTGCTCTCAAGGCATGTATCTTACAGGAGGTTTGATGTCAGCTGGTAATGTCATTGGGATCATGAAAGGTTACCTAGCTCTACTTGGGTTGTTGCTTGTTTCTTTTTTCACTGGCATGATTGTTGGTGGGATACTTTTCTAATGAAAAAAGACATTCTCGAGAAGCTTGAAGACTTGCACAAGCAAGCGATCACAGAGCACAGTCATTTCTATGTAGCGTCGGTTGTTCATGAAGCCATGAAAGAGATTGAACGCTTACGCGAGTTTGAATTCATGTATAAGAGTTGCAGCAAATGACAGACCATTTCAAAGCATCATCTGCGACAGCACGTGTTCAGATCCTTCTTGAAATTCCTGTAGGTGGTAGCTGGGAAGGAACTTGTAGTTTAGACCAGATCTATCGCCAAGCAGGACGCGAGGCTGCAAATGCAGTTGAGAACGCTTTACATGATAGGTTTGGACAGTCTATCCGCATATTGAATACAAAGGTGACTGCGGTTTCAGCAGTATCGGAAGACTTTAGGTGATTGCACTATGACGCAGATAGAATCAGTAAAAACAATTGTTATTGACACACTCAAGACAAAGCCATCTCGAGTTGTATTTGTGGACATCGATGGTCCAATGATTCCATTCAGCCTGTTCCTGATTGACCGTATGGCTTCCTTGAAGAGGACTATCGCTCCTATCCCAGTCGCAGTCCTAAACCGATTGTGTGAGCGATCTGGTGCTAAAATTGTATTCAATACAACACACAACATCTCGTTGAGTGATGCTCCAGATATTGATGTCGCTTGTGTGAACGCGGGATTGAATCCTGAGTACATTCATCCTGACAAGGTCACGCTATATCCATCTTTGGAACGTGGGGACTCTGTTGTTGAGTGGTTGCGTCGTCATCCAGAAACAACGGACTGGATCGCCTTTGACGATGCACGGTTCACAGATGCGGATAACTTGATTTGGATCGACCCTGATGCTGGCTTGCATCTCGGACATCTAAATCTAGCTTTGGATCGTTGGAACTGTACTCAATTCATCATCTTGTAAAGGGGAACACAATGGTGACCGATCCTGTTATCTTCCATGCCAAATTGTATGAGTGGCAACCCAATCCGTTGCGCTTTCAACAATCACCTGTTGTCGACGATGGCCTTGGTATTTGGCGAGCAGAGGACAGCGTCGCTAAGTATGTGGTTGTGAAGCTGTTCAATGAATATGCCGCGTATGTTCTTCCATCTGCGAAAGATGTTCATCCGCAAGCACTTGCTAACTCGAAGAGAATCAGCACAATCGGACTGCCACTCTTTCTTTCCTTAGAAGATGCGGTTATCGCTTGTGAGCAATGGCGTGATAAACAGGAAGCTTAAGATAGGCATGACATCGCTTTACGGCCTCTATACGCTTCGGAAGCTGTTAGAGGACGGTGGATGCTTTGTTACGGAACTGATTACGGAAGTTCCGATGTCGAAAGCGGCACTCTATCAATTCTTGTACAGGTTCCAGAGGAATGGCTGGATAGAAACAAAGATGTTCGATACTAACAGCTATGGACGTCAATGTTTCTATTTGACAGAGAAGGGACAGCAAGAGGTCAAGAAGATTCTACAACCTCTTCAGTTAGGCCATGTGTCAACAAGAAAACAATCATCCGAAGATAGATGGTGACGATGTTAATCATCGATTACATCGGTGGATTATAATACCAGTCGAACCTGATGACGGTCCCCCTTGGTGGGTTTGGATTATTAATCCCTTCACGCTTGCTGTGACCCTTCTGGCATTCGTTATCTGGTACATGCCATGACTTTTGATCGATTGTTATTCTGGGCATTCCTCCCTTCCATTGTCGTTGGAACCGCAGCATTCTTGATTTGGGCAATTTTTATCCAAGCCCCTCGTGTTGAATCCCAGCACAGAGCTTTATGTGAAGAGCATAAGATGTCATCATCATTTGTATCTATCACGCAAGGAAAGATAACAACCAAGAATTGGTTTTGTTACGACAAAGACGGACGCGTCTACTACTTTGGTAACTGACATAGATTAAACTATCGACATCATCCAATCGCATTGATGCCTTGTTGAATTTATAGTATCTGATCTCAAAGGTCAGATACATGAAGCGTCTACTTCTTCTTGCAGCATTAGTTCTTTTTCCAACGATCGCGAATGCTCAGTGTTCGGGGCAACCAGCGTCGGGATACATTTGTGGCAATCCAGCCGCCGCAAAAGGCTTGCCCACATGGGCATCCCAATCCGCTCTAATTGATCGAGCTTTTGCCGCATCGCAAGGGCAGATCCTAAATAGAAGTGCAGCGGATTGGATTTCAACTTATGATCCTGTCTTAGGCAAGAACGGCACTGCTGCGGGATCGCTGACTTTCCAAAGTGCAACATCAGGCAGTGCAAAGCTATCGCCTCAAGATGGTAGTGCTTCGGTATTGCTGTTGCCCACACAATCGGGCACGCTTGTCTCTAATACAGCGTCTCCGTTGTCTATTAATTCAGCAACGGGCGCTCTTTCTTTGTTGACTCCATTGCCTTTAGAGTTCGGAGGAACTGGATCTGATTTATCTGCAACCGGTGGAGCTAATCAGATTGTTCAGCAAGCTACAGCTGGGGGTCCTTTCTCTGTAGGGACAATGTCTACAACGATAAATGGTACTATTTGTGTTGTAGGCAGTTCTTGTACACCAACCTCCGCAGCTTCTTCGATCACAGTAGGTACAACTGGTATTGTCGGTGGGACAACTGGTGGAGTTCTTTATGATAACGCTGGAGTTCTCGGCAGCTCAAATAACCTAGCCAACGGTGTTGTTACTACTACTGTATCTGGTCCTGTCGTAGCTGTGACGCTTCCTAGCGCGGTACAGTCGAACATTACACAAACAGGAACGTTGACTGGAGGAGCAACAGGAGCGGGATTCTCTCTTGACTTCGGGACATCAACTCTGTTGGGAAATATCCCTTTAAGTCATGGTGGGACTAGCGCGAGTCTTACAGCAAATAACGGCGGTATCTTCTATTCGACAGCAACTGCTGGCGCAATCTTAGCCGGAACAGCGACTGCAAATCAGCCACTTCTATCAGGTGCTAGTGGTGCGCCTTCTTGGGCATCTTGGACTGCTCCCACAACTGTTGCACAAGGAGACTTATTGTATGGTTCTGCTGCCAATACGGTTGCAGGACTTCCCAAGAATACAACAGCGACTCGATACCTGTCTAACCAAGGGACTTCTAATGGTCCGTCGTGGTCGCAAGTCAATCTCGCAAATGGTGTAACAGGCAACCTTCCTGTTGCTAATTTGAATGGAGGGACAGGAGCTTCTGCTTCTACATATTGGCGTGGTGATGGTACTTGGGCTGCGGGCAACAATGGTACTGTTACAAATATAGCGACATCCGGATGTGTCACGGGCGGTCCTATTACGACTACAGGAACCGTGGGACTGAACGCAAATTGTATTGGCTACACGATGGCCCAGTACAGTGCTGGAGGTACAAGCAACGATACAGCAGGAGTTCAAGCAGCTTATACAGCATGTAACGCTGCTGGCGGATGTACGCTGTCTTGTGCTACAAATGTTCTTTACACAATAGACACAATCACAGTTAGCTCCAATACAACTACCACTGGGTGTCGTTTCAAACAACGCACTCAGGGAAGCCATATGTTTAACATTATCGGTGTTTCTAATGTGCGCTTTTTGTTTAGCACATTCATTGGAAACACAACATCGACAGGAGTCCTTGCCCCCATTTCGGGAGACGTTCCTCTATGGGTTGTGAATTCGACTGGGGTGTGGAGTCAGGGTAACTACTTCACACTATTCGGACTTTATGATCTGTATGCTCAAGGATCAACGGAAGTACATGTAAACAATAACTATTCTTATGGGGTTGCTTTTGGACCACGTTTCTTGTGCACAAATTACATTGATGTAACAGGCAACACGTACCAAACGACATCGCTATCGCCATCAGGGTTATCTCCTGTTGCAGGTCAGTTCGCTATTGGCCCCGGTCTTGATAGTGATCCTTGTGGCGTCAATAAGTATTTCCGAATAGCTAACAATGCTGTTATCAACTTCCCATATTCACAAGCTTACCTTGTGCACTCAGGTCAGTTCGGGACTATTGCTAACAATGTAGGCCAAAATGTCAGCATGTGCGTTAGTGTGAATACATTCAACAATAATGATGTTATTACGAATGTTTCAATAACAGGGAATGCATGTGAAGCGAGTGTTGGGTACACATTGCCTACTGTCAGCAACAATGGCATCACTGTACATGGGGGCCCCGGTATTCCTTCTCCTATCGCTGTTTCTGTGACAGGAAACGCGCTTTCTTCGTTTAATCGAAACTCAACAGGTTCTCCGACTAATTCTGGATGTATTACAATTGACAGCTCTATTGCTGTAACAATCACAGGGAATTCACTTCAAGCATGTGGATCAAATGGGATTTCTGCAAACCGTGTTGAGCGCAGCTTTATGATATCCGGGAACTCAATTGATACGGTTTTAGCCGGAGGAGGACAATCTAATGGTGTGAACATTGTTGACGTTGGAAGTTCTGGAATGATATCTGGAAATCAGTTTTATTCTATGGGCATCAATGTCAACAATGCTGGTGCTTCGACAACTGTGAAATTCACAGGTCTCAACAATTGCTTGTCAGTAACTACGTGTAACTAAGCGTAGGATGGTTAGGTATGGCCGATCCACAGACTACCAATAGATCTTATAACGTTCCAGTCACAGGTTCAGACGTAGGGACTTGGGGCGTTAGCCTTAATGAAAATTTCAGCAAGATTGATAACAATCTTGGCGGGTTGTTGATTTTGACGCTGTCAAATACAACGATCTCGTTGTCTCCAACGCAAGCCCAATATGGCACAATTCAGTGTACTGGGAATGTTACAGTAGATCCAATCTATATTGTTTTCCCAGCTAACGTGACAGGCTGGTGGACCATTGGCAACTTTACAACAGGAGTTGCAACTTTTGGTATCACGTCCGCTACCGGAAACAGCGCCATATTTATGCCTCCGGGTGAGTTTACACAGATTTGTATTGGAGATTCTAGCAACCCTCAATACATGAGTTTGGGAGGCCGAATCGGTTCTTATTTGGACTTGTGTACGACAACAGTACCCTCATGGATTACATCATGTTCAGTCCCTCCTTACCTCAATTGTACAGGAGCAACTTTTAGTTCAGCGACCTATCCTGTTTTGGCAAATTTTTTGGGAGGAACAACCCTACCTGATCTGAGAGGTCGTGGGCGTTTCTATATGAATCAAACAACAAACCGAATTACCTCAGCTAACTCGGGTATTGACGGTAACACTTTGCTATCATCGGGAGGTAACGAGCTGATACAAGGTCACACGCACAACGCATCTGGAACAACCGGAACTGAAAGCCAAACACATAGTCACAGCGGTGTTGTCGTTGGTGGAACTCCAAGTACTACTGGAGGCGGTGCCTTCACTGTTGTTGGTTCCTTGATCACGGGTGATACAAATTCAGAGTCGAGAACGCATACACACACCTTCAATATTACAACGGGAAGTACGGGTGCTGGTAACTCTCAGAATATGCCTCCTGCTGTTATGAGTGGCATCTGTTTGATTCGAGCAGCTTAGCATTATGTTTGACCTTTCCCTGAACCAGAAATGGGGCGGGCCTGACCATGAACGGTTGGTTGCGCTAAAGCAGAAGATCAACCGATATAAACTGGCTGAGGTTCGAGAAGATTGTCAAGACTCGCTGCTCAAATTTGTAGAACATGCTTGGCCTCATGTTGATCCATCGCCCTTTATGGCTAACTGGGCAATTGAGGCTGTTTGTGATCATCTAGAAGCAGTCATGCTCGGACACATTCCGAGACTGTTAATTAACATTCCGCCGCGCTGTTCCAAGACCACAATTGTATCTATCATGTTCCCAGCTTGGATATGGCTGCGGTCGAACGACATTGCTCCATTGTCTGGTCCGCAAGTTCGTTTCCTTTGCGCCAGCTATTCTGATAAGCTGACCATGCTGAGCTCAAACAGTTTCCGTCGACTTGTAAAGAGTGAATGGTACAAAGCTTTGTATCCAGAACTCAATTTCCGTCGTGACCAGGATGCCAAGAGTCACATGGACAACAACAAAGGCGGTTCGCGGCAATCAACTTCGGTTGGTGGTTCGTTGCTCGGTCTTGGTGGTGACATTCTAATCGGCGACGATTTGAATAACACGGAAACAGAAAAGCTTGTTGAAACGGGTGCGGAACGTGCTAAAGCATCGTCCTTCTGGGACGAATTCCGATCCACTCGTCGTAACGATCCGCGTGAAGGTAAGTTTGCAATCATCAACGTTCAGCAGCGCGTCCATGACGAGGATGTCTCGGGACACTGGTTGGACAGTGGTGACGACGTGACACACTTGATGATTCCGATGCGTCACGATCCAACGCGACATTGTGTGACTGTCAAGCTTCCACAATATGATGATGCAGGACCGTGGGAAGACCCACGCGATGAGGATTCTGAAGACTTGATGTGGGGCGACCGCTTCGGTGAATTCGAAGTCGCAGGACTAGAGAAAGCACTTGGTCCTTATGCTGCGGCTGGTCGTCTACAGCAGAGTCCGAAACAGAAGGGTGGTAACATCCTTCAGCGCGATTGGTGGAAGCTTTGGGATGAGAACGAAGCACGCCTTTATGGACTTGAGTGGGCAGGCGGAGTGCGTGAGTTCCCACACTGTGAATTGATTGTAGCTTCCTTGGATACAGCCCAAAAAGAGAAAGAAGAGAACGACTTCAATGCGTTGACCATTTGGGGCATTTTTTTGGACCGTGCACGCAACCGTCGAGCGATGTTAATGTACGCTTGGCAGAAACGACTTCCTTTAAACGGCAAGGAAGTATTCATCCAGCCTAATGAGCTTCCGGTCGTATTCAAGCAGCGACAGCAAGACAACTGGGGATTGATTCAGTGGGTAGCTGACACCTGTAAGCGCTATAAAGTCAAGCGTCTGCTGATTGAAGACAAGACTCGCGGGCATGATGTCGCCAATGAAATTCGCAGACAGTACTCGCGCGAGAATTGGGGCGTGCAGCTTTTGAACCCTGTACAGGACAAGATTTCACGCGCCCATACAACCGTTCCTCTATTCACGGACGATGCAATCTATGCACCAAATACCAAGTGGGCTGAATTGGTGATTGCACAATGTGAAAGTTTCCCTAAAGCAGCGCACGACGACTTGGTTGACTCTGTCACTCAATTCTTGAATTGGGCACGAGACAACGAAGTCTTGGTTATGGCCGAAGAAATGTCCGCTGCTATGGATGATGCTGCAACTTATCGCGGCAATCAGGAGAGCGTCGCGCAGCACTACGGCGTATGATGCTGTATGCGCTTTTATTGTAAAGACTGCCGCTTCTTTGACCGACATCAACGGGAATGCCACAAGTCGCCTCCTGTGCGACTGCCACGTGCTTTTTCATCTGATGCTACTCCACAATCTCGAAAACGAGATGAAGAGCTGCTTTGGGGATGGCCTTCGGTAAAAGAACATGACTGGTGTGGGGAGTTCCAAAGTTAATGATCAACAAAACTTATTGGTTAATTGATGAATCTCTGAATGAATCTCGTTATCAAACTGGATTTCCAACTCTAGCAGATGCTGCGGAAGAGCTTGGTCACAAAGTTCACAGAGTTAAGCACAAGCCGTTCACAACTCATCCTTTTATAGATGAGGGCGCTCCTTTCCATCGAGGAGCTTGTGTTGTTACGCATGGTACAATTCAATTCTGCAAAAATGTAGAACGTCATTACGGTCGCTGGTGGACACCTGCTCTATATTTCAATGATGCTGTGAAGAACTTCTACCGTTATGCAAACTACTATGATGACATGCTTCTAAATGAAGATTTTGTCATCATGCCTTACGGCGAATTCATCCGTTGGTTGAGATCGAATGCTGATGATTTTTTCGAATCGTCGTGGTTTATAAAGCCCGAAAGTGGGTTGAAGGATTTTGTTGGGCAGGTTATCAACACACAAACGCTTGATGATGACTTGAAAAAGCTAACGCCCTATGAGCATGGGGTCGATCCGCAAACGCTTTGTGTGATTGCCTCTCCCAAGAACATTCTTGCTGAGTTCAGGTACGTGATTTGTGCTGGACATGTTGTCGCCAAAAGTGAGTATCGTTGGGATAATGTTCTTGATGTTAGAATTGATACTCATCCTATCTGCGACGCGTTGGCACATAAGGTTGCTCAAGCTGATTTTCAAATAGATACAGTCTACGTCTGCGATATCGCTTTGTTGTCAGGTGACCGTGCAAAGATAATTGAAATGAACGCTTTTTCGAGTTCAGGACTGTATGCGTGCAACACGTATGATATCGTGAAAGCTGTTTCGCAGGCGGCTGAGAACGAATACAGAGGTGTTGAATGAACGTTGATCTTCCCGATTCCACAATTGTTATGCCACTGTCTCAGATTATTGAGCTAGTGCTCATCTCTGTTGAGCTGGCATTTGAAAAATGTTCAGAAGGGGATTCTTTAGAATCGGTTAAGGAAGATATCACGGACGCTATACTTCAATCCATTGATCAAATCCCTCCAGAAGAGGCCGCAAAACTCCTAAAGGTTAACAAATGAGCTTGCTTTTCACCTATGTAGCGCTGCTCGCTATCCACTATATCGCTGATTTTGTTGTTCAGACAGATTGGCAAGCGACCTATAAAAGCAAGCGAATGGATGCGCTTGGATATCATGTTGGGTCTTACACGCTAGTCCTTGCTAGTGGTACTCTTTTTATGTTCCATTCATTTTTTGATTGGGCTATGTTTTTGCTAGTTAATGCCATTCTGCATCTCTTCACGGATTACTGCACTAGCCGAATATCATCAAGGATGTTTGCAGAAAAACAATACCACAATTTCTTCGTGGTAGTTGGTGCTGACCAGTTGATACACCAAGTGACTCTAGCAGGGACTTTAGCGTTGTGTATGGGTTTAGTTAATGCCTAGAGTCATCAAATTTCCAAAGAAACGTACCTATCATAGGATAGTGACGGGACGGGAAGTTTGGGATCAAAAAGAACCTTCATCTGAAATGGTGTGGGAAGTTTGCCCCTATACAAGATCGCGACGATCAATAGATGATCAAGATGGATGCTTGCACTGTCCTCGGTATGAAGAAGATCCCGACTGTGGGAAAGTGCAGCGTGGTTGCTACGCTATGGCTGCGGAAGCGTGCCGTGTTGTATTTGCTATGCAGAAGCGACTGGATAAGAAGAAATGAAAACTTGGTTTACTGCGGATACGCATTTCGGACATAAGCGTATCATTGAATTGTGCAATCGTCCATTCTCGTCTGTTGAAGAGATGGATGAAGCTATGATTGCCAATTGGAACGCGCGGGTCGGAGAGGACGATATTGTTTGGCATCTAGGTGATTTTGCATTTGCAGATCATGACTTGTATCTTCCGCGATTGAATGGTAAACTCAAGTACCTTCTTAAAGGAAATCACGATCATAAGAATCGTGTATCAAAAACAAGATGGGATTTGTTGCTGCCCTCTTACTACGAAACTTATGTTGATGAGCAGTTTCTTGTTCTATGTCATTACGGCTTGCGTGTTTGGAACAAGTCTCATCACGGTGCTATCCATTTGTATGGACATAGTCATGACAACTTGCCGGGTGACTCTGCTTGCTGTGATGTCGGTGTCGATTGCTGGGATTTCAAACCAGTCTCTTTAGATGAAATCAAAGCAAGATTAGCTACGCTACCTAAGCGTGTTGAGCCCGACCACCACAAAAGCAGCTGAATCTTGCGTGGGTAGCGCAAACTATACTAAGTTCAATGAAGGTATAGTTTGGGTACGCAGCATGGCAAATATCAAGAAACACATCGACTGGAAGCGCATCGAGAAGCTGTATAAGCAAGGCTTGCTATCGCTTGAGGAAATCGCGCGAGAATCAGGAACGGTTTCGGGTAACATCCGACACCATGCTAAGAAGCATGGATGGAAGCGCGACCTAACCGATGCTGTCCGAGAAAAGACTCGGATGAAGTTGATTGAAAGTCTTGCAGACAATTATGGTGGCGGGCAGAACGCTGCGGAAGAACTCGATCGCCTGACAGATGAAGCGATTGTTGAGCAGGCTGCACGAACTCAAATCCAAGTCTTGCGCGAACACCAGAAGTCAATTGGTCACGGCCATAAACTGGTGATGCGTATGTTGGATGAGCTAGATGCATCAACAGCTTATGCGGGCGAGCTTCAGGAATTGATTACTTCAACAATATCACCGCATCGACAAGAAGCTGTTCGTCGAGCTGTCTCGCTAGGATCGCGTTCAACCATTCTGCGTGACTTGTCTACCGCAGCACGTCAGTGGGTCCAACTTGAACGTCAAGCGTTCAACATTCCTGACGAGCGTGACAAGAACATCGAGAAGATTGATGATGTTAACAAGACCGCATCTCAGCTTCGCAAGGAGATCGAATCCGAAGCTCGTGAACTGGGCTTGTCTTTGGTAGCTTTGGGGAATCGCGATGACGAAGACGTCGAAGAAAGCAACAAAGAAACCGCTCACTAGTATGTCGTACAATAAGCACGGACATGCTTATTGGCATCGGCGTCGTATTGCTGACGAGGAACGCTCTAAAGCAGACGCGTGGTACAATCAGCGTGCTGTAGATCCACGTGTTGAGGGTGACGGACGATTGTATCCAATCATTGATGAGGAGTAGAAGGTGACACTTCTTGCAAGTGACATAACAGCGCATGTGGTTGAATTGCGGCAGTATTTCAGCCCTATGTTGATGCGCTCACTGGGCAGTACATACAAACAGATTTCTACGGAATTGAATATCCCAATTGGGACAGTTCGATCGCGTATTCATCGCGGTACCAAGATTTTGAATATCCTTGTCGAGAAAAGTGAAACATGAAAAAAGAAGATCAGTTCGTTTACAAGCGTATGTCTGCTCCTGTGAAGTTTTACAGCCGTGATCGTGGGTATGGCTTCTGTAAGGGAGCAAGCCGACACGACCAAGATATCTTCTTTAGCTCTAAGAATCTTGAAAGAGCTGGCATCAGTAATGTCAAAGAAGATGACATGCTTGAGTTTGACCTCATGCCTGTTCCTGGCAAGGGCGGCAAGGCAATAAACATCAAATTGGTGAAGTAGGATGACTCCTGAACTCAAACGACTGCTTGACGAGTCAAGAAAGCTTGTTGAGGCTATGACTCCCGAACAAAAAGAAGCCATGTACAAAGCTCAATCAGAGTCGTGGGTTCGGGGTGAGATGGGCTGGCCAAAGCCAAAGTTCAAGTATGTTAATGGGGTCAAGGTTTATGAGTCCAAAGAGGATTATTGGAATGACTAAGGTCACAGTTGATTTAGCCGACCTTGAAACCCTTGTATTCGCGACGGGAGTTATCAAGCAGATAGAGGGGCAACTTGCAGCTTACAAGAACGATCCTTTTGTCAAGCCTCATTTGAACTACACGTCAGCTATAAACAATCTTGTTACCGCAATGAACTCAGCAAAGCGTGGTTCTGCGGATACTGTTATAAACTGGAACGATCCCATATCTAAGTTTGATGAGGCTGTTTTGCAGCATTTTGAGGGAGCTACTGCTCTTGGACTTGAAATTCAAACTGGTGACATGCGAAAAGGGACTGTCAGTAAAGAATTTCAAGAGTCTGTGGATAACCTTGTCTGCAAAGGCTACCTTGAAAAGGGTCAATCTGTTGAGGGTGCTATTTGGTCGAGCAGCACGACACCTGAACTTCGACCACTTCCAGTCTATAGAGCGCGTATTACCAAACGCGGAATAGATAAGCTCAATGAAAACAGATCGTAGAAAGTTTCTGGCGCTGTTGGGGATTGGAGCAGCAAGTGCCCCGCTTGCTGCAAAGGCCGCTTTAGATGAAGAGGTTGTCAAACAAGTTGGTTTGAACACAACTTCTTTTGTTGGTGGAGCGCCTTCAATGTCAGGGCTGGGGAATTCAGCTCCTATGAGCGCTCCAACTTCAAGTATGAGCTACCAGCAAGCTTTGAATAAGTCATCAGCCTATGTAAAGTTGATGGGATTGCCTAAAGGTCTTGAAAAGGAATTTAGGCAACGCGCGCAGTATATCCATGCGCTTGATCCTGACATTGCTGTGAAGCGGTCATGGTCGATGTCTGTTAAGTTGATGACTCAACGAGAGCGTAACTATCAACGACAAATTGAAGCGTTACATAGTACAGCGGACTACTACAATCTGAGAGACAAGCTGGCACAATTGCTTGGCTTCCAATGGCCGCATTAGACTTCTTTGACCCCAATACTTGGGAGTTTGAAGATTATGAATATCGCGTTTATGCAGACAACAATGCCAACGATTATGCTGTTGTCGATGAAGTCGATTACCAGTTTCTAATACAATGGTGCTGGAAGCTCAAACAATCTCGTGTTCACAAAGGTACTAAGAAACCCAAGATTTATCTAGCACGATCAGATTCTGAGTTTCTAGGTGCTGATGAATACATTGATGGAAAACGTATCCGTAATCGTATAACGCGGACAGTTTATCTCCATACCGTTGTGATGGAGAGGACAGGCATCCCCAAGCCTAAGACTAACAAACAAATCATTGTAGATCATGCAGATGGCGATGGATTTAACTGTCGTCGTTCTAATCTGCGTTGGGCGACTATTTCGTTCAATAATAAGAACAGGTTTGGGGTACTAGAAAAAGAGTTCTTCGATGTTTCTGGAATTTTATGAACCTGTCCCTGTCGACACGCCTTTAGGTACAGGGAGAGCTCTTTTTGTAGAGCGAACTCCTCATGATACGCTTTGGACTGTCGCAATGGATGACAACCAAGCTTTAGTTACTTTCTGTCAAAACAAATTGAGGATCTGCCGCAGCTATACGCAGGAGCGCGGAATATCTGATGCTCAGATGCGTCGGATTATCAGAAGAAAGAAGAAGAAATGAAACATCAACAAAAGACTTGGCGTGTTCGCGTAATGCGTCGACTTGAGGATTGGATTGATGTCAAGGCGGAGACAGCTGAGCAAGCTGAAAAGGAAGCAGCTACACGACCGGGGGTTGTTGGTGTCTTTACAGGATCAACGGTTTCGGGAGAGAAGCCATTGGGACTTTCTTTCAATCCAAGTATAGAGGATGACGACGAATGATTGATATGCAGCCTGTTAAATCGAGTAGTATCAAAGAAATTGGATACGATCCTAAAGAACGAACTCTAGCGGTTGCTTTTTCTGATGGTTCTTTGTATCATTATGCAGACATTGACCGCTCTACATTTGACGAACTTGCTGGAGCCAAATCCGTTGGTGGCTATCTGCATTCGGGTATCATAGGGGTGTACAAGCACACAAAAATGCCATCGGATTAAGTGTCCAAGACAAACGCTGCCGTTCTCGATTTAGGTCAGAATTATTTCAAGGATGCGCCACCCGCTTCTCCTGTGGGTGGCGATATTGTTGTTTCGACGGATACTCCTGAAGCTGTTCAGTTCGACGTATCTACGAATACAACACAAATAGCGTTGCCTGATGGTGACGTTGTTATTTCGATGGGTCCTCCGCAGCCCAAGAAAAAAGATTCCAAGTTTGAAGATAACCTAGCTGACTTGTTAGATGAGAGTCAGCTTTCTGTGATTGCTGAGAAACTCCTCCTTGGTATCGACAGTGACATCCAATCGCGTGCTGGTTGGCTTGAAAACGTTACTAACAGCATTTCCCTTCTTGGTTTGGAAGTTAAACAGCCGCGTGGCGCAACAGTAGCCGGAGCAACGCCATCAGAAGGCGTATCAACGGTTGATCACCCTCTCTTGCTGGAAGCTGTACTGCGATTTCAAGCCAATGCTCGCGGCGAGCTCTTGCCATCAGATGGCCCTGTAAAGATTCGCAATGATGGTGAATCCAATGCGCTGTCGTCTAAGCTGGCGGATGCTCTTGAGAAAGATCTCAACTACTACTTGACAAAGGTTGCAAAAGAGTACGTCCCTGATACCGACCGCATGTTGTTGATGCTGGGATTCTCGGGCATCTCTTTCAAGAAAGGGTATCACCACCCGCTAAAGCGTCGTCCTGTTATTGAGTCAATTGACTCAAAAGATCTGATTGTTAGCAATGCTGCGACAACTCTTGACGGTGCGGTCCGTGTTACTCATCGCGTTTTAATGAAGCCTTCAGACTTCAAGCGAATGCAACTTGTTGGAGCCTATCGAAATATTGATTTACAAGCTCCAGGATTGCCAATGTCACCCAATCCTGTTGATGCTAAGATTCAACAAGTTCAAGGCATCGCGCCGCCAAGTTACGTTGAGCCTGACGATCAAGATCGTGAACTCTATGAGTGCTATTGCGAAATTGAAGTTCCTGGTTTTGAGCATACCTACAAGGGCAATCAGACAGGACTGCCCCTTCCTTATAAGGTAACAATTGATCGTGAAGCGCGACGCATTCTTGAAATTCGTCGTAATTGGGAAGAAGACGATCCGCTATGTATGGCACGCAATCGTATCATTGCGTATATCTTCATTCCTGGATTGGGCTTCTATGGAATTGGTCTTGTAAACATCCTTGGTAACGCAACTAAGGCTGTGACGGCAGCTTGGCGCTTGATGATTGACGCGGGAATGTTCTCGAACTTCCCGGGGTTCTTGTATGTCAAGTCGCTTCAGAAACAACTTACCAACCAGTTCAGAGTTCCTCCCGGTGGAGGTATGCCGGTTGATACGGTCGGAGGTGATATCCGCGCTTCGATCATGCCGCTACCTTACAAAGATCCGTCTGCAGTCTTTATCCAGCTGATTGAGAATATCGCTCAGACTGCTCAGCGCGTAGGAGGTACAACCGAACTACAAGTTGGTGAAGGTAAGCAAGACGCTCCCGTTGGCACCACGCTTGCTATGATTGAGCAAGCGACAAAGTTGATTTCAGCTGTTCACAAACGTTTGCACCAAGCACAGGGTCAAGAGTTTGAAATGCTCAAGAGCATGTTGATGGAAGATCCATCTGCTCTATGGCGACATAACAAGAAGAGTAAAGTTCTCGGGATACTAATTCAAGAAGCTGGTTTAGAATCTGTTGCGGCTGCTTTGGCTGAGGGTGAGCGTCGTCACATTGAGCTATTCCTTGCTGCATTGAGCGATACCGACCTTACGCCGCGTGCTGACCCAAATACAAGTAGCCAGACCGAGCGTTATCTCAAAGTTGTTGCTATGCGTCAAATGGCGATGAGCAACCCTATGGGGATGGACCTCAATGAGGTTGATAAACGCGCTCTGTCAGTTATGGGCATTGACGATCCTGATAGTTTGTTTAAGCCGCCTGTGCCTGCTGGAGCAGCACCTCCGAATCCACAAGCGATTTCAGCGCAAGCCAACGTAATGTCGGCGCAAGCTCGTATGGCGGACAGCCAAAACAAGGCTCGCGAGACCGGACTCAAGGCTCAAAAAGATCTTCAAGAAATGCAGATGAAGAGCGAAGAGCTCGACGCCCGCAAGAACATCGCAGCTTTGGGTGTCGCGCGTGCTATGGTTGTTCACAACGATCAGCACGGATTGGCTTTGGATCAATCCAATCAAGAGAATCTGCATCGTCATCTGGATCGTGACGCAGCATCGAAACAACAGTCACAAGAGCGTGCTCAAGGTGTTGCACTTGCAAAAGTGAACAGTATCGCTAATAGTATACAAGCTCAAGGTGTTGCACAGCAGAAAACACAAGCGGACTTGTTGAATAAAGAACATGAGGCGCAGTCAGAGGAACGTCAACGCGAGCATGAACTCAAGCTTGAAAAGATGAGATTGCAGCGTCAATCGCGTGCTTCTGCACAAAAAAGCAAGGCTGCTCAGCCGAAAGCAAAAGCGAAACCTCAAGCTAAGAAGAAGTGAGCATCGGGATATTGAGTACAACTGGATAGTAGAATATGGCACACCCACTAAAGCGCGATGCTTCTGACGCCCACAATTCAAAGCTACGTCGTATGACGCGACACTATGGTTCGGCGTCAGGTCCGGCAAACAACCGACTAGCGCCAATGGAAAATCTCAAGGACGAGGGTCCTGAAGATCACGTTGGTTTCGGTGCAGACTATGCTGCTGCAACAGCTCGCAGCGATAAGCCGGCACGTCGTGCTGTTGTAGCTAATCCAGTTGCTACCTATAAGAAGGGTGGGAAGATCAAGCCTGTTGAGATTGCTACACGTGCTCGTGGCGGCCGTCTCAAGGGGAAGGGCAAGGGATCTACCCACGTCAACGTAATTGTTGCTCCGCAAGGCGCACAACAGCCGCCAGCTGGACCGGCAAATCCACAATTGGCTGCTTTGGCTGCTGCGGCAGGTCCAAAGCCTCCGATGCCGCCAGGACCGCCTCCGGGAGCTCCTCCGATGGGAGCAGGTGCACCTCCAATGATGCCGCGCAAACGCGGTGGACGTGCTAACCATCCTGATGAAGCACAAGATAAGCAGTTGATCCATCGTGTGCTCAAGCAAGAAGGTCTTGAGCGCGAGCGTGCTCGCGGTGGCATGGTTGATATTTCTTCTGTTAAGTCAGGAGCAGAGAGTGGTCCGGGACGTCTTGAAAAGGCTTCTCTGCACCGCCGTCATAAGAAAGACATGAAGCCACAGGCCATTTAAGGTTTACCAATGGCTGACTACCGGATCGTTGATCCTTTCTTCAACCAGTTATACAAAAGACTGGCTGAAGAACTAGAGAAGAGGAGGTTCGCTGTAGCAGATGGGAATTCTTTGACGCATGGCTCTAACGGAGTTTTGAACGTCGAAGCAACTGCTATGCGATACAATTCGGATGTCTCGTACATTCGAGCGTTGCAAGACATCATCGAAATCGGGATGTCTATCGATAAAGAAATATACGGTTCACAGAAACCAATTGACGGAGACGATTAATGCCAGCGATGCTGATGGCGCATGAAGACGATCCTGCCAAGACCATTACGGACAAAATTGGCAGTCTTGACGATTTTACGATCTTTGGAAACCATGTTCTGATTGGCATATACGAACGCCCCAATAAGACAAAGTCGGGTGTTTACTTGTCAGATCAGACTCGGAATGAGGATCGATATCAAGGAAAAGCAGGACTCGTCCTTAAGAAGGGTCCTACAGCATTCGTTTCTGACTCTAATTATGATTTCAAAGGGCAGAACGCTGAAGTTGGCGAATGGGTCGCCATCTTTGTTAGTGACGGTCGCCAGATCGTTATTAACGGACAGCTTTGCCGGTTGGTGGAAGATCAGTATATTCGTTTGAAGATGCCAGCTCCGGACGTTGTTTACTAACCAATGGAACATAGGAGCTTACAATGGCTAAAGATGATGACAGCATCTCCGTTCAAGTCGATGATCTTGATACGGTACAAGTTCAAGTAGACGGTAATCCTGTCGATCCGGCAGGAGGACAGGCTGCTGTAGCAGCACCGCCAGCTGCGGAAGTAGAACCAAAGCCCAAGACAACTCGCAAGCGCGTTTCTCCTGAACCTGATGTTGAAGCAGCTACACCGAGCACGACTCCCGACAAGGCGCTTGAAGAGGCTATTGCTCAGGCCAAGAGGTCTGATGAAGCGCGCGTCGCTGCCGAAGCGACCGCAGCCGCAGAACGAACCCGCGCCGAACAAGCTGAACGTGACCGACAGCGAGCAATAAAGGAAGCGGAAGACTCAGCACAGCGCGCTGCTAACACCGAGCTTACGATGATCGATAGCAGTCTTGAAGCTGCTAATCGTGAGCTTGAGGCACAGCGGGACGCTTATACTCGCGCTGCGGAAGCGGGCGAATTCTCAAAGATGGCAGACATCCAGATCAAGATGTCAAAGGCCGCTGCGGCTATTGACCGTCTTGAAGATGCAAAGTCTGCTTTTGAATCGGGAGCTCGTCAGACTGCTACCCATACTGCTGAACCACAACCTGTAGCATCTCAGACAGAACGTTTCTTGTCTCAGTTTGCTCCACAAGCTCAGAATTGGCTTCGGATGCATCTTGATTGTTTGCCTCCTGAGCAGGGTGGCGACTCTGTCAAGCACAATAAGATGATGCAAGGGCATTACGCAGCTATTGCATCAGGAACCCAACTCAATACTCCTGATTACTTCCGTATTATTGAGGAGCATGTTGGTGTTCGTCAGCCTGTTTCTGCTGCGGCTGCTGTTACCCCTGCCACAGCACCTCTTGTTGAACCTCCGGCAGAGCCAACTCGTGCTGCTCCTGCGGTTGCTGCTCCTGTTTCTCGTGATGCTCCTTCTGCATCGGGAACTCCAGCCGCTCGCAACATCCGCGAAGTTCGCTTGACCCGCGATCAGCAAGAGATGGCGAAGGTTTCTTTCCCACATTTGCCTGAACAACAGGCTTACGGAATGTACGCGCGCAACCTGCTTGAGCTTGAAGCCGAAGGCAAGCTCGGCCGTACGTCGCACTAAGGAGATAGATGATGTCACGAGTAGGTACGCGTGTTCAGATTGAAGATGATGCAGAAACAGCTACTCCACGCGAGGCTGTGCATCAGCGTCGGGGCGCGGCGGATCGGTCTGCTGCTCATGTAGAGGAGCATGACGCTCCGCGTCAACGCACACGTCGACGCAAAGCTACGGTAAACGAGGATGTGTTTTTCATTCCTTTGGACGAAATCCCTGAGGGAAGTGAGTACGAGTGGAAGCGTTGGTCGGTATCCGGTCAACATGATCCTTTCTATATCGCGCAAATGCGGGAACAGGGCTGGGAACCGGTCAATCCCAAGCGACATCCTAATTGGGTTCCTCCAGGATATGTTGAGCCCAATATCATCAAGAACGGCATGATCTTGATGGAGCGTCCGAAGGAGCTTTCAGAAGAAGCTCGTCGTGAAATTCGTCAGTTGTCGCGCCGTCAGGTGCGGGAAGCTGAACAGCGCCTTGGTAAGTCTGAAGCCAACGAGCTCCAGCGTACTAAACCGACGCTGATCAAGGAAATGATGCGTCCGGTCACTATCGAGGATTGATCGATGGGTGCTCTCTACTCACGTTGTGATTTACAACAGCAACTAGAGTACGCAAAAACAACAAACAATAGCGCTCAGGAAAACTTTATCCGAGCGCTATTGGCGTTGCTAGGCCAAGAAGAAAAGCAAGAGGATGATGATGTCAGGAAGCATCGTAGTCAGTAATTATACAGACTCCCCGATTGAAGTTTCAACTATTCCTGACAAGGCTGCGGAAGATTCCAAGTCTAGTGATATTCTCGTTCATACAATTCGGCCCAAAGATAGCTACGTATTCTTTCTATCACGGGTAGATTCCCTACATTGGGAAAAGAAGAAGTAGAATGCTCACTGTGAAAGAAGAGCGTCAAAAGCCCAAAGAAAACTCCTATGATGCTAACCATCGTCCTGTTGCGACGTGGATTACGCATCAGGACTACGCTCTTCTTGACAAACTAGCCAAAAGTAACAAAGTCAAAATATCAGTTTATTTACGAGCAATAATTGTGGATGCTCTTGCTGATGAGCAATTGAGTTCCACAAACTTGAAAGACTAGTTTAATCTACAAGATACAATATTCTTGCGTATTTGTAGAACCCGCCTTAATTTCCCTAGAAGTTGTTACCAACGTGTCACGCAGACATTGTTGAAGAGGATAGAACTCAATAGAGTTCAACTCCTACTAGGAAGGCTTCCCGCGCTGGGATTTGAGCCGCCGCCCTAATCTCGTACAATCGTCTTCTACCGCGGTTTGCGGTAGCTTAACAGAGGTTAGCAGAGGTATTCTTTATGGCTAACGTTATCGGTCCTTTCGGATTTGCGCAGATGGGAACGGCATCAGGTATGCCGAACTTTGCGCAAGGACACAACCCACCTTACCGAATCGCATCTACCTATGCTACACCGATCTTTTTTGGTGACGCTGTCCGTTATTGGATTACGGGCGACACTGGAACGTCATCGGCAGGCTATATCATTCAGTGGACGACCGGTGATGGATCAGCCACCAAGCAATTGGTAGGTATCTTCCTCGGTTGCTCGTATTACTCAACCAGCCAGCGCAAGATGGTTTGGAGTAATTACTGGCCAGGCGCTGATGCAACGGGTGACGTTAACGCATTCATTTGCGACGATCCCAATTCTGAGTGGAAGGTTCAGTGTAACACAGCTGTTAACAATGGACCCGGAACTCAGGGCTTCGGAGTAGACATTGCTTCTACACCGTCAGGAAATACCGTAACAGGCATTTCTGGTATGTCACTCACAACCGCAGCCGCAGCTTCTGCCGCAACGCTTCCATTCAAGATTGTCAGCATGGTAACCACTCCGCCGACATCCAATGGAACGGATTCAGCATCGGCTGGCAACTATGTGATTGTTTCTTTTAACAATCAGATTTTCAAGACACAGACCGGAGTATAACAAGTCATGGCAATTAACGTCGCAGCAATTCGTGACTTGCTACTCCCGGGCCTTCGCGGCGTCACTGGTGAGTACAAGCAATGGCCGGCTATCTGGCCAAAGCTTTTCGACCAAGGCAAGTCGGAAATGGCACAGGAACGCACCGCTTCGATGCGCTTCCTGCCACTCGCTCAGCTTAAGACTGATGGCGGTCAGACCGCTTTCGATAACAGCTCGGGTGAAGCCTTCGTCTACAACCAGTTGCACACTGGTATCGGACTTGGTTACGCGATTACGCGTAACACCATTTCGGACAACCTGTACAAGGCACAGTTCCGTCCTTCCAATCTTGGACTTCAGCGTTCGTTCGCACAGACCAAGGAAATCTACGCAGCGGCCGTATTCAACAATGCGGGTGTCTACGATAGCACGGTCGGCGGAGACGGTGTATCCTTGCTGAATGCAGCGCACCCACTGCCTGCTGGTGGTTCGGGGCCTGCAAGCTGGTCGAACACACCTACCGTCGCAGTTGACTTGAACGAGTCAACTCTTTTGAACGGTATGATTTCGATCCAGACCGGGATGTACGACAACGCTGGTCTTCGCATGATGGCAACGGGTAAGACCCTTGTTATCCATCCGAACAACGAACCTGTCGCTCTTCGTCTGCTCCGCGCGGAACTTCGTCCGGGTACGGCAATGAACGACCCGAACGTTATCCCGTCGGTCGCGGGTGGTATCACCGATTATGTGAAGGACGTGTTCTTCACCAACCCATTCGCGTGGTATATCAAGACCGACCAGCCGGGTCTGCTTTATCTTGAGCGTGAGCCTTTCGAAATCGACATGCAAGTCGACTTCACCACGGACAACTTGCTTGTCAAGGCTTGGGAACGTTATAGCTTCAACTATAACGATCCGCGTTCACTGTGGGGCTCGCAGCCAACAAGCTAAGCGTCCAAAGTCTCCCAACGGGACGCCTAAACTCTCTGAGAGAGCTTCCTCCACTCTCTCAGAGTTTTTTGGGAAGCTAGTAAACACAGGGTTTGAAACGTGTCAAACATCTCAACTACCAACCTTCCCTCAGGTCAGACCAACGCTCAGCTGAATACAGTGCTGTCAACGTACGGCGCAAATGACCCCACTGTATTTCACCAGTACTTCAACGATTTCGATACTTATACCGCAGGTGATTGGACAAACACCGCGACAGGGTCGGTTACAAACTCAATCGTTGCGGGAGACGGCGGGATCTTGTCGCTTGCAAACTCCGCAGCAAACAACGATCTTGACTCATTGCAGCTAACCGCTGCAACTTTCCAGATTGTACAAGGTCAGCAAGCTTGGTTCAAAGCACGCTTCAATGTGTCCAATGCGACCAACGCTGCTTTGATTGTAGGTCTTATCCAGACCACAACCACACCACTTACCGTTACAAACGGTGTATACTTCCGTAAGAGTGCAGCAAGCACGACTTTGAATATGCTGACCACTGCCGCGTCAACAACGACAACTGTCGCAGCGGGAACGATGGCCAATACAACCTATGTTAGTGTTGGTTGGTGGTACGATGGCATCACGGGTGTTCGCGGATTCTTGAATGGCAATCCTATTGGAATGTCAACAACGAACATTCCTTTCGCTACAAACCTGAACCTTACTCTTGCTGTAGCAAACGGTACGGGTGCAACGAATACTTTGCTAGTTGATAACGTTTTCTGCTCAACAGAACGCACGTCAGCTCAATCTGTATAATCTGATTAGTAGCAGATTCTGCTCTACTAACCGAGCCCACGGATCCGGGTAGACAAGGAATACAATATGTCAAGAGCTCGACATAAGATGCGTGCCAGCGGCGGCGGACTTTCTTCTGAGCCAAAGTGGAACGCTGGTGGCGATCAGAACGCGGCCAAGGAAGCAGAAGAGAAGAAGAAGGGCGGTCGCGTACACGCTAAGGCTGAAGGCGACAAGGCCAAGGATCGTGCTGACAAGCGTGCTCGTGGCGGCCATGTCAAGAAGAAGGACGCTGAACGCAAGGACGGCGGCGCTGTGGAAGAGCGCAAGCGCGGCGGTTCAGTCGATGGCGATGCTGTCCACAAAAGCGTCAAGCAGCACAGTATGCTTCACAAGGGACGTGCTCGTGGCGGTCGCATCGGCGCTAACCTCACTCCGCTCTCAACTGCTGCTCGTGTAAAGCACACGACACCGGGTGAGACTCCTGAGGAAGGCGTTCTCGACGAAGCTAAGAGCAATAAGTCCATCAAGGGATAATTCCCGATGGCTGTGCTATCGTCTACAGCTAGGAAGCGTCTTTCCAAGAACGAGTTTGTGTTCCCAAAAGAACGCAAGTATCCGATTGAAGACGCTTCCCATGCACGCAACGCACTAGCACGCGCTTCCCAGAATCTTGGGCCGGAAGGCGTATCCAAGGTCAAAGCTGCTGTAAAGCGTCGATATCCCAATATTCAAGTAGAGGGCGATGCTGCCGGGTCACGCTCGGATAAGGCTCATCGCCGTTAAGAATGGCAACAACAGCAGCAACATCAGTCGTCTTTACAAAGACCTTGCCAGCATCTAGTGCTACCAGCATTGCTGCGAGCCAGTCGCCTGGCGCAGGCGCCATCTTAATCAACGGTTCTGCTGTTGTAAACGGTGTCGCTGTTCTTGATACTTATGACGAGTTGACCAATTCCGAGCCGGGTATCAATGTCATAATCACATCTGGTGGTGATGACTCTAGTATCACATTCACTGTTTATGGCACCAACTCAAGTGGACAGACAGTATCGGATACATTTGCTGGCGCTAATGTAGGTGCAGCAACTTCAAACATTAGCTTTGTTACGGTAAATCGCGTTACGCATACAGGCTCTGTTGCAGGTACGGTGACTGTAGGAACGACATCAAGCGGAGCGTCACGCTGGATCACTTGGGATTACTTGGGTGAACCTCCCTTCAATCTGTCGTACTTCGTCCAAGTGGTTGGGACAATTAACTATACTGTTCAATACACTTTTGACGATCCCAACAATCTTCCTCCTGGAGTTACAACTCCGTTCCCAATCAACACGATTGTGGCTAACGCTACAGCTAATCAAGACAGCACAATCTCGACCCCGATCATTGCTACCCGAGTTGTAATCAATTCAGGAAATGGCATGGTCAGGCCTCGATTCATCCAAGTCGGCATCGGCTAAGCTGCTATGAGTACCTCTGGTACTTATTCGTTCAATCCCCCTATCGGAATGCTGACTCTCAACGCGTTCTCGCGTTGTCAGATCAAGCGGACTGAAATTCTTGCGGAGCATATGGAGAATGCTTGGATGGAGTCGAACCTCCTTCAAGCTTCTTGGGGTGCTGACGGCATCACATGGTGGACGGTTGAGCTGGTATCGCAGCCTTTGACTGCGGGACAGTCGACTTATACGGTTCCAGCCAATGTCGTTTCTGTCTTGGATGTTTACATTAACAATGGATCATCCAATCGACTGATCTTCCCATTTTCGCGTACCGACTACGCAAGCCTTGCTAATCCTGATACCCAAGGTTTCCCAACAACGTTTTGGTGGAACCGCATCATCCCGCCTACTATTACGCTGTGGCCTGTACCCGACAACACAGCTATGTACACGATGAACTACTACGTGTACAATCAGATACAAGATGCGACAATTCGACAGGCCGGTAATGCGAACGTGCCTTATTTCTGGTTAGATGCGTATACAGCAGATTT